GATAGATTTAAGGTTCTAATTGATACTACTACTACAACACAGGCTGATATTGAGAATAACACAATTAGAGGAAAGATATTCTTGCAACCTACAAGAACAGCAGAATTTGTTGCACTTGACTTTGTGGTAACAAATGCTGGCACAGAAGTATGAATTGGAAGAAAAGTAAAATAACAAGATAGTTATATATGGAAAACACTTTAGGAGAATTAGAAAATGGCTGAAACACTGTCCGTCACAGACATGCTTCCCAATAAATTTGAGCCGAAAAGACAATTTCGGTGGGTTTTTGCTATCGAAGGAATTGATTCATTCCTGATGAAGACAGCAAACAGGCCGCAGATGTCTATTGAATCTCTTGAGATTCCTTTTATCAACTCTAAGAGATATCTGGCAGGTCGAATGACATTTCAGACTATGGGAATAACACTTCACGACCCCATAGCGCCCTCTGGTGCTCAGCAGGTCATGGAGTGGATTAGAACAACTTATGAATCAGTCTCTGGTAGGGCTGGATATGCAGATTTCTATAAAAGAGATTGTCAGATCAAGCTTCTGGATCCAATCGGGACTGTTGTAGAGCTTTGGGATATCAAGGGTGCATTTATTACTGATGCTAACTTTAACTCTCTGACATACGAAAATGATTCTAATCCGGTTGATATCTCTTTGACACTTCGTTTTGACAACTGTGTATTGCAGTACTGATCACTAGATTATTTATAGAATACATTAGCCCACCTAGCGGTGGGCTGATCTATTTCTAATTTTAGATGATGTATTTACTTCTGTTTGCTGAGAGTTAATATTTAAAAGGACACAGGAGTGTAAGTTGGCTAACAGAAAAAAGAGAAATGAGATCTTTACATCAGACGCTGCGAAGGATATGATTCCAAAAAGCAATGTCATGAAAGATGATTTCAACTGGGAGGTCCCAGTCGAAGCTGTACCACTTCCCTCAGAGGGTAAGATATATCCAAAATCACACCCTCTCCATGGCAAGAAGCTTGTTGAAATTAAGGCAATGACAGCCAAAGAAGAGGATATTCTTGCATCCAGGGCGTTGATTCAACAGGGAACAGTCATCAGTCATCTAATAGAGTCATGTGTAATTGACTCTGGGATAGATATAGACAGTATGATTCTGGGAGATAGAAATGCACTTATGGTTGCAATTAGAATTACTGGATACGGTTCAGGATATACAGCTGAAGTCTCTTGTCAAGAGTGTTCAAAAAAGTCTGAACAGAGATTTAATCTTGCTGAGCTAGAGATAAATAGGCTTTCTATAAATCCATCTACTCCTGGTGCTAATGAATTCTCATTTAAGCTTCCAGTAACAGGAAAGACAGTTAATTTTAAATTTCTAACAGGTCAAGATGATTACGACATGAATGTTGAGGCAAGCAGAAAAAAGAAGATGATGCCTGGAATGAAGCTTGAATCTAGAATTACATCTAAATTATCAAAGCATATTGTCTCTATCGACGGAATGACAGATAGAAACAAGATAGGAATGTTTGCTAGCAACATGCCTGCTCAGGATTCTAGAAAGCTAAGACAGTATATTGGAGAACATGAGCCTGGAATTGACATGTCATCATGGATGTCTTGCCCGCATTGCGGCGAGGACACGGAGGTAAACCTGCCCTTAGGGGCCAGCTTTTTTTGGCCATCGGACTAGCTGGAGAGAAGAGTATCTTGAGCAGTGTTTCTTTCTTATGAAGAACCTGGGAATGAGAATTGATGAGATATATAGTCTCCCTGTTACCTACAGGCTTTGGTTTATAGATAAGATTATTGAAGGCTTCAAATCTAAGGAAAGTGCTTCTAGAAACACAAGCAGAGGCTCTAGAGCTACACAGACCCTTGATGTTCCATTCGGTGAGATGGGCAAGGGTTTGGGTGGATCTTAGTTAGCGTAATACTTATTCTGAGAGGTCGTGTTTTATGGGTAGTTTTGGTGATCAGTTAAGGATTATTGCGGGAATCGAAGACAGTCTAGTAAGCATTGCGCAGGCTCTTAGAGAGCAGGCTGGCTTACATGCCCTTATCGCTAATTCGATGCAAGATGTCTCGTCTGATGCAGATGAAACGTCTGACGGTCTAAGAAGACTAACAGAGCAGAGCGGTAGAGCTGCCAACTCGTGGACACACGATCAGCAAACAATTGTTCGAGCAACTGGCGCAGCAGCAACAGCAACAACAGCTTCCCAGAGCAAAATGACCAAAGGCCTAGATGACATGATTGACAAGGTCGGAGAGTGGTCTGGCAGGTATCGTGATCTATATAGGGGAATTCAAGAGTTCTTCGGCGGCGGAATGCGTCTGACAGGTGAATATTATGATGATATGAACGAGCAGTCGAAACTCCTTATTGATACAACCACATACATGGTTCAACAGTTTAGCGCCCCACAGGACCAGCTTGAGAAGATGTATGGCGACGATAATAACTTAGGCTTACAGGCGATATTTGAGGATGAGGCTGAGGCCTTGTCATATTTTGAAGCTGTCCTGCAGAGATCAGTCAATACCTATGCGGCCATCGAGATGACCCGCACAAAAGCTGGTCGTGAACAAGTTCGAGACATGGCTCTGCTTGCCAAGGGCATGGGCTATTCGGCAGACCAGGCAAGCACGTTTGTTCAAAGGCAGATCTCTCTAACCGGAGAAGCTAACATTGAGATGCTGGAGGATGCTGCAACTGCCTCAGCTGCAATAGCCAGAGAGTTTGGGATACCTCAAAAGCAGATCTCTAGGGGTCTTGAGGAGATCATAGCAAGCACAGAGAGATTTGGAAATGTCATGCCTGAGGAGGCAGCACGAATATCAGCTTCTTTGTATAAGATGGGTCTAGACTTTCAAGATCTAGAGCGGTCTGTTGGTCAGTTTCAAAGTTTTGAAAGCGCTGCTTCGGCTGTTGGAAATCTAACATCTGTCTTTGGTATCAACATGGATGCCATGGAGATGATGATGCTGGCTAATGAGGATCAGGAGCAGTTCTTGGGTCGAATGAGGTCATCGTTCCTTGATGCGGGTGTCAGTGTTGACACCCTAAATCTGGCTCAGAAGCAGTTGATTAGAGATCAGCTTGGTCTTTCATCAGTTGAATCTGTAGAGAGGCTGCTGGGACCGCTTGGTGCTGCCACTGAAGAGATTGACAGAATGCAGCAAGCCCAGGAGGGTGTGGGCCCCGAAGGTTTCGAAGCTGTCAGGCGAGATGTTCTTCTTCTGGCAGATGCAACAGAGGCTCAAAGTGATGAGATTAGAGATTCCCTTCGCCGAGCATTTGGTGCAGGCATGGTCCAAGAGCTTGTCGACTTTGATAGACAGATCGGAATCACTGGCCAGGTTATCCGTCAGGAGCTTGGAGAGGAAACTTTTCTTGCTCTTGGTGCCGGAGCTGAAACGCTTGAGAGACTTCTCGGCGTGTCTCCAGACACCTTCCTTGGGCAGCTAGGCGGTCTTATTGAGGGTCTGGGCAGAGCAATTGCAACAGCAATCGAGGCTGGATTCGGTGCAATCAATGATATCATAGGGGGACTGGGATTACCCGCAATCCCAGGTGTCTCTTCTCTTGGCAATGAATACATTGATTCACTTGAGCATACACTTGACAGTGCAGACACAGCTATAGCAGATCACTATGATACATGGTCTGAATCTGCTGAGGGTAATCGAGCTACATCACTGACATCTCCCTACACAAGGGACCACGGTCAGTATCTAGAATCAATGCTATACATCACTAGAGAAAGCGAGACTGCGACTCAGCAGTTGATGGATCACTTTGCTGATGCAGATAGGGGCTTAGGCAGTCTTACACAGAGACAGATGGATGGATCTCTTGCTCGGGGTAGGTGGCTACAACGCACTGCCCAGGAGTACATCAGACTTGGCGATATAACTGACGAAGGCCTTAGACATCTATTTGGCGGAGCTGCTGTTCGATCGGGATTTGCTCAAGAACAATTTGACCGCATGCTGACTATGGATTCAGCCCAGGAGCGGGCTACAGCGGTTGCAGATCTTGTAACAAGGAGAACACTGGAAGGATTTAATGGAGGCAGGGCTCTTGTCCCGGAAGGTGGAGATGCTGTAGCAGGCGGCGAAGGGGGCACAGCTGAAGGCGGAGGTCGCGGTACCGCCGGGTCAGATCGTGATCCATCAGTTCAAGTCAACCTTGTTGTCGATGGTAATACTCTTGCTAGCGCCCTCTTTACACCCGGGAGCAATGGTCTTTTGCCACGAATCATGGAGGGCATCCTGAGAGAGGGAGCAGGTCCAGACGGTGAGACAGTTCAAACGAGAAGATCCTGATAATGGAATATAGCCAATGAGTTTAAAAGATAAGACACTTTCTAGCCAGACATTTTTAGACTCTCTGGGCTCTCTTAGCGAAGAAGAGTCACAGTTTGTCCAAAAGGATGTTGGAGTATTTGCTGATGATCTACAGGAGATGATTTTTTTATTATCTTCTCACATTAGATCTCAACACGGTTCAGAAAGTCTAATTGAAGCTTTAAATGAACTTCTTTCTTCGAGGAGTGAAAATGTCTAGAGAAAAACTAAAGGACTTTCTTACCTCTGGAGGCGTGAGCTCAACTTCTGATAGATTGACATTTACATTGACAGATAGAGATGGCGACGGTATGATTGGCTATCGTGATGATCTTGCTGTTGATCCAGGAACAGGTGATAAGCTTCTAGATCTTGACAGTAGTTCTACTGGTCTATTGGGAGATTTTTTAAAGTTTATTGTTGATGATGCTAAGAATAACTTTAAGATCAATGGTGGAAATTTTGAAGCGCCTTCATCCAATCGTGGTGATTCACTGACACCTGCTGAGGTTCAAGGATCTGAAGATATTTTCGTTAGAGCTGGGACAGATATCGGTAGTGAGTTTAGTAGATACTCTAACAGCGGAAAGTTTGACGATACTTCAAAGACGCTGTCACAGATTATCAATAAGACAGGTCCTGACGACCAGAGCTCTCATCGATTGCTTTCCAGCATTCAGGGATCAGAAATTGATGAAACTGGAAAAACGCTAGCAGACACTTCTGATGAAGGGCAGAGTGATGCAACTAGGTCCGCGCAGCAGATCCTTATGAACTATAACAGATTCAATCCAGCTCCCAGCGGTAAGGCATACTCTCAGATCCCGATACATGAGGAGGATTTTGAGTCAGGCGTGAATGATTCAGGAACAGCAACATCTCAGCGTGACTTTGGAAGTTTTGATCCTGCAGGTGTTCAGATTGTTATGGATAAACTTAAAAGTGTTGGATCTTCACTTCTTTTAAAGGCTGCTGGATGGGATTCAGCTATAAACCCAGCTATGAGTGCTGATCCTGGTAATTTTGATTTTGACTCTGCTTCAAATCCTGATCCGGCTGATGGATCTAGAGGCATTGATTCCGAGACTTTGCGATCTAAAAACGCAGCCGGTGCACCTGAGATGCCGCTTGGAACTTCAACAAGAACTGGTCGGGGGGAATTCCTAAGCCTTTCTGACCTTTCACAGTCAACACCTTCGTATGGAACAACAACAACTTACGGAACACAGTTTAGCTCAGCTAATAATTCGATTCTTAGGGCACAGGCAGTGGGAGCCATCATAGCTATGATGGAAGCATGCCAGACTTTATTTGGACTAGTAGATGAGCTTGTAAAAAATAAAGAAGGTAGTGGACCGATTGCTGAGCTAGGTCGAGGCCCATACGCAATGGGAGAGTCAAATCCCTCACTAACAGCAAGATTTACACTGCTTCAAAGGCTTGTCCTTGTCAAGACAGAACATGACTATGTGAAATGTGCTAAAGCGGGTGTTAAGATATTCTTTTCTGATGGCGCTAAGTTTCAAGGAGGATCAACAGATACAAAAATATCAGATTATCAGCATGTGCAAGAGGCTCCTGGATTCTGGCTAGCGATTGCTCGTACAGTCATAAGATCAACTAGTACAATTAGGTCTGGAATTGATTCTGCACTTTCTAACTCGTTTGACTCTAGCTCAATTTCAAACTTAATAATGTCTTTGGGAAAATCTAAGATTATTGGATTTATGAATGTAGCAGCAACTGTAGGCGATTCAATGCTTAAGCTTACAGGAGGAAATCCTGATATCATGAACATAGCAGAGACATCAGGACCAAGAGATGTTGACTCTCTTCCTAACTCTCCTGCTACGAGAATAGCCAAGAGCAGAGCTGGCGATGGGGCGTCTGCTGTGTCGCTAGCGTGGAGAGGATCTTCAGTTCCTAGTATGTATACTCTTCCGACAAATGTTATAAATGCTGCAACCAAGATGGGAACAGTCTTTGCTGGTACAAATCCAGCTCGAGGAATGCTAGGTTCCAGACTCGTTACAAAGACTTATGTAGATCCAAATGCTGAAGGATACAATGCAAGAATAAGGGGAGACATAGTTGAAAGAATGGAAAACACACTTGATGCTGAGTATGTTCCATTTTATTTTCATGACCTAAGGACTAATGAGATAGTTGCTTTTCACGCATTTCTTAAAAATCTTACTGAAAGCTATTCAGCTCAGTACGGAGAGACAACAGGGTATGGTAGAATAGACCCAGTCCTGACGTATAATTCAACTAAGCGGTCTCTTAGCTTGACATTTGCTGTTGCTGCAACTTCTAAAGATGATTTTGATGAGATGTGGTGGAAGATTAATAAAATTATTACACTTATCTATCCACAGTGGACAGAGGGAATGAGAGTAGCAAACCCAAGCAATGATTCTACTTTTATTGTTCCATTTAGCCAGGTCTTAGGCGCTTCTCCGATGATAAGACTAAGAATCGGAGACGTTATTAAGAGCAACTATTCTAAGTTTAATCTAGCTAGACTTTTTGGAGTGGGAAATACAGACATTAATCCCAAGCCTATAAGCGAGAGTGATTCTCTTTTTTCTTCTGGTCTGGGATCTGGAAATGTCATGTCAGCTATTGATGGATTTTTAAATACATTATTCTATCTTAGCTTTGGAAGCCCAGTTTCACTTATTGACGGTTCAGGATTTTTAGCATCAGCTGGTCAGGCACTTCTATCAGAGATCTCTGTTAACGGGTTTGCCAATCCTGCGGGGGTAGCACTTACACTGAGAGCTCAGACAGATCCAGACACTGTGATAAATTCAAGTGCTGGTGCCAGCTCTCTTTCAGGCCAGATTACAGCAACTGCGCTTAATACTCTTGGAAGCAATACAGATCTATTTGGGTATAGGACATTTGGAATCCATTATCTTAAACCAAATCAGAATAAGGGCTATACACTTGTTGATGATGATTCTAGGTCTCCAGTCGGGACACGCTTTCACACTATGAGATCAGTCAGGGTGATGGTGATTGGTCGAGAGAAAGCAGCTAGCATGAAGTGGGATAGAGAAAAATCTATTCTTGAAAACAAAAGTGATGCTAACGCAAATTCATCTTTCAAGGGTCCAGCCCGATCTGGTCAGGCTTCTCAAAAAACGTATTACAAGGTTATGGTTATTGATCTAAACGCACCTATTGACATGTTTGGATCTGTTTTTAAGGTCACACACACTGATATAACAACAAACTATTCATCAATCTTTGCAACGTCAGCTGGGCCTCTTCTTGCAGGTGTAGGGGGTACAGCTGATGCAGCCGCTGAAGCTCTTACAAGAGCAGCTGCATCATCAATTGGAATTCCAGCTGATGAGATAAATTTCTTTCAGTCTGATACAGAAAAGTTTATGAGCTCTGAAAATAATGCTATCGTTCGTGCATTTGAATCTACAAGGGGACGAGGGCTGCCTGGGTTTGTTAGAAGCATACAGCTAGACTGGCTTAAGGGAACGTGGGAGACAGATTGGAATTCTCGAGCACCAAAGTACGCTGAGATCACTATTCAGTTTGATGTTGTTCATGATATTCCGCCCGGAATCGACTATAGCGGATATAATAGGGCACCTAACTATAATGTTGGAGATATTATGAGATCTGTTGCAGGTGATTCGTATGACGACGATGGCGCTGCTTCAGAGGATACCTGGAGAGCAGCTGGAACTTCTGGATTTAGATCAACAAGAGAGACAGATAATTAAGGTGGATAAAAATGGCAACAAGCAGATATGAGTTTACACGTCGAATTAAGGGCGGCCGTGCTATTGGGACCATTAAGGGTCTAAGAAAGCTATATTTTGGAGTTAATAGGGGAGTTATTCCTAGCAGATCTGTTACAATTAAAGAAGGACAGCGTCTTGATCATATTGCTGGAAGAGCGTACGGAGACTCAGGACTTTGGTGGGTAATAGCAGCTGCATCTGGAATAGGGTGGGGATTGCAAGTTCCACCCGGAACTATACTTAAGATCCCAATTGATTTATCAAAAGTATTTTCACTAGTCAGGTGAGGCAAGATATTGGCTAAAAAACACAGCTCTTCAACAATACACCAGTCAGCTCTTGGTGAGCTTCGCGGTTTTTTCGGATTTCAGTCGAATTCTGATTTAATTAGTCTTGCGACAGGCATTCAGGCAGGTGGTGATGAATCAGCAGTCTCTCAGGCCCAGGTCGGGCTTGTTGGAAACTTAGGAGGCCAGGGAAATACAGTTGTTCAAGATGGGTACTCAGACGAAGTACAGGCAATTATGAGCCTTCTTCTTGATGTAACAGAAGGTGCTTACTACACTTATAACTTTACCACAGAGACTGAATTAAAGCAGACTTTAGCTGAAATTCCACAAGGTGGAGTTGAAGAGGGCACACACGCCTTCGGCATACAGAGTTTTGTTCAAATAGTACACGAAGGTCCTTTAACTATTGATGCTTTTCATGTCATAAAACATGAACGCCAGGATGATGAAGGTAGGACTGTCAGTCAGAAAATGAGCAGGATAGTTGCACCTGCAAAACAAGGCACAGCTGGGAGCTATGACGGTCTTTGTTCAGAAGAAGAAGTCGGTATAAATATTGGATCTGCAACAAGACCTAACAAAATTTCTTCTCCTTCTCTTTCAGCTTATCTATTTCCAAGTCTTAGAATTGGACCCCAGACACGTGATACGGATTCGGTTGGAATCTTTGCTAATTCAATTCCCAATGTAGAGCTAAGCAGATGTGTTCCGTATATTAATATGACATTTTATACCGATCTTCCGGGTGAAAATGTCCAGGCTGATAAGAACGGCCAGATGGGAATTTTAAGATTCTTGGGTGCTGTTGACCACGGCCCAACACCAACTAGTCTTGACAATACCGGTCTGGCAAACGTTACTCCAGATATTGTTTTTCAACAAATTGAAGGAGATGACCTTGCAGGTGATATTCTAGACAGCGCGGGAATGGATACCGGCGATCAGACTAGAGTTGGATTTGCAGGAATGGAGATGTTCACAGCACCAATGACGCTTGCTAATGCCGATATGAATGCTAGTGGCTATGTGGCTTCTCACTATGGAAACAAAGAGATCCTGGATCCCCTTAGGCCTCTCCTTTCACTCACATCATTGACTGTTAGAATAGATGGAACTGGTCATGCAGCGCTTGCTTCAAAAAAAGCTTCAGTTAGCATGAAGCTCCACGATAGATCTAGAATGTCTGATATAGCACCCATGATATCTGCAGATAGATTTGCAAATACACACGTTATTGTTGAGTACGGGTGGAAGCATCCTGACGGAGGATTTAATAGTAACAATGTATACGGTAGGTTTCTGGATAGTCTTAAGCTTAAAGATGCTTTCAACATCACACACACGAATATGTCTATTAATAATACCGGTGAAGTTGATATTACAATGGAGCTGGCAAACTTAGGAACTTTTGCAGCTGTTACAGCTCCAATTGTAGCAGGAAGATTTATTCCTCTTTCAATTGCTAAGTCGTTAATAGACAGATATATTTCAGGGTTAATGAGCATTAATAATTCGCAGGTAGGCTCAGTTTTAACAGATATTAGAAATAAGTTTGAGGTGGGCGTCGGCGATGCTGCTGGATCCTCTGCAATTGTTAGGAGGTCAATAGTATCAGATATAGTTCAAAATGTTAGAAGTGGCAATATTTCTGAGCTATCACAGATCATAGAAGATCTCGTAGGTGAAGACGGAACAGGCGGAGCACTGTCTGACTCTGCAGACTCTATTGGATCAGAAATAGGTAATAAGCTTGCCGCCCTAGACATCAACATCGGCGGAGATATAGATGTGTTTTGGCATCAGGGCATGTTTCAAAGGCTTATTAACTTTACATATGGATCGGAAGATTCATCAGCACACTCTGAAGCTAACAGCGATGTTTATGTATCTCTTGGAAGAGTTGTTTGTAGCTTTATAGGTTACCCTATTGCTTCTTGCCTTGCTTTTGATGAAGTTCAGGTTATGTTTTATTCTTTCAATAGTCAGGCCGGTTCTATGAGACCTTATTCTACATGCCACTTTCCAATTAAAATTGCGAAGCTCACAGGGCTTATAGATCAGATGGCTTACGGGTCAGATGGAGGTGAGCTAGGTCGAACACCAACGACAGCAGATATGATGTCTATTCTTACAGAGCTGGTTTCAAATCCAAACGATCTTGCGTATGGGATGTCAAATCTATATGAAGAGTATAGGAGCGGAGAGCAAGAGTCAGAAGCTGTTAACAAAATGTCAGAAGCTGAGCGAGAGGCATATAATGAGAGCCGACAGGTAGCTGAGGATCTGCTGTCGAGCAGTCAGTCTAGCAAGCTAGAGTCAATTTATCTTGATGACGGTCTCGGAGGTACAGGAGATTTTAAACAGCCCCAGCTGGAATTTTATCTTGAGGCAGTTCCCGCTCTAACACTAGACGATGAAGGGACAAGAGGTGTCGTAGAGGGCTCTACGATTCTTAGGATTCATGTCTTTGATAAGTCTGCATCTCCTCACGTATCTGAGCTCTTTATGTTAAGAATGGCAAATGATTCAGAGATTGCCTCAAGGTATAATCAGGTAGCCGCTTCTGAAGAGAGACTTTCTTCTTCTGAAGAATCTCTTTCTAGAGCCGAAGGTGATCCTGCACGACAACTCACACTCTCCAATCTAAGAGATATAGATGAGGAAGCTTATACTGCTGCCAGCAGTAATTTTACATCATACGTTAATTCGTTACCGTCCTGGGTTATAAAAGAGGCGATAAAGACAACTGTGCCTAGCATAACTATGGGATCAATGTTTAATGCAATAAAAAATGTATCTGTTAACTCAACAACAAGCGGAGCTGTCGGGAGAGAAAGGCTTATAACAGCAACATTAGATCGGGCGGATAATCAAGAGATGCAAGGTGCTGGCAGTAATGTTGATGATATATTTGTCATTCCTGCTACGCTTGATATAAAGATGTTTGGAATGCCGCTTCTTAACTATTCTCAGCAGTTTTTTATTGATCTAGGGACCGGTACAACACTTGATAACATATATGCTGCAACAGTCATTAGTCATACACTCAATTCATCCGGGTTTGAGACAAGCTTTAAGGGCACTTTTCAGGGAAGCGGCACGACTAGAAACCTAAGGAACACACTTATAGCTGTCCAGCCTGTTCTTAAAGAAGCTGAAGAAGAAAATGAACAGTAGAAAAGTCTGTGTTAATATGATATGTGAATCTTGTAATTTCAAAAGAAATTTTAGGATCTGAACATCACCTAATTTGTGATCAAGGTCTTAGAACATTCAAGTGGTCTGATATCATTCCTAGAGATGGCTGGATTTATTCTGACTGTAGGCGTCTTAGGGATCTTGGAACAATTCTAGGTGCAAAAGGTATGTCTGTTTGTGACATATTTGATGAATCAAATGTGAGAGCGTGGGATGCTCTAAGGGACTGTGGGACAAAGGGCGTCCCTGCCCATAGTGCTCTTCCCACAAGCATCTTTAAAAAGCGGCTTTCTATGCTTCTAGATCAGCTCTGGTTGTTCTTAGTAGATAATCAAGGTAATTACTACATGAATGAGTTTCTAGAGGGACGTAAGCTGCTTATGAGCCTCGAGCGGCCCAAGATTGATTATCAATCCTATAGCAATGAAATTAAGCTGTCATCATCTGGGTCTATAGCCAATCTTGAAAAATTCCAGCCAGACAGCTCTGGATATTCAAAGAAGACTAATTATAGCCAGATAGGATCGGTAACAGGAAGGGTAACAGCGACAGGGCCAAACATACTGACTCTAAAGAAATCTCATAGAAAGATTTTTACTTCTAGATTTCCCAAAGGAAGAGTCTTGCAAATTGATTTAGTCTCACTTGAGCCCCGAGTTGCTCTTTTAATTTTAAATAAGCTCCCACCTGATGACATCTACGACCATGTTAGCGATCGAATATTTAAAAGAAAGATCGATAGAGATACAGTAAAAATAATTACGCTGTGCTGTTTGTACGGTGCCTCAGCTCATAGCATTGCACCCAAGGTGGGTGGGTTGCAAAAAGCCAAAGACTGTCTAAGCCAGATTGAGAGATTTTTTCAGATAGATCAGATAGATCAAAGTCTAAGATCTGAGGTTTCTCGACATGGATTTTTTAAAAACTATTACGGTAGAGAGCTTTTAGATAGCGAGTCTAGAGTAAATCACTTTATTCAATCTTCAAGTGTTGATGTTGCTCTTCTTGGCTTTTCAGGGCTTATGAGAGAGTGCAAAGCACAGATGCTGAATGTTATTCCTTTGTTTGTTATTCACGATGCTTTGATTGTAGATGTTGATAGTGAATCTATTTCTAAGTTTAAAGAACTAGTAAGTTCTGGATTAAAGGTTCCAAAGATAGGACCTCAGCTACCGATAAAAATTAAAAACACACATAACTAAATTAATAAGGAGATGCTATGAAAAGTGAATTTGAGAATGTAAAGTCAAATTGGGAAACGTTTGAAAAGCTTTGCGGGAGGCTATCAGATGATAGGCTTAATAAACTATTGGATGACTTAGGAGAGAGAATCTGTCTGTGCCCTGCAAGCACAAGAAAGGATGAAGCAGGATGCTATCCTGGTGGATTAGTTGATAATTCTCTAAAGATAACTGCAGCTATGAGAAACTTAAATGATACTTTTGATCTAGGTGTCCCAGTTAGCTCAATTATTAAGACAGGTCTTTTTCATGATATTGGTAAAATAGGTGATCTTAACACACCCATGTTCATTGAGCAAGATTCCGACTGGCATAGAGAAAAGCTTGGACAGATTTACAAGTTCAATGAGGAGCTTAAAAGGGCTTCATTTACCCACCTCTCACTCTTTATTCTTCAAAGCTTCAATATCACTTTAACAAAAGATGAGTGGATTGCAATTCAAATATCATCAGGTCCACAATTAGAAGAAAATAAATTCTATGTGGGCCATGAGCCTTCACTTGCAATTCTTCTTCAGTCAGCAAAGAGGTTTGTAATTCATAAAGATAGTGAATAATTATCTTTATGACTAAGAAAATTAAAGAAGCCGCGGGACCGTCTGGAGGTGTCTATGGAATGACAGGAATTCCTGTGCTAGGCGCCATCGGTGGAGGTGATGGGTATAAAGATAAGATTGGTAAAAATAGAAGACCTCCTTTTCATGGCGACACTGGATCTCCTAGCCATTCTGCTGATGCAGGCTGGTCCTCACAGGGGCTGTCAAGAGTGAATAAGGGCTATGCGGAAGACGTAGATTTGTTTTATGATGTTATGTTTCCAGAGCAAGAAGATGAAGAGATAATCCCCGATGAAGAGAATATCTATTATATGTACGATGATTCACCCTTAGTAACGAGAAAGTTACCGCAGCATTCCCTTAAATTAAGGCCTCATTCAAAATATATCAAAAGCCCTTCGGAGCTTGCAGAGATCAAGGAATCTTACATGACAAAAAAGCAATACAGTCTTAAGCCTCTTTTTGAAGATACATCACACATAAGATTGGATGAATTTGATTTATCTAGTATCGGCCTTCCCGATATTGATATGCCTGATATCGATCTTGACTTTGATTTTTCTGAAATACCGGGAATGCAGTTTCTTCAAGATATTGCATCTAAGCCGGCTGAGATTATAGCTGATGAGCTAGGCCCAATTGCTGATCTCATCATTCCTGCCCTAGATTCAGTTACTGATATAGCGGGTGACTTACTGGCAGCTGGAATGGGGTTTGTTCCCATTGCCGGAGATGCTGTTGCTCTTGGGCTTGTAGCGTTTAACATTGCTCAGCTTCAAGGTGACCTAGCAAAGGCAGATGCAGCCATAGCTGCATTTCAAAGAAATCCCTCTGATGAGGGTCGAAATTTGCTGGCAAAAATATTAAATGATATGAACACTAACGTTCTTGATGTCATGCAGAGAGCTCTTGAAGCTGTTCCCGACCCAGGTGTCTCTGAGGCTACGTCACTAATGCTTTCAGTAAAGCAGAATGCTTTTAGGCTTAGATCATTGCTAAGTAGTATTGGCATGAGACACAGTAGAGATCGTATAGGGCTGACCCAGCGCGTGAGAGAAAAAGCGCAAATAACTTTAGTTATTAAGCCTGCCCTAGCGTCACTTATTGGCCTTATTAATAGTGGATACGCTCCCGCCGCACTGGTTGAAAATAAGAATGATATCCTCAGACTTCCCAAGATGATGGCAGCTCTTTACGATCTAATTACTGTTTGGGATGCTCACGGCGAGGTTGCTGATATCTTAGGACTTGATGATGAAGTAGAGCCCGAGGCTACAGACCCGGAAGACGACATTCTTCTTCCAGATTTTGAATATTCAGAGGCTATGCCTGACGCGGTGGCAGAGTCTTCTATGCGGGATTACATTAAAGAGATTATGCTCCGTGAGTATGCAAAGAGGTATGCTGTAAATCTTAGAGGGCCCAGCCCAGAGGGGTACCTTAGTTTTGATCCAAAAGAATTGGGAGAACAGCCAGAGGTCTTTTCTGATGATGATGTAACAGACTTTAATCTGAACTCAGTTCTATATCCAAATGATGGTGGGTATTCTGCATATAGCCCTAAGTCTTTAAGTGAGTCAAACATAAAAGATTTCATAAGAGAGATGGCTCTTGAAGTTCTTACTGGTGATGAAGAAGACGACGACGAAGATGAAGATAGAAGATCTGATGAGATTTCATCTGGCGGAGTCCCAGGTGCTGCAATGCCAATGCAGACTGGCTCAAAAAAAAATACAAGAAACGGCTAGAAAAAGCAGCTCAGGCTCAAGGGGGATCTCTGGTCGATCCTGATCTAGCTATGTCTTATTACGACACCGCAGCCGGGTTTGCTAGGGGTAATTAGTTTTTAATAATTTTTGAACATTATTTCAATCCTGGTGTAGTATGAAAGTGCAGATAGATTTATCTGTTATTAGATACTAAATTTTGCAAATTAGACATTGCAAACAGGAGAAAAAATGTCACTTGATTTTGACGCTATTAGAAATAAGCTTGAGCGTCTTAGCGGAAATTCTAAGAATAGATCAAGCACCTGGCGACCAACAGAGGGAGAAGAGCATACAGTTCGTCTGCTTTCCTTTCCCAATAACGACGGTCAGCCTTTTAAGGAGCTTTGGTTTTATTACAATATCGGAAACAATAGGGGACTTCTTGCCCCGTATCAGTTTGACGATCCAGACCCTATTCAGGAGCTGATTACTAAGCTTCGTGATGAGGGAACAAAGGAGTCTTATGAGCTAGCCAAGAAGCTTTACCCAAAAATGAGAACCTACGCTCCGGTTATTGTTCGTGGTGAAGAAGACAAAGGCGTTCAGATCTGGGGCTTCGGAAAGACTGTCTATCAGACACTTTTGGGACTAATGCTTGACGAGGACTACGGGGATATTACAGATCCCACTGACGGGCGTGATGTCAAGGTCGTCTGTACGAAACAGCCAGGTAAGAAATGGGCCATGACTGAAGTTCGACCCAGAGGAAAATCTTCTAGTCTTTCTAACAACACCAAGCAAACGCAAGAGTGGATGAATAGCATTCCAGATGTCATGAATCTTTTTCAGATGAAGTCGTATGATGAGCTAAGCAAGATCATTAACGACTGGATCAATGAGGACGCTTTTGATGGAATGGGAACTGAAACTACAAAATCAACAAGTACATCTGCCTCTAGTCAGACTAAGAGCTCTGGCTACCAAAGTCTTGATGACGCTTTTGCTGATCTTGTAGATAGCTAGAAGTCGCACACCTTGTTCTTATGGTGCCCAAAAATGGGCACCATTTTTTTTTGGCTATTAATGAGTTGAACATTTTTGGTATCTATGATACTTTTACCTAATGGAGGAATTGTGAAAAAGAATCAAGACTTTACGTCAGATTTAATTAAATCACTTAACAAGGAGCATGGAAGTAGAGTTGCCTATAACCTCTCTGAAGACGACTCGCCAACACATGTAAATAGGTGGATAAGCACAGGATCTAAGCTGCTTGACTATATCTGCTCTAACAGAAGAGATGGTGGTCTTCCTGAGGGAAGAATTGTTGAGATATTTGGCCCACCTTCTATTGGAAAGTCTCACATAGCCACACAGATCGCTCGAACAACTCAAATAATGGGCGGAATTGTAGTCTATATTGATACAGAAAATGCTACATCTGTAGAAAATTTACACATGCTTGGTGTTGACGTTTCTACTAGATTCGTCTATGTTGATACACATTGTACTGAAGAAGTTCTTTCAATTGCTGAAGCGACTATAATGAAAGCAAAAGCAATGGATAAGAATATTCCTGTAACAATAGTCTGGGACTCAGTTGCTGCATCATCTCCAAAGGCTGAGCTTTTAGGTGACTATGATAAAGATTCTATTGGGCTTCAAGCAAGAGCTATTTCCAAGGGAATGAGAAAAATTACAGGTGTGATTTCTAATCAAAACGTCCTGTTTGTTATCTTAAATCAGACTAGAATGAAAATTGGAGTTATGTTTGGTGACCCTGTGACAACCCCCGGGGGAAAGGCAATTCCCTTTCATGCATCAACTAGAATTAAACTAGGTGCTGGTCAACAGATCAAGGATGGAGATGATGTTATTGGCATTCATGTCTCTGCAAAGACTATTAAGAATAAGGTTGCACCTCCTTTTAGAAAAATTGATTTTGAAATTCACTTTGGAGTTGGTATCAAAGAGCATCAGCAGATATTTGATATACTTAGAAAAAATGGATCTGAGATTATTAACGGAAAAGAGATATCTGTATCTGGAACTGGCTCTTGGAAATGTCTTAGCGTTATAAATGTTAGCACAGGTGAGTCTATTGTTGAAAAGAAATTTCATAAGCCAAAGTTTGATGAAATTATGAAAGACAAAGAATACTCATCGTATATTGATGATCTAATAGAGAGAGTTATGATAAAAAAGCTCAATAATGATGAACCTGATATAGACTTAGACTCATATGAAGAAGTTAAGTCTCTATCTGATAATCACTTAGATGATATTACAATTGAATAGGCTGTCATTTGAAAGATTCGGATTCACAAGATCTTATATTTCTAGTAGATGCTCTCAATCTATTTACTCAGCATTACGTTGCTCACCCAGCTGTTGGATCAGATGGTCAGCATGTAGGTGGGATTGTTGGGTTTCTTTACGCAATTGTTAACTTTGTGGAACAGTATCAGCCCAAGAGAGTTATAATTGTCTGGGAAGGCGGAGGTTCTTCAAGAAGAAGATCTCTTTATAGTGACTATAAGCAAAAAAGAAGGGCAGCTAAGCTTAACAGGTTTTATGAAGATGATCTTCCCGATACAGTTCAAAATAGAAATCACCAACTAAGCGTCTTGGTTGAGATATTTAAATGCCTCCCTATAAATCAGATATATGTTCCTGACTGTGAAGCTGATGACGTTATTGGATATTTGTGCAAATATACGTTTAGAAACGATAGAAAGCTAATCATGTCTTCTGATAGGGATTATTATCAGCTACTAGATAATAAAACAATTATCTACTCTCCAACGTGGAAGAAGCTTGTGACAAAAAAAGAGGTCAAGGAAAAGTTTAAAATATCCCCTTCAAACTTTTGTTTAGCAAAATCTATTGTAGGAGACGCTTCTGACAATATTCAAGGTGTCAGAGGAGCTGGATTCAAGACGCTTGCCAATAGATTTCCTCAGCTTAAAAGCGATGATGATATTACAATACAAGAAATTATTCAAGTTTCAAAGACATGCCTCACTGAAGGGAGCAAGCTAAAGATTTATGAGAGAATCACATCTTCAGAGGATCTCATAAGAAGAAACTGGAAGCTTATCTATCTCGATAGCAAAAATCTATCACCATTTCAGATTGATAAGATTAATAATTCTATTGATACTTTTAGCCCTGTTAGAAATAAGATGAATGTATTAAGGATTCTCTTAAAAGAGGGAATTCAAACTTTTAATGTAGATCGGCTTTTTCTTTCTACGCGCTACATTTAAAATAAAGGAAATTATTTAATGGATCCATACTTTAAGAGATACGGTAAGTCATTTCAAGAAAAGATTTTTCAATCTTTCTTGACAGATAGTAACTGGGCTACTCAGATGACTGATGTGATGACACCTGAATATTTTGATTTAAAGTATCTCACCTATTTGACACAGAAGTATTTTTCTTATTTTGAAAAGTATAAGTGCTTTCCAACGCTATCGATACTGGTCACGATTATCAAGGATGAGCTAAAGGAAGGAACAGATGCAATTCTTCGAGATCAGATAGTTGAATTTCTTCATAGAGTAAGAATGAATCCAGATGCAGGAGATTTAAAGTATGTCAAAGAAAAGTCTCTTGATTTTTGTAGAAAGCAGGCATTAAAAGATGCCCTGGAAAAGTCTGTTGAATTGATTGAGTCTGAGAAGTATGAGTCAGTTGTTGATTTAATGAAGCATGCGATATCTGTTGGAACGCCTTCTACTACTGGTCATGATTTTTTTGAAGACACAGAAGCCAGATTTGCTAAGATTAGCAGGATTACATGCCCGACTGGTATTCCACAAATTGACAAAAAGGACATATTAAACGGAGGGCTTGGACGAGGAGAGATTGGTGTAATCACAGCTCCCACGGGTGTTGGAAAATCTCACTTTTTAGTACACGTCGGTGCAGCAGCACTCAGGGTTGGAAAAAATGTTGTTCATTATACTTTTGAACTAACAGAGACATCTGTCGGGATTAGATACGATAGCAATCTATGTAATATTCCAAGTAATGAAGTAAGGGATAGAAAGAAAGAGGTACTTTCTAAATACGATAATATGGACTTAGGAAGGTTAATAATCAAGGAGTACCCAACAGGATCTGCAACAGTCAATACTATTAGAGCACATCTTGAAAAACTTTCTCTTAAATCTTTTGTTCCAAGTCTGATAATTATTGATTATGCAGACATCATGAGATCATCTAGAAAGTATGATTCTCTTAGGCATGAGCTTAAATTAATATATGAAGAGCTTAGAAATCTGGCGATGGATATGAAAATTCCTATATGGACAGCCAGTCAGGCCAATAGAGATGCGTCTAACGCTTCAGTTGTCGGATTAGAAAATATGTCTGAGGCCTATGGAAAGGCTATGGTTTCTGACGTTGTTGTCTCAATATCAAGAAAGCCTATGGAAAAATCTAGCGGTGTAGGTAGAATGTTTATAGCTAAAAATAGAGCAGGTCGTGATGGAATTCTTTTTCCGATTATGCTGGATACTTCTACCAGCCGTATTAATATAATTGACAATGCAGATGAGCTCTCTTTAAGTGAAGTCGTAAAGTCTGACAAAGATCTTATGAAAAACTTATTAAAATCTAAGTGGAATGAATTACAAAGCGGTGATTAACTTATCGCAAATATTTGTTTAAAAAGAAAGTGGGAGGCTAACTTTAGTGGTAAGTTTTAATGATGCTATGAAGAGTAGCAAAGTGTATTTTGGAGGAGATGAGCTTTCAGCAAATGTTTTTGTTACGAAGTATGCGCTTTCAACAAAAGATGGTGATTTATTAGAAAGAACACCAGATGATATGCACAGAAGAATGGCACAAGAGTTTTCTAGAATAGAGGAAAAGTACCCAAGCCCAATGTCTGAAGATGAGATTTATAATTTATTTAAAGATTTTAAATATGTTATTCCTCAAGGCTCTCCGATGGCGGGTATTGGAAATGATCATAGAATTCAGTCACTTTCTAATTGCTTTGTTATTGAATCACCTTATGATTCGTATGGTGGAATTCTAAAAACTGATCAAGAACTTGTCCAGATCGCAAAGAGAAGAGGCGGCGTGGGATTTGATATTTCTACGATTAGGCCCAAGGGTCTTTCTACGGGTAACGCTGCAAAGACGACTGATGGAATTGAAGTTTTTATGGATAGGTTTTCTAATTCCTGTCGAGAAGTAGCCCAGGGCGGCCGCAGAGGCGCATTGATGTTGACAATATCTGTCCATCACCCACAGATTAAAGACTTTGTAAAGATCAAACGAGAGCTAACCAGGGTCACCGGAGCAAATATATCAGTTAAGCTCACTGATGAATTTTTAAACGCTGTTGAGAAAAAGACAGATTTTGAACTTAGATTTCCAGTTGATTCTGAGTCTGATCACCTTGTTAAGGGCAGAATGGATGCTTGTGATCTCTGGGACGAAATTATAAAGTGCGCACATGACTGTGCTGAGCCTGGTCTTCTTTTTTGGGACACAGCGAAAAATTTAACACCTTCTGATGTATACGACTCCGATGGATTCGGATCTACTTCTACAAATCCATGCGGGGAAATTATTTTATCTCCTTTTGATAGTTGTAGATTAATGGTTATTAATCTTTTTAGCTTTGTTAAGAATCCGTTTACTAAAGATGCAGAATTTGACTATCAAAAAATGTCTACCATTGTTCAGAAGGCTCAGCGCCTGATGGATGACATGGTTGATCTTGAAGTTGAACAAATTGAAAAAATTATTAAAAAAATAAATGATGATCCTGAACCTGAGAACGTTAAAGAAATTGAAAAAGACCTTTGGATGAATATTAAAAAGGCTGCTGAGCTTGGCAGGAGAACTGGTCTGGGTGTGACTGCAGTCGGAGATACATTGGCATCTCTAGGCATCAGGTATGGTTCAAAAAAATCTATTGAGATCACAGAAGAGCTATATAAGACACTTGCAGTTAACGCTTACAGATCTTCTTGTATTATGGCAAAAGAAAGAGGTGCTTTTCCTATTCACAATCATGATAAAGAGAGGGGTCACGAATTCCTTGAAAGAGTTTGGGGTTCTGCTGCTGACGTCCATGAGATGAGCAAAAAATACGGTCGCAGAAATATAGCTCTAACGACTACAGCGCCTGCTGGGTCTGTATCAACTCTCACGCAAACGACTAGCGGAATAGAGCCTGCATATCTTCTTAAGTACACAAGAAGAAAAAAGCTCACAGAAAATGATCTAGATGGAAGAGTGGACTTTATTGATGATTCAGGAGATCGGTGGCAAGAGTATGATGTCTACCACCACGGATTTAAAAAATGGATGGATATATCTGGACTAACAGATATTAAAAAATCTCCTTATTATAATGCTACTTCAAATGATATTGACTGGATAAACAAAGTAAATGTTCAAGCTTCTGCACAAAAATGGATTTGTCATGCAATTTCAAATACTACAAATGTACCATCAGACACAGACATAGAGACCATCAAGAAGATCTACATGACAGGGTGGAAGTCAGGGTGCAAAGGTGTTACTGTTTATAGGGACGGCTGCCGTAGCGGAGTTCTAGTAAGCTCTATAAAGGAAAATAAGTTTAAAACATATGAAGCACCTTTAAGGCCAGAAGAGCTTGAGTGCCATATTCATCACGCAACAATTAAGGGTGAAGCCTGGACGGTAATGGTAGGACTTTTGGATGGCAGGCCATACGAAGTCATGGGCGGACTACAGAAGTACATAGAGATACCTCGAAAATATAAGAAAGGAATCATTATAAAGCATGCGTATAAGTCTAAGAATTCTAGATACGATCTTCAGATTGGCAAAAATGGTGACGGATTTCTTATAAAGGATATTGTTTCAGTTTTTGACAACCCTAACCACGCTGGACATACTAGGACAATCTCTCTTGCACTTCGTCATGGAGCACCTATTCAATATGTCGTCGAACAGCTTTTAAAAGATCGAGAGATGGATATGTTTTCTTTTTCAAAGGTTATAGCAAGAGTTCTTAAAACATATATTAAAGACGGAACTGTCCCAGGAAAGACGGGATGTGAAAATTGCGGAGCAGAAGACTCTTTGAGATATCAAGAGGGGTGTGTGGGTTGTGTGTCATGTGGATATGCTAAGTGCGGATAAGGAAATTAAGGTAAAAAGATGAAATGGACAAGCAGTGTTTCTCCTTTGATAAAGGAAGTTGAGCTAAGAAAGAGCCCAGTAATAATAAGAGTCAATAAATTTGACGAAGATTCAGCAAAAAAGTTTTCAGAACAGATGGCGCTGGCCCACAATACAGGACAGAAGGTAATTCCTGTTGTAATTGACTCGTATGGCGGTCAGGTTTATTCACTGATGTCAATGATTAGTGAGATTAAGCACGCTGAGATTCCAGTTGCAACTATAGTAGAAGGAAAGGCAATGTCGTGTGGAGCCATTCTTTTTTCATTTGGGACACAGGGATACAGATTTATGGATCCAGATGCAACTGTTATGATTCATGATGTTTCTTCTATGGATATGGGAAAAGTAGAAGAGCTAAAAGCAGGTGCAGCTGAAGCAGACCGTCTAAATAATATAGTTTACACAATGATGGCGCAAAATTGTGGTAAGAAAGACGACTATTTTTTAAAGATTGTTGACAAGAAGAAGCATGCTGATTGGTTTCTAGATTCAGCTGAGACAAAAAAGCACGGTCTTGCTAACCATCTTCGAGTTCCCAATATAAGAATTAGCGTTTCAGTTGATATAGACTTTGAATAGGTGTTTAAATGGCAATAGACAAAGAATTCTACAATAAGAGCTCAGCAGATTCTCTTGGATGGGAACCTAGTTGGTTTGGATGTGACTATTTTGATAGTACATTAACCTCAGCCATTAGAAAGTGGCAAAGAAAAAACAACCTTACAGCAGACGGGCTATGCGGACCTGCAACGTACAGAAGAGTCTGGACAGATCGAGAGGCTAGAATATCTGACTACAAGCCGAATAGAATAAGTAGAAATTTTGATGCTAACAGATGGATTGTTCATAATGGAAAATTCATTCCCATTGAGTGGAAAAGAGTAGTTCTTTGGGATGAAAATGGCGGACTTGATACGAAGAAAGGCAATTACTACGACTACTCAGGAAAAGAAGAAAGGAATCCTTCATTTTTTGTTAACCACTGGGATGTCTGTCTGTCTTCCGAGTCGTGTGCAAGTGTATTAAAGCGAAGAGGAGCCTCTGTTCACTTTTGTATTGATAATGATGGAACAATTTATCAGCTCTTAGACACACAGCACGGCGCCTGGCACGCTGGTGGTCAAAAGTGGAATCAAAAATCTATTGGTGTGGAGATATCAAATGCGTATTATACAAAATATCAAGACTGGTATGAGAAAAACGGTTTCGATGCTAGACCGACTTTGGAGGATTCATGGGCCCATGGGCGTAAGCTTGATCCTCATCTTGGATTTTATCCAGTACAGATTGAGGCAGCCCGAGCACTCTGGAAGGCAGTCCACATTAGATTTGGAATCCCGCTAGCATGTCCCCTTCGAAACAGTCAAATGACTACAACTGTTTCATCTGACGCAGCTAAGGGAAGATTTGAGGGATTTATCCACCATTACCATCTAACAAAGAGGAAAATTGACTGTGCAGGGTTTGATTTAGAGTCAAATCTTCAAATTGTTAGACAGTCACCTATGTATTGTTTAGATAGATGAGGTATTTAAATGGAGCTCATATCTACTCATGTGTGTAAGGGCCAGAATATCGGAATTCACGGTAATCTTTTCGGCGGTGTAATGCTATCCTGGCTTGATGAAGCAGGGGCCGTCTTTGCTGCCCAGGTTTGCGGCACACCTCGAATGGTTACAAAGTCTATCTCTGAGGTTGTATTTGAAAAGCCGGTTAGACCAGGACAAATAATAAAGATATACGGTGATGTTATCAAGATTGGTGCGACTTCAATCACAGTCAGGCTCGAAGCTCGTCGTCACAGCGTCTACAACGGATCACAAAAGAGCGTTTGCTCTATAGATACAGTCTTTGTTAGAATTGATGGTGACGGAGAGTCAGTTCCAATTAGAACAGTTATGGGCAAGTATGTTGATAAAAGACCTGAGCCTCTGCGTAAAAAGTTCTCCAATGCACCTGAATAAGACATGGGTGACTTAATTGACATCACCCAGATGCTTAAAGATAAAGAACTAGAAAAGTCCCGAGAGCTTAGTGAGAAGGAGCATAATGACAAGCTCAGCCAGAATGGCTTGATCTCCTTTGGCAGGTTTAATGAGTTTCTAGATAGTAGAAAAGCTAACGTTGTTGGTAAAAGATATAAGTTTATATCAGATGAGTTTATGGATCAGTATAAAGGAGGGATTTTTGAATTAAACACACCGCTATCTGCAATGGCAGGTGAGCTAACATCAATCTATACAGACAACAAAACAAAAAAGATCATAATAGATTCGATTAAGCCCAATCTCACTGAGATCATTGATGCACTTCAGGAAGACCTCCTCGACCTTTCTCTCTTAATATACGAGATAGAGTCACTGAACCCAGTTCCTAGCATAATACTTGATAAAGCAGAGAATCTATATCAGATACAAAAAGATGTTATTGAGCTATATGAGATAATTGCTATTAGTGCAGGATGTAAAATTAGAAGCTAGGTGTTATTGTTTCTTATTGGAGGAAAGATGTGGAAGCCGCCTAAGTCACCCTATAATTTAATTCAAGAACATCTTTGGGAAGACCCATGGAAAATCTTTGTTGCATGCATCTTTTGTAACCTGACTAGAAGAGTAGACGCTGAGCCCTATATCTGGAAGTTTTTTGAAAGATACCCAAATCCAGAGTCAGCTGCAAGTGCAGATCCAGCTGAAATACAAAAGATGATATCAAGGCTCGGATTGTCTGAGAGACGATCTAGAGCACTTGTTAAAATGTCTGATGATTACCTCAATAAGGACTGGAAAGATGATCCAAAGTCTCTCTACGGGATTGGAGAGTATGCTTCTGATGCATATCAGATATTCTGTGCTGGAAATTGGAAAAGCGTGACCCCGAAAGATCACGCCTTAAATGACTATCACGATTTTTTAAAGAGCCAAGCAGCTGCTTAGTTAGACTGCTCTTTTTTAAACACCTGAATCCCACCGACCCGACACACAGGGTCAAACTCTTCTCCAAGGATTATATCCATGTTCATTCCTGTATCAGAGCGGGTGAAGACAAATGAGGTATCACCGCCGCTTCTGCTGCAGTTAATAAAATATAACCACTCATCTGTCGCAGGAAACGTTTGTGACCTGATGTTCGCAGAGCACCGGGAGGCTGCAACCAGCCGATAGCACAGCTTTCTCTCCACATAGTTTCTAACTACAGTCGCTCTTTGAGAAATTTCTTGAGCAGCTAGATTTTGCCCGCCTGAAGCTTCAATTCTACCAGACGATATGGAGATATTTTCAACATCAGTAGCCGGAGTGCTGGCTAGGATTGATAAAGATAGTATAATAGAAAACAAATTAACCTCCTTGTTTAATACAATTGTATCACAAGGGTTGCGTGTTTACATGATTCTAGGGATGGGTGAAAAGCTATTCTTCTTCTACTGATTCATCATCTAGCATAGCTTCTAGATCTCTTATCATGTCTCTAGCCATCTCATCCTCTTCAACAGCGCGTTCAACACTTTCTCTCTCTTCTGGGGTCTGCCTTGCTAGAGCTAGATCACCCGAGACTTCATCTTCAATTCCATACTCGTCTTCAAGGTAGGTGAAGGGTCTATATCTTCCAAGAGCAACTCTGTATCTATTTTTAAGATCCCATTTTCGACCGTCTGGGAGATCCAGCAGATCTTCGGGAATAAGCTGATGGCTTCCAGCTAGAAGATTAATTACACCCGGGTAGCCCTCGTCTCCAGCTTCTGGGTCTGCATCACGAGACTGAAGCCATTCGTAGCCAGAAATGGCATCTACATACCCTAGGACATTCGTCTCAGCCTTATCTAGGTCTCTCATTACAGAGTTAGGGTTTAACCTCATTACTCTAAAGAATAGAGATGCCGGTGAGCCAGGAGTTAGTTCTTCTCTTTCTACAGGCTCAAAGACAAGATTGTTGTTTTGAAATACAGGGAGCCTTCTTCTGTTTATAGTGGGAACTAAGACTCGTATCCGCATTTTCGTGTAATCCTCAGGAATATCAACCTGAACAGGCACCTCACCCATTTCGCTTCTTACTCTTTTTGCTATGTCAAAAATAAGGCTGTCTAGGTCGGGAAGGCTGTCTCTCCCACCGCCTTCCTGTTCATTAATTGCTCTTTTAATTTCACTTAGTATCATCTTACGAAGTGCTGTTCTGCTGAGTTTCATTAAAATCTCCAATAATCTTAATTAATTATCTGCTCTGATTTGAAAATATAATAAGTTATTCAAAGATAGGGGTCTATAGCCTTTAACTTCTTTTCATTAAGAATATAAAATAGTCTAGTCTTTGGTGAGCTATGACAGCAATTGCAGTATATGGGCCCTCTGGGTCTAGTGGAGAACTACAGTTCGCTAACAGTTCAGGTCGTCTTGATGCAGCGCAGGCATTTTGGGACTCGACTGCTGGCAAGCTTTTTATATCTGGCAATCTCGAGGTTCTTGGAACAGAGACTGTAGTTGATACACAACATCTAAATGTTGAAGATGGCATAATCGGTCTTGGGACTGGATCAGCTGGAGAGGGAGCTGCAGGTGATAGAGGTTTTATATTTCTAGTCTCAGGAGAGACAAATCCGTCATTTTATTGGGATGACTCAGCAGACGAGTTTAGGGCTGCAAGAGTCACAACAACACCTGGAAATACTACCTTCGAAGATCCGACAGGTGTTGGGGCAGGAGGATACCAGAACTTAAAGATTAAGACTCTGAATGCAGTCTCAGGTGCTATTCTCGATTCAGATCAGAGATCTTTAGCTACGATAGGTACAGATGTATTTGCCTATATATCTGGTTCTGATGTGAAGAGAGCAGTCTTTGGTGGAGATGTCGTAGTTAGCGGAACTCTTTACGGAGGTTCACCTCTTAAGCTCGGCGGAGAGGTGGAGTTCGTTACATCAGACGGTGAAACAACTGATCTAAAAAATCCCTCAGGAAGCGTTAAGATGTTTGCAAGGGATGAGGTAAAAATAGGATCAGACGATGGTCTTATTAGATTTATTGATCTTGGTGGATCAACAGCTGGAAAGATCTTTGTAACGGGTTCATCAACAACGGTAAATAGAAGGTTTAAGTTTTTATCAAAGGGTCAAATCCAATTTCACGGAAGTAATCCAAATGCTGTATCTCCTGGTACAGATGTATTTGTATTTGTTTCTGGAGCAATAGGGTCCACTAGTTTATCACTTTCTCGAGGAGCAACGCTGTTTGGGGGTGACATAGTTGCTTCGGGCTCTGCTAAGGTATATGACGGAATTTCTGGATCGATTACTCATCTATACGACGGCTCTTCTTATCTAATGTCTGACACAGATATAACAATAACTACTGGCTCTAACGGATCAGTTAGTGTTAAGTCAAATGCGCAAGATCAAAGAAAGAAATTTGTTTATGAGATAACTGGTGCACATTCATCTGAAAGCGGATTAATAATACCCTCTCTTGATCTTTCTAGTGTGTCTCACGATCCAAACAGAATAGATGTTTTTGTTAATGGTCAGCTAATGTCTTCAGGAAGCACAAGAGACTATACAGTTCCTCAAAACAACTCAGTTTTATTTTATTTTAACTTAATTCCAGATGATATTGTGACGATCAGAACGTATTGATCACAGAATAAAAGGCACACCCTGTTAATAAACTATCGTGATGTTGTCGAAATAATAGATACTTATGATTGAAGTAAACATTATTTATGGGATCAGCATATATGAAAGAATATCAAACGCCCGATCTATCACTTGCTGCATTTTTGTTGATGAAGGGTGTTAAGCTTATATCAGCTGAAAAAACTTTGACTGGAAAATTTAATTTTTCATTCAATGATAGTGATGATAGATGTAAGAAACTCGCTGTAGAATTTCTTAATTCTGAGTTTTCTAATTACGATAATCATGTAAGAAACCTGAAGAAGATCATATATAGTAGGTGAGAGATTTCTCTCAGTTAAATTTGTTTCTTTGTTATCTTAGATTGACTTGACTTAAAGATAGTGTTAAAGAGTCTTTTTGTTAGATTGCGTGCTAAGCAATTCGTTTTGCTTTGCTTAGCAAATGCCAATAATCTATATAAAACAAAGGAAAAATATTATGGCTATTAAAACAAAGGTTAGGTTGGCCCAAGTTTCTGGGTCAATGCCTTCAGACGGTGAGTCAGCCGCAGCTAGTAGCGCTATTGCTGCTAGCGATTTAGGTGACATTCTTGATCACATGGCATCAGCTATTAAGAGAATCCACGGAAACTCTTCATTCACTGAGGGTGCTGCTGGTACTTTTTATCAGGATCTTGTCATCGGCGGAACGACTCCAACGTTAACAATTGGTGATGCCGGTGCAGAAGACACGATGATTGTCTTCGACGGTAACGCTCAGGACTATCGTATCGGTCTCGACGATGGAACAGACATTCTTGAAATTGGTGTCGGTTCAGCTCATGGTACAACAACTGCAATGACGATTGACGCTTCACAGCAGGTTGTTGTTAAGGCAACAACAGCTGCATCAAGCACAACAGATGGAGCACTGGCAGTTGCCGGTGGACTAAGTGTTGCTGCTGACGCTATCGTTGGTGATGACGTGAAGCTTCTTTCTGACTCTGCTGTTCTTTCACTGGGTGCAGGTAGCGATGCTACACTTACTCACGATGGCACAACTGGTCTGGTAATTGCTGCTGAACCAATCTCAATCAACTCAACTGGTGATCTGACTCTAGATTCTACTACTGATATCGTCATTGACGCTGCCGGCGGAAATGTTGAATTCAAGGATGATGGAACACTTCAGCTTACTCTTGACATGGACACAACTGCTGGTGCACAGATCTTAAAGCTCGGTGTGAATGGTGATCGACTTGCTTTTCAGCAGTTCGACGGAACTGAAGTTCTTGGTATTGAAGATGATGCTTCTCTCAAGATCGCAGGTGGTTTAGGTTCTGGTGGTGTTACAGTTACAGCTGCTGGTGCGCTTGCTGCTGATGGAGTTATCAAAACTGATGACACAACAGAAGCAACTTCAACAACTGATGGTTCTTTACAGACTGACGGTGGTTTGAGTGTCGCTAAGAGCGCTGTCATTGGTGATGATCTTGATCTTCTATCTGATTCTGCAATTATGAATTTTGGTGCAGGAAAAGACATCACGTTCACACATGATGGCGGCACAGGAATGGATGTTGTAGCTGCTGGTGCTTTTGATATCTCTGCTGGAGCTGCTTCCACATGGAAGACAACTGCTGGAGCGCTTACTGTTAGTGCTGAGGCAGATGCAGCCGCTTCACTTGTTATCACAGGCTCTGGTATTAAGATTGATGGTTCTGCAGGTCGAGGAATCACCATTGGTGATACAGCTGGCTGTGCAGTCTCACTTGGTAACGCTGTGTCAGAAGTTACAGTTAATGATAATTTGACTGTAACTGGTGATCTTACTGTTAATGGTGCTACAGTCACAGTTGATACAACAAACTTAACTGTTCAAGATCCTGTCATTACTCTTAATGAGGGAGGCCAGGCATCCAACGCCAACCAAGGTCTTCTCTTCACTTCCGGTTCTTCTTCTGCTACTAAGCCAGGAGTTGCATTCGGTCGTGTTGCTAATGACACATGGGGCCTTGGAACTATCGCTGTTCCATCTAGTGGTACCATGACTACAGTCGCTGGTATGACCACATCTGATATGGCACTTAGAGCTGGTAAGTTTGAGCTTGACTCATCTTCTGACTATATTGAGCTTGATACTAACGTTAAGATTGTAGCTGCTGCTGATATCATTCTCGATCCAGCTGGTAACAACGTTCTTCCGGGCGGTGACTCAGCTGACTCACTCGGTGCCTCTGGTACAGCTTGGGCTGCACTCTATGTTGATAACATTGATCTAAACGGTCAGGGTTCAATCAGTGTGGGTGGTACAGGTCGTATTGATCTAGATGGAGATGACGATACCTCAATCCGAGCTTCTGCTGATGATATTATAACATTCGAGGCAGGTGGTTCTGATAGGCTTCATGTTGGTGCTGCAGCAATTTATCCAGAAACAACTGATGAAATTTCACTAGGTACTTCATCTAAGAACTTTAGTGATCTATTCCTTGACAGTGGTGCTGTTATCAACTTCGACGGTGGTGATGTTACACTTACACACTCAGCTGGTGCACTTACAGTTGGTGGCGACGGTACCGTCGGTATCAATCTTGCAAATCACGAGATGACAAACGTTGATATTGACTCTGGTGCTATTGATGGAACAACAGTCGGTGCGGCTTCTGCTGCTGCTGGTACATTCACAACTCTTGACTGTACTGATGGCGCTTTTGCTATTGTCAACCTTGACATCGATGGTGGAACAGACATCGGCGCTGCTCTCGCAGATGCTGATCTAATCATGGTCGACGACGGTGCTGGCGGTACAAACCGAAAGTCAGCTGTAAGTAGAGTTGCTACTTATGTCATTAGTAAAAGATCTAAGGCAATTCTATCTGGAACTGCCTATAGTGCTGATGCTGATGTTAACACAGGGCTTGGTTCAACTTGGACAGATGCTGGTGTAGCTGCCAAAGAAGTTTATGTCAATGGTCAGCTTTTAACTGCTGGTAATGATGCTGCTTCAAATGGTGACTGGTATCCAGGAGGCTCTGCAGGTAGAGTTAAGTTTGAGTTTGCTCTTCTGGTTGATGATATTGTAACGTTTGTTGTCTGGGGCTAATCTAGCTTTTTAGACAAGGTGACATTTTTTGGGGGACCCTTCTTCGGGGTCCCCCATTTTTTTAAAATTACAAATCACTTCTCTTATAAACGATTTTTCTATTGATGATATTATTTTTTTATTTGAGAGGTTATAGTGAGTTCTGGCTTTAGAAATTTTGAAAATTTAATTGAAGATCTTTTTGATCTGAAATCGTCACATCAGCCCGATCGTGATGAAAGAAGTTTTGATATGGGAATGGCCCTTGCTTTTAAGTGTGTGAGACAAATGTGCATCGATGAGATTAACAGAATAAAAGATGACAACACAGAGCTGGCAAGATATGTTGAGAATTTATCAAATAGGTTAATTAACGGGATATCTATTGTTAGAGAGAAAAATATGATGGAAGCTAAAAGTTCTCAAAGTAAGACTGAGATCTTGGATGATATAATTGACTTAGTTTCTGGGTATAGGGATCAGGTTAAAAAAGATTTAGAAAAAATTCAATCTATTGAATCAGGCGACGCCCTGAAGACACCTATTAGAAAAGTTGGTGAGAGACCTGTGAAACTAAAAGATCAGAGAAATAAACAGGCAGACGAGGATTAATTTAAAATGGCAATTAATATTGTCAAAACTGTAAACTTTGGAGTTTCAAAAACTGGGCTAAGCGGTCCGGGATACAGGATCTATAATACGAGCGGCGCTTCAAGTGGTAGTAGAGTCACTAGCGGAGTCGGAGAAGTATATGCCGGATCTGGTATTTACTCTGCTAGTGTTCATGTTGCTGATAACTTTACTGGATATGTTCTTTGGGATACCGGTGAGGGAACACCGGTCTTCGCATCAGAAGATATAGATAATACAATTAGCACGCTAACAATGATTTCCTCGAGTGTTGATTTTACAAGAGATATGACCGCGGGCAGGTGGAAACTTGATGACAGCCTGAATCAAATGATATTTTATAAGGATGATAATTCAACTGTTGTTGCAAGATTTGGAATGTCAGGAAGCGACGGTTCTCCCACAGTCTCTGAGGTCCATGAGAGAAGAAGACTCTAATGACAATTATTTCAAGAGGCTTTGGGTCAACAAGCTCTAACATTATTGGGCACGGCTTCGGGCCAGATCCCGTGACTGTGGCTGCTGTTGAAGAAGAGCTTAGAAGGACAGGAAGATCAAGCAGAAGATTTGAACCACTATTTCAGCCTCCAAAGTTTGATGTCTATAAGCTCACAGCAATTTTATCATCTGTAAATGATTTAAAAATAGATCCTCCAATTAAATCTACAATTAGCACAATAGTTGATGATAGTGATGAGTTTACTGTAAGTCACAAGGGTCAGATTAGAATTACAAAGACAAAGCCAAAAGAGGGAATATTTATTAAAGTTATCAAACTCTTTAAGAGAGAATAAAAAATGCAAAAAATAGACTTAGATCTTGACAAAGAAAACGAACTTGTCTTTAGACTAGCAATAGAGGGAACAAAGCCTGCATCACCAAAAAGTAGATTTATGCTTGAAACAGAAGATTTTTCTCTATCATTCCCGTCTCAGCGCCATAGTGGCGGAGAAGTAACTATATTAATACCATCTCTTCAAAATGTTATAAAAGAGGGAGTTTATTCAGGTTCGCTTGAAGTGATCATAGATGATAGAGTTTTTACTCCAATTAAAATTGACACAAATTTTAAAAAATCTGTTAGCGTAGTTGCTGAAGCTGTTATACCTAAGAAAAGAGAGACTCAGGTATCTGTCTCTTCAGTAGTGGCTGTAAACAGACAAGAATCACAAGTCTTGAATAGAAATTCAGGATCACAAAAGAAAGAAAATAAAAAGAATCAAATCAATGAGTCTTTACCTTCTAGGGCCGGACCTCCCCAGAGAACAAGGGCTCGTCCACCGCAAAATCTAAGAAGAAAGACAAATGATGAAAATAGAATGCTAGAGTCAAAGATTAGAATGCTTGCTAAAAAGAAGAAAATTTCCCTATCATCAGAACAGGTTATGGAAATAATTAAAAAATATAAAACTACTAACAGCTAGAGGATTTTCTCATGATATTATATTGTTATCTTGCAGTAGCTTTTATTCTTTTAGTCTCTTACCTTCTTAGAATTGAATCTTGTCAATTTGATCTAAGAATTTCGAGATCAAGAGAAACAAAGGCTCTTATGAAGAGAAAGATTGATAAAAGTATTCAAGATATTAAACTAGTTCTTATTTGGCCATTATTACTATACAGACTTGTTATTGAGTCTATCAACGCAATTAAAGATTCAAAGTTATAATGACTAATGTGAGAGTCTCAAATAGATCTCTCCTCTTAATAAAATATCTCGATGAAGAGCTTAGAGAGTGTCAAGCTTCTTGTGAAGTCGCTCGACAAGAAATGGAATCTAGAATAAGACAGCTTCATTTTGATCTTAACGTTTTTGATTCCGACTTAGATAAGGGCTACCAAGAATTAGACTCTAATAGTCATAAACAGACATTAGAAGATGGGTCAGGATGCTCTGATAATAGTCTAGGTGAAGATTGTGAAATTTCTAAAAAATCTAAATCTCACCCACCCTGGGCTAAAAAACTATTCAAGAAAATTGTCTTTTTAACACACCCAGATAAGATTCCATCCGCCCTAAATAGTGACATGAAGGATAGACTTGTTAGCCAATATCAGCTAGCAAAAGAATCAATAGACAGCTATGAATATGTTTCTGTGGCTATTATAGCATTTGATTTAGATATTTCTCCAATTGAGATTGACTTTAGCGATTCTGATATATTTAAGAAAAAAGAGAAAGAGATTTCAAATAAGATAGCTTCACTTAAGCGTACGATTTATTGGACTTGGTCAAACTCTAGTGATAGTCAAAGAGAACAAATAATGAACCAGTTTTTAAAGTCTAGAGGGTGGGACACTTCTGAAAGCATGAGAAAAAAATCTAGAAAGGGATCCGGAAACCATCCTGGAAAATCTATTTCATGGATAAGAAAGCTAGAAAAAACAACAGATTCTTAGTAAGTAGATTTGGTATCCGCTAGCTATTAAACTTCCGCAGCCTAGCAACACCGTCAGTCACAGTCACATATGTCTGATGTGTGACCCAGTCACCTGCATTAATATAGGTCTTAATATTTTGATCTTCATCAACCCAGATTAAAGCCTCTGGTATGTGCGTATGACCCATAATGAATACATCAATCTTCGGATGATGTCGAAGAATATTGATAATGCTTCTTAGCTTATGCTTTTTAATTTGAATCTCTGTCCACCACGTTGTGAAGTCAAAGTTGAAAGTGAATTCTAGCATGTTTTGAACTATAGAAAGAAATTTAACAAACACTCTATTTGCAAGAGCTCCTTTTTCATATATGTCACCATGCTCAACTCTAAACTTTCTGTTGCCTTCCTCGAAGTCATATCTTTTCACGAATGTGACATTAAAGAATGTCTTTCCGATAACATTGACTAAGCTTTCATCGTGATTTCCTACGACGTATATTATTCTTTTATTGTAGTCTATTGCCTCTATGATTTCCATACATCGTTCTGTAAATACTGGTATCTTAATAAAGTCAATAATGTCACCAGCTAAAATCAGCTGATCGTAGTCTTCGGATTTAAGAAAGCTGAGAAGAGAATTAGACTTATAGAACTTTGTTCCAATATGAGTGTCTGATATGATTACTCTCTTCATGTTTTAGATATGCCCTAAGAATATTTATATTATACACCAGGCGCATTGAATTAAAAACATTAATACAGTTTTAGATTTGATGTTTATAATCAAAAAGTCAATTCAATTGAATTGAAAAAGCTAGATAGAAATAAGAGATAGAAGAATTATATTTTTGTCTAGTGAGTTCAAAAAATAGGGAGAAACAATGAACGAATATAGACTTTCTGATGAAGTGATTGCACAGATCGCCAAGATTATCCAGGTTGCAATCTTGACAGGCACAGACGTCGTTGATAATCTTAGAATGATGAGAGTTACAAACTCAAGTGATGAAGAAAGCGTCCTTACACTTACAGACGGGTACAAAGACATGAGTGAAAGCCAGATAGCTGATTTGCTTGAAAAGGCTTCTCAAGCCTCTGAAATGACTATGGCAGACGCGCTTGAGATCGAGGGAGATCTAAATTGAATGACGACAGGCTTCGAGTCATGTTTGATCTAAGAGAGAGGTTTATGCTATCGCTTAAGGAGAAGTTCCCCGACGCTTACCCAGCTTGGCCGCTTGACCTAAGTAAGAAAAGTGATCAACAGCTTTGTAGAGATATGGCACTAAGAGGAGTTGAAGAGATGTTTGAAGCATTACAGCACCTTAAGAACTGGAAGCCTCATCGACAGACAGAAGTTAGTGAGTTTGATCATGATGCTTTTTTAGAAGAGGTAGTCGATGCATTTAATTACTTTTTTTCTTTGATCATTTTATCAGGAAGCTCAGCAGATGACCTATATAATTCTTATATAAAGAAGGACTTCATTATACATGAGCGCCTCGATAAAGGATACTAGCTTTGCAAAGATAAAGCTAGAAACATGCCATCAAGACCCTATCTGTTTTTCTTCCCCCAAAGAGCTTAAAAAAATATTAAGTGAAACTAATGAAAAAATACATACCGGTGTGATAGAATTTACATGTAATGAGGGGTCTAGGCCTCTTGTTGATGAACGTGGATATACACAAATGTCTTCTTTGGTCTTTGATCAGACGCATTCAGATGCTATTATATCCGCTTTTAAAGATGTTTTTCTGAGGGGGAAAAATGAAAACCAATCTATCGAGCCTGTTTCAGACACAAAAGCAGTTTAATGATCTATTTTTCAATAGAGATAACTTAAGTCAAATTGAAAAAGAGGAGATTACTAAGTCGCTATCTTTGGCATTGCACTCTGAGATATCTTCAATGATATCTGGAATTAACTTTAAGGATCATAAGTGCAGCCGAATCGAGATAGACGTCAATAAGATTCTTTACGAGTCGGTCGATGCATTCAGATATATCATAGCAATTATGAACCTTTGGGGAATATCTCATGATCAATTTACTGATGCATTTGATGATAAGGATCTCTACCTCAAGACCTGTCACAAGATAGAAAGAAATACCTGGGACGGTCGACCTGTCTTGATAGTCGACATGGATGATGTCATCGTTGGATTTAGAGATGGATTTATTGGATGGCTTCGAGATAGATACGCTGTTCATGTGGATCCAGAATGTCCAGAGTACTATACTACCACCGCAGTGAAGGAAAAGGGTCTTAATCCGGAGTCAGTTTTCTTTAGCTTTATTTCTGAAAGAAAACTTCGAGATCTAGAGCCGATCGGAAACATGATTCAAATTTTAAATAAGCTTCACGATTTAGGATACTGGATTCAGCTGCTTACAGCTCGACCTGAGGAGAATCTTCTCTGTTGTTATGATACATACAGATGGCTTGAGTCATCTGGCCTAAAGTATGATAGGCTTAACTTTAGCGGAGAAAAATATCGATGGCTTGCTCAGTCAGAATATTATGATACTGGGTCAATCGTTTGTGCCATTGATGATTCGCCTAAGCACTCTGCAGAGTATGCCAAGCATGGTATCAACGTTATCTCCCCTTTGACATCTTATAATAGAGAGCTTGAAACTGTTGATAGGGTCAGGTTTTATGCTGATGATTCAGATGTTTTAGAGATGATAAGGGAATTATCAAAAAACGTGTAGCTTTGGCTTATGTTTGGTATAATGTAGTTGTGGAAATTATTTCACTTTTTAGGAGAATATAGTAATGCGTAAATTGTTTTTTGGTAGTCTTGTTCTATCTTTTCTTGTTGCAGGGTCATCTTTTGCAGACAGCCCGACAGCACCTACAGAAAAAAAGACAGTAGTTTCTGAAAAGTCGACAGAGCTGCCTTCAACTCGACTAGATCGTTCAGAGTTTACAATGTGTCGATCTGAAATCGAAAATGAATCGACAAAGTTTTATAATATTGGCAGCATGTGTGCTGATGGCCTTTTCGCTCTGATGGAGGGGCGGGGCTGTGAGAATATCGTTCACGAAACTGCAGCCGGTGGATGGACATATCACTACTGCGCAGAGGCGGATACATGCGACCGTCTACACAACAGCGTGTTTGTAGTTGCTTCTGTTGATCTTAACATTCCAGAAATTTTCCCTGTAGAAGATTATGAAATGTGGTGTATGGATAACAATTATGCAATTCTTCGTCAGCCCATTGAGAGTGATCTTGAAGAATAGATACATTTTATAAAACCTAATAATTGAGCTGGCTTTGCCAGCTCTTTTTTTATTTATCTTTAATACAGATTCGATGTCTTTGTTATAATATTTTATTACCACATGAGGAGAAAAATGCCCCAAAATAAAAATCTAGAACCCGTTAATCTTCCAATGACACTAAGATTTGATGAGGAGCCTACTACAGAGTTTCTTAATGATCTAGATGCCTTAACCATTGAGCTAGTAGATCATCCTACAGCTGAGCAGATGAGAGACGTTGCTTGGAGGTACGTGAAGGCAACCTGGGCAGATGACCCAGACTTTACAAATCCATCAGGTGTATCACAGGAGGACCTAAGTGAAAATCTTGAGGACGTTCTTTGTTTTCGAGCCTTACCGACCCCGATGGAGATTTTTAGCTTTACATTTAAGTTTGCAGGAATTGATCTCCAGACAGTGACTCATCTTATTCGTCACCGAGCAGGCTCGTGGGCAGCACAGTGCACAGGGGACAGGTTTCTTCATCACGAGCCCTGTCTCGTTCCAAGCGCTGTCGAGAACAGTCCAGACCTTTATCGTCGATGGAAGCGTCATGTAGAGGATGCTAAGCAGCTTTACGCAGACATGGTTGATACCCGTCAGATCTCAATGATGGATGCAAGAACCATTCTTCCCAAGTGTCTCTCAACATTCTACTACGGTCGCTTCAATCTCAAGGACATCATCGGCTTTGTCAAGCAGCGCTCAGACAAGCAGATCCAACCTTCAGTTGATAATCTTATTGCTGCTAAGATGGCTGCAGAGATTATCAAGGTTCTTCCTGAGGCAAGTGCTGTAATTGGAACAAGGACACTCACAAGCCCGGCATGGCACTATATCAAGAATGTTCGTGCTGGAACCGGAACTAATCTTTACTGGCCAGATGATGACAGTGATGAGCACATTGAATATCATCCAAATGATACAATCTATCAGGCTCATCGATATGATCTAAATGGAACAAATCCATCTGATGATGAGGCTGATGGAAACACTAAGTTTAGACAGATGTGGAACAGTCTAATAGAAGAAATCTCTATACTTGAAGCGATGTACAGGGATTCTTAAATTGAATCAAGACAACTTCCAGATCGGGAGCTGGCTCCGTGTTAAGGACGGAAGTGTTCTTACAAAGACGCTTCCCAGTGTCTTAGATTGCTTTTGTGAAAAACATCCCATGACGAGTGGTCCAGTAATAGATAGATTTGAAGAGGGAGAAGTTAGAAATATTGCCTTGTTTGGTCTTCCGGGATCTGGAACAACAGTCGTCTTACAAGTCGTTAATCACCTTGCTCCTAACAGAGCTGTAAGATCTCATGAGTTCAAAGACACATGTCCTATGATTTTTAAGTTTAATAAAATATTTTATACAATTAGAAATCCATTTGATGTTTTTTCTTCTATGGCGAGAAGATTTGTAGAAAACGATCCCTTAGTTGACTTTGATCGAGCAATGAAAGACTCACTTAGATTTATGAGATTTAATAAATATATTACCTCTATGAAAGGAATTATAGATACACCTGATGTTGAAGTTTGCTTTTTAAGATACGAAGACTATTTTGACAATGAAGCAAAAAGGATAGAGGCCTTATCTAATTTTTTAAATCTTGATTTAGACAATAATGAGATCTTAGAGATTGCCAGATTTTTTTCTGTAAACGAAAATATTAAAAGAGTGGAAAAAATATTTGGCAATCTAAATAGCACGGGTCCCAGACTTAAAGACAAAGAAAGTCAATTAAATTCAAATCACATAGGTCCATCAAGAGGCGCACCGGGTTCAGGGCAGAATCTAAGCAAAGAGATTCGATCCATGATTTATGCAAAGCACCGGTGGTACTTTGATACCTTTAACTATGAAAATTTATAATACACATATCTTAAAGATGATATGATTTTTTGAAAAGGAGAACTTAGATGTTTAAGAAAAAAATATACCTTGCAGCGGGCTGGTTTAACCCAATTCAAGCTCTAGAGTTAACTCAGCTTGAAGAGGTTTGTGACAATAGAGACTGGATTGATCTTGCTAGTCCGAGGCGAATTTTTGTTTGTCCGCCAAATGCTCCAAAGCACGTTCAAGATGAAACGTTTGACGGAAACTTGCATCACATTGAGACAGCAGATTTTCTTATTGTCAATACACGTGATAAAGATATTGGGACGATCTGGGAAGCAGGATATGCTTTTGCAAACAAGGTTCCGATCGTCTATTTTTGCAATGGCCTTCCTGAAGGTGCTAAGTTTAATCTAATGCTTGCGAGAAGCGGTGTCAAGGTTTGCACTTCTTTTGAGCAGCTTGAAGATTATCTGGATCGATGTTTTGCTGATGGTGATCTTATCTGTGAGCCATACGACCAAGAAATTGAATAAATTATAAAGATTTTATAATTAATTTTTAGAATGTCTAATGATTATTATCATGTTCTAGGGGTCTCAAAAGAGGCGACAGAAAAGGAGATAAAGGCGGCTTATAGAAAGCTAGCTATGAAATATCATCCTGATAAAAATCCAGACAATCCAAGTGCTGAGTCTAGATTTAAGGAAGTATCTGAAGCATATTCAGTTCTTTCAGATTCAGAAAAAAGATCTAACTATGACAGATTCGGGACAGCAAGTCCACATCACGGACACGGATTTTCTCATGAAGATATATTTAGCAGATTTTCTGACTTCTTTGGGGGTGATGGGTTTAGTGACTTCTTCGACGGAGGTCGGAGGCCAGCACATCGAAAGGGGTCAGATCTCCTTATCAGAGTTAGAGTTTCTCTTGATGAAGTCTTGGGTGGTTTAAAGAAAGAGATAAAACTCAAAAGAAGAGAAAATTGTGAACCCTGCAGCGCACAGGGCTTTAGGTCTGAAAGCGACGTTGCAAGGTGCTCAGATTGTGGTGGCTCCGGAGCTGTAACTCAGAATATGGGGTTTATGTCTTTTTCCTCAACCTGCGAGAGGTGCAACGGTCGCGGAGTGACAATCAAGAATAGATGCCAGACATGCGGTGGATCTGGAGAGGTTGTTGAGTCTAGAAGCATAAGCGTCAACATTCCACCCGGTGTGAGTTCAGGCACTAGAATGAAGCTATCTGGGCTAGGCCACCGTGATGCCGGAACAGATATTCCAGGTGACGCCTATCTTGAGATTCTTGTTGATTCTCGTCCTGGATTAGAAAGAAAGGGATCAGATGTGCATAGCAAGATTACGATCTCATTTGGTGAGGCGGCTCTGGGCTGTGAGAAGAAGATAGCGACAGTTGAAGGTGACAGGGTTGTGATAATCAAGCCAGGGCTTCAGCCTGGATCAATGCTGTCTTTAAGTGGTCAGGGCTTACCTACTGAGATAGGCTCTCCTGTTAGGGGATCTCACATTCTTCACGTTAGTGTTTCTGTACCGTCTCAGCTTGATGCTGAGGAGCAAGCTCTAATTCAGCGCCTAGAAGAGATTAGAAAGTCTAAAGACGTGTAAACCTCTCTAATCTGTGTTACAATTATAGCAACATAAGAAAGGATAAGAATGTCTAAATTTAGTCAATTTTCTGTGCCTAAGCACTTTGCAGGCCTTCACGCTCATGATGGTAGTTCTGTCTATGATGGATTGGGATATCCAGATGAGCACATCGATTTTGTGTTGCAAAATGAGATGAATGCCTTTGCTCTGACAAACCACGGCCACATGAATTCAGCTGCTCACGCACACAACTACTCAAAAAAGCTTAAGAATAAAGGTGTCAATTACAGGCATATCTACGGCTGTGAGTGCTACTTTGTTGACTCACTTGATGAGTGGAGTCAGGACTATCACGAGCACAGAGAGGCAGTGCGCCTGGAGCGAGAGGCTAAGAAGAAGGTTGCGCTTGTTGACACAGGCGATGAGAATGAGGGCCTTGTCATCGAGAATGAGGCAGAGTCAAAGAATGAGAGGGGCTCTTATCCTGCATGGAAGCGTCGGTATCACCTTGTCGTGCTGGCAAAGAACTACAAGGGGCTGCAGAATCTCTTTAGATTGGTCAAGAGATCATACAAGGAGGGGTTCTATAGGTTTCCTCGTATCGACTATAAGATGCTTAAGGAGCACTCTGAGGGGCTTATTGTCTCAACAGCGTGCGTCGGAGGTAGGCCCTCAGGTCATATCTACCAGAGCTTCGAGGGTAAGAAGTTTGATGAGTTGACACCTGACCTTGTTGATGACCCAGCAGTTCTCAATTCTATCATGAGAAAGCTTGAGAACATGACAGATAGATTTGTTGACGCTGTTGGTGAGGAGAATTTTTTCTTAGAGGTACAATTCAACGACCTTGTTGCACAAAATCTTACAAATAGGTGTCTAATTGAGCTTTCAAAGAGAACTGGGATTCCACTTCTTGCAACAGCTGACTCTCACTACTGTAATCCAGACATGTGGGAGGCACGTGAGATGTATAAACTTCTTGGAAGAATGGGGTCTCGTGGAGCTGAGATGCCCAAGATTCCTAAAAAGGAAGATTTAAAGTGTGAGCTCTATCCTAAAAATGCTAAGCAGATGTGGGATGAATTTGGAAAGAGTTATGGCAAATATGACTTCTACAAGGGAAGTGAAGATGTCGTTCGTGAAGCAATTGAGAGATCTCACGGAATTGCTTGGGACATGTGCGAAGAGGTCTGGTTTGACGGATCAGCAAAGCTTCCAAACTTCGGAACACCTGAGAAGCCCGCGTTTACGCAGCTTGTTGAACAGGTAAAGCAAGGGATGATCAAGGAAGAGCTTCATGATAAGCCTGAATACATTGAGCGAATCAGAGAGGAGATGTCTGTTATCAAGCAGCTTGGGTTTGAAAATTACTTTTTGACCCTTACCAAGGTCTTTGAGAAGTCGCAGCACAGAACACTTCTAGGCCCCGGTCGTGGCTCCGGTGGCGGTAGCTTGGTCAACTACGTCCTAGGGATTACACACATTGATCCAATTAAATACGGGCTTCTGTTTGAGAGGTTCCTTGGCATTCACAAGGCAAGCTGGCCTGATATTGATTCTGATGTAGGTGACAGAGATGTTCTTATTGATGTCTCTAGAGATCTGTTTGGTGACGATGCTGTTATACCTGTTTCTAACTTTAATACCCTTAAGCTTAAGTCTCTTATCAAGGACATCGGCAAGTTTTATGGTATTCCGTTTGATGAGATCAATGCCCTAACAGGCCCGCTTGAAAGAGAGGTGATGCACCGAGCGATGGGTGATCACGAGGAGCGGTCAACTTATGTCTTGACCCACGAGGATTGTCTTAAGTATAGTGATGCCTATCTTGAATTTATGTCAAAGTATCCCAAGATTGCTGAGCACGTTCAGACACTTTTTATGGAGCCTCGGTCTATCGGCAGACATGCTGGCGGAGTCCTAGTTTGCCCTGATATTGAAAGTCACATGCCTGTCATCAAAGTGAGAGGTGAGCTCCAGACGCCATGGTCAGAGGGCATGAACTGGCGACATCTTGAGGAGAATGGGTTTCTTAAGTTTGACTTTCTCGGTCTGGCAACGCTGAAGATGGTCGAGGATTCAATCCGTCTAATTTTAAGAAACCAGGGTGTTGAGAATCCTACCTTCGATCAGATCAATGAGTTCTTTGACGCTCATCTAAATAGTAGATTTAATGCTATGGACGACCAGAAGGTGTGGAAGTATGTCTATCACGGTGGCAGGTTTGTTCAAATCTTTCAGTTTACCAACACCGGTGCTAGAAAGTTCTGCGTGGCAGCCAAACCTACATCTATTGAGGACCTTGCTACAATCACAGCAATCTATCGACCTGGCCCGCTGGCTGCAAATGTCCATAGGAAATACGTCAAGGCAGGCCTAAATCTAGATGAGATCACATACGACCACCCAGTTCTTGAAGAGCTGCTTAGCGAAAGTCGTGGGTTCGTTGTCTTTCAGGAGCAGTTCATGCTCATCGCTCAGAAGCTCTGTGGTTTTGACAAGGGTGCATCTGACAAGATGAGAAAGACGCTAGTCAAGAAGTCACTTGACATGAATGCTAAGAAGGCGCAGGAAAGGACAGATCTTAGGAAGAAGTTTATTACCGGTGCAGTTGAGCTATCTGACATGGATGAGAACAAGGCAGTTAAGCTTTATGAGACCATTGAGGCTTTCTCTGCCTACGGCTTCAACAAGTCACACGCTGTCGCCTATGCTGTTGACTCATACTACTCTGCCTGGTTGCACACTTACTATGAGAAGGAGTGGCTGGCAACGTGCCTGCAAACTTGGAATGGATCCAATAAGTTCGGCAAACTGATAAGTGAGATTAAGACTCTAGGATATAAGATCCTAAAGCCTGACATCAATTACTCCTCAGATGTCTGGGTCTACAGTGAGGAGCGTGAAGGATTTGTTCCACCCTTGACAGCTATCAAGGGTGTTGGAAGCTCCGCAGTTGAGGAGATTATGAGAAATCGCCCTTTTGCTAATTTTGATCAGATGCTCTTCACAGAGGATGGCAAGTGGAAGCCCTCTAAGATGAATAAGACCTGTTTTGACTCTCTTTGCAAGGTCGAGGCTTTTGGCTCTTTAGATGAGGTCTCTGGTGGTGCTGTAAGGAATCATCATCAAATCTATGAGATCATCGTTGGAAATTATGACCTGCTTAAGAAAGGTCGCCACGGTATGACAAAAACAGCGGCAAAGAAGCTAATGAAGTCGCAGGGCTTTGTTCCTAACTTTATCGAGGAAAAAATCATAGAAAACTACGACCTTGAGGATTGGCCGCGTGCTGTTAAGATTGGCAACAGTGTTGACCTAATGGCAGGGGCAGACGAGGAGCTGGTCTTTCCGCCGCGGATCATGAAGAAGATAGAAAAGGCTCAGGTGCCTGCAATCACAGCACTGAGCGGCAAAGACAAGGGAATAGTCTGGTTCTGCATTCAGGAGATCCAGGAGAAGAAGACAAAGAACGGTAAGGTCTTCTATCGGATGCGAGTCTGTGATAATAACTCAGAAAGTGTCTGGCTACGTGTCTGGACCAAGTTTAAAAAGACCCCTGAGCCATACACCATGTGGCTGTCTGAGGTGGCCTCTACTGAAAACTGGGGTTGCTCTACATCTTCCTACAAGATGAAGCAGTTAAGTGTATAAGGAGATACTTATTATCTGAGTGTGCTACAGCATGAAGATAACAAGAAGACATTTAAGAAGAATCATAAGAGAAGAGCTTCTTAGTGAGCAGTTTGCACAAGGCCTTGGGCACGAACCTGGTGCAGAGCAGTATGCTTCTGATCCTGATCCCGAGACAGAAGCAGGGTGGATAGATAAGTGTTGTCACACATGGACACAGATAGATCCCCCGCCGGGTAAGATGGCACCATACTATGTTGATGCTTGTGGTAACCCAAGAGGTGAGCCCTACGTTGTGGGAGGAGAGCGCAAGTATTCATGCACATGGTCACGGGGTCCTGATGTTGACCTGGTCGATCGAATTGTAGACTTTGCTGCAGAAGAGGTCTTTCCAGATTTTATGGAAATTGCCATCGCAACACCGAAGTGGTTGTTGGACACCACAGTAGACATGGTTGTTGAAACAAGCAAGGATCTGCTAATCGTAGGAACAGTCATGACTACAAAGGGTGCTGTTCTTAAGACTGGAGTCATTACACCAGAACAGTATGTGCAATCTCTTCTTAATCTTGCAGTCTTTGTCTTGCTGTGGTATGGCGGTCCAGTTGCATTCAGGGCTGCTGGCAATGTCCTTTTTTCTGCTCCGTCGACTGCTACAAACAGAATGGCTGGCGAGGCGGTAGAGAATTTAGTGTGGGCGAGAGCAAATACTTATTCTGATGACGTAGTAAGAGGGTCGTCAGATGCAGTGAAGTATACTGCTAAGACTATGGACGATGCGATTACTGCCTCTAGAAGCCCAGCTGCAGCCAGCCCGTCACAAAGAACAACGGCATCACCTGATAAACCTGCAGCTTCTGTAGAGAGCCAGGCAGTAGATGAAATAATCCAGTCTCAGAAAGCAGCAGCAAGACAGGAGGCGAAATCTGAGCTTGCGAGAAGGAGCCAGGAAGCTCGAGCTGAATTAGGGACGGACGTCCCGCAACCTGTCGGAGAACCGGTTCCCCTGATTCTTAGAAGGCCCAGCTCGACGCAGCGGTCTGGGTGGGAAGACACTGTTAGAGTTGCTATGGGCGCATCTAAAAATCTTCCTGATATTGCATATACAACCTTTGCAAAAAAGCTTCTAGTTCGCATAGCCCAAGGCTTGGAACGATCGTCCGCCGATGACATCATGGTCATATATCCAGATAACATCCCGACCAGGCCTCCCTGGCTCAGCAGCGAGCCGCCCCCACTCAACCAGGTGTCGATCAGGCAGTTCACACTTAGTGATGTGATATCTTCTTGGGAGAGAATTCCCGGAAACCCTGCTGGAAAAGGGTTTAAGGATTTTGAGCCTGAATTGATTGCATTTAACATTAGGAATGTGCTGGCAAGAGAAGAGGCAGAGCAGCTGGCAGCACAGATGTTTGATCAGTTTCCAGTTATGTCAAGTGTATACGGGAAGCCATCTCGTTTTATTGATGAATTTTATAATAATTTTGCTATCAGAGTGGGACGCACTTCAATCAACAGACTTGGAGCTCAGTACCCAAATCATATCGAAATAACACCCTTTAGAAGTGGAAATGCTCTTTTAGATAAGTGGGTAGGAGGTAGACCGGGATCTAGGCCCCCTCCGCTACTCGGTGGGACAAGACAGTTTATAGCCAATACCCTAGACGATAATTCTCGTGTCTATACACATGAGCTTGATCACTGGTTTAGAACAAAAGTAATCGAAAAGACAGGCGCAGACCCGAGCCGACAATACAGGGATGTCTACGACGCAGAAGGGATGGTCATCCGCGAGAACTGGCTAAAAAAATGGTGGGAGTTTGAGGCTGAGTTCACAACAGTTCAGTTCAGGCTTTTAGACCAGATTGGATCAAAAGGTGCCACACCTGATGTCGTTAGAATACTCGAGAACCCAGTTGAATTTGAGAAATATTTTCTTGCAAATCTCAAAGGCATCACTGTAGATTGGGAAGAGCCTATCTATAATCAATTGATGCAGCGGATAAGGGGAAGGCTGTTTGATACTGAGAGAGGTCTTTACTGGGCTCTTAGAAGGGCTCTTGAAATTCCAGACCCACCAAGGAAGCCTCTTCCAGAAAATATCCAGATAAATTTGAGAAGATGGTCGACGTTAGCAGGCATAATTTAGCTTGAAAATTTAGCTGTCTATATGTTATAATGTAGCATGCTTAGATTTCCTACCGCTACGTTGTTCATTGAAGGCCCAGATTGTTCTGGTAAAACAAGTCTCATCAATCAGATTCACGCTGAGACAAAGTACTCGTGGCACATAATGGATCGGTCTCAGTTCTCTAGGAAGCTTTTCTGCGATCTTTACAATAGAGTTGTACCTACAGCTAGCGATGATCTTTACTTTGAGATGGGAAATCTTAATAATCGATATGTCTTTTTGCTTCCACCGCTTGATGCGATCTTAAGTAGATTTGAAGACAGGGGTGATGAGTTACATGATAAAAAGTCTCTGATCCAGGTCTACAAGACATTTGGAAAGCATGTTGAGAGAATTAGGACTTTTCCAAACGTTACTGTGATATACGATGAGCCTTCGGTTAAAGATCTCTCGAAAAGGGTGTGTACATCGCTGCACTTCACTGAGAAGCCGCAGCTAAGAGAGGTATCAGATCAGGTCATTGATCTTGTAGCTGTTAGAGGCGATGAGTCATATCCTGTAAAGTTTACCCTATACGATGATGGCAAGTTTGAAGAAGCAGACCCAGAAATTTTAAATTATAAGCCTGAGTCAGAATATTATCAGAGAATATTTTCTGAGCTGCACAATAAGATCACTGATGAGCTAGCTGGAAAGAATGAGTATGACAGAGTTGAGGATCACACCTCAAGAAGGTTTGTCTACTCTGATAGCACCTGTATCTCTTTTATTCAGGTGGGAATTAGAGATAGAATTATGGACTTTCACGTTGTGATCCGTTCTACAGATGTTAAAGAGATTTTTCCCTATGATTTAAAGTTTTTGTACTATCTTGCTTCAACGTGTTTTAATAGGTTTAATGACGTGTGCAATGGTGTTAGATTGAGATTTGACTTAAACTCTGCGCACATTATAAGATAAAATTACATAAAGGAGCGCTATTATGAAAAAGAAAGCATTGGTGACAGGCGGCTGCGGATTTATTGGATCAAATCTATCAAAGAGTCTTGTAGAAGATGGGTGGACTGTTGATATAGTCGATGACATGTCATCAGGAGATCTAAACCTTCTCTCAGGGACCAGCATGCGCGTTGTTCCTATTGATCTATTGAGAAACTATTTTGAATCCCCGGCAGCAGAAAAGAGAGAGACTGACCAGCTTTTAGTCATCCAGGGTGATTTCTCTCACCAAAATACGCTGACGCTAATCAGGGAGGGCAGATATGACGTTGTCTTTCACCAAGCAGCTATTCCAAGAGTTTCATTTTCTGTTGAGAATCCATCAGCTACGACAGATGTCAACGTAGCTTCTACAGTTAGATTGTTTGAAGCCTGCATAGACAATGTCAAGAGGATTGTTTGGGCATCTTCCTCTTCTGTTTACGGTGGAGCTGATGTCATGCCAACGCCGACTACTGCACCAAGAAATCCCAAGTCACCATATGCTTGGCAAAAATCTACCATAGAAGATCTATCTAAGATGTTTTGTAATCTTTATGATATCGATATCGTCTGTCTGCGCTATTTTAATGTCTTTGGTCCGGGACAGCTAGCTGGAAGCCCCTATTCCACAGCAGTTTCTGCTTGGTGTCACGCAATTAAGAATGATCTTCCCCTAAGAAGCGATGGAGACGGAACACAAAGCCGTGATCTGTGCTACGTTGATAATGTTGTCAGTGCTAACATTCTTGCTGCTATTTCTGATACTGTTTTTTCCGGAAAGGCATACAATGTTTGTTGTGGAGATAGAACAAGCAATCGTGAGATTCTGAACTTTTTAACTGAGAGATTTCCTGGTATAGATATAGAGGATGCCCCTTGGCGAACAGGAGATGTCATGCACACACAAGGTGATTGGTCTGCAGCAAACATTGATTTTGGATATGAACCTTTGGTAAAGTTTTGGCAAGGGATAGAGAGAACATTAGAGTGGTGGGAATTAAAAGAAGATGAGTTATGATACTAAAAAACATGTTAAGTCTTCATGGGTTTCAAGTGGAAACAATGGTCGGATTACTGAGAAACCCTGGGGATATGAGACATCTTGGGCTGGATTCGATGGAATTCATGGAAAGACTCTTTTTATATGTGAGGGAAAGAGAACCAGCCTAAAGTATCACACATTAAAATCAGAGGTGCTTTTTGTTAGATCTGGTCGTGCTGAGGTTGAATTCGGAGATGAGCTTTCTTTAACAGACCCAGTGGGACATCCTTTTAAAAAGGAAACTGTAACGCCAGGAAGCTGCTTACTAGCTCAAAGCGGATCACCCTATAGAATAAAAGCTTTAACAGATTGTGAGATAATAGAAATAGGAAATCACCTTAGTGACAAACCTATTAGAATAGAGGATGACTATGGCAGAGCTAACTCAGAATAAAAGGCAACCTGAATTTATTATATTTACGGGTCCGATGTTCGGGTCTAAGACAACTAAACTGCTGGCAGTTGTAGATAGATTTAGATATCAGAAAAGAAAGGTCTTTGCATTTAAGCCCAAGATGGACGACAGGTATTCAAATACTGAGATAGTTACCCACTCTGGGGGAAAGATCGAAGCTGTCGGCATCAGCACGGGAAATGAGGTTATATCGTTTTTACAGGATCTAGATGAGATGCCAGATGTGATTGCTGTGGACGAAGCTTTTATGATAGATGACATTTCTGAAGTTTTAGTCTATCTATTCAGGGGCGGAATTACTATCGTTGTTTCTTCATTGCAGCTGTCAGCAACAGGAAAGCCTTTTGAGGAGGTTAGGGATATGATGCCGTATGCTACAAAGATTGAAATCTGCCCAGCAGTTTGTACAATTTCAGGAGATGATGCATACTATACACATCGAAAGCTTGAAACTATTGATGAAATTATTGTTGGGGGCGAAGAGCTATATGAGCCTAGATGTTGGAAGTATCACAGTTTCTTTAATATAGAGGGATAATATGACTCATGTTAAGCCAGGTAATGTTGACTGTGTAATATACCACGCTGATTGTACAGACGGTTTTGGTGCTGCATATTCTGCTTGGAAGCTATTGGGAAATCGTTCTGAATATTACCCCTGTAAGCATGGAACAGCTCCGCCAGATATTAAAGGAAAGACAGTTGCTATTCTTGATTTTTCTTTTGATAATGCAACTATTAAAAAGATGATTAAAGATGCTGAAGGGCTTATAGTGATTGATCATCATAAATCTGCAATGGTCGAGCTTCATGATATATCTAACACTCACTTTGATATGACCAAGAGCGGTGCAATGCTAGCATGGGAATTCTTCCACCCCGGAAAAGAATCACCAAAGTTTATTCAATATATTCAAGATAGAGATCTCTGGAAATGGGAGCTTCCATATTCTAAAGAATTTGCTGCAGCTTTTGATATGGTTCCTTTTGAGTTTGAAGAATTTGAGAAGTTCGAGGATGACTCTGTGTTTGATGATGCCATTAAGAGAGGATCGTATATACTGGCCTATAGTAAGACAGTTGTGAAGAAGGTTTGTGAAAAGGCAGTTTCTAGAAAGTACAAAGGAATGGATGTTTTAATTGTTAATTCATCACACTGGATGTCTGAGATTGGTGCACGACTATCACCTGATTGTGACTTTGCTGTAATTTGGTACTATGATCATAATGATAGAATCAATAAGATAAGTCTTAGATCTTTTCATGATCATGTTGATGTTTCTGAGATTGCTAAGGATTTTGGAGGCGGCGGCCATAGAAAAGCTGGAGGCTTTCAAATAAGTGGAGAGCTTTGTGTCGATGATATATTTGACATTGAAGAAGAGCAAGAAGAAGACGTAGTTGACACTTCTCAGGTTAAGGAAGAGATTAAAAAGCTAAAAGAGGAGTTACAGGAGAAAGGCGGTGACGTCAAGGAAGAAGAATTTGAAAAGCTCGAAGAGCAGATAGAAAAGATTGCTAGTGGTAAATCTCTAGAAAGTGAAAATCACGATAGCCAGCAAGCAGAAGATAGATGAGACCAGAATGGGATGATCACATAATAAAATGAATGATGATAAATTAAAAGATATTTTAAGAATAGCAAGAGACTATGGGTTTTGTATTGTTCCTGATGACAATGAAGTTCTTGCTATTAATCATCACACTGTTGGAGGCAGTTTTAGCCAGAAACTAGGCTATCTTGAAATAGATCCAGTTTCATTTTTTTCATCATTACAAGTATTGGGCACTGTATCATCTTGTCTCGAAAAAAAGAAAGAAGTATTTATTCATTCTCTACCTAGATCAGGAGGAAACCACCTACATGCCACACTTCATTATCATCCTGAAGTTTTTTGTCTTTCTGAAAGAGAAGATCCCAGAAACAATAGTGCACAAGATGTCTTTGGAAAATTTAGTCCTATAACATTCTATAAGATGATTAGCTCAAAATGTCTTGTCTGGAAAGTTACTGGTGTCAGAGATCCATCTTTGATTATTTACTTTGACAAAGTGTGTAAAGATCATGTTTCTATTTTTAATTTTAGGCACCCTTACTTGGTATTTTTATCAGCTAAGCGGGAAGAACTAAAGGGAAATAGCTCATATCACTGGCTCAAAGAAAGCTGGCCTAATCGTCCCAATTTGCTAAGCATAGTTTGTGATTATTTTAAAAATATAAAACAGTCACATTTAATCAATCCTGATCGAAAAATAACCTATCAAGAGATATGTGCTGCGCAGGCACTACAGCTAAGTCACATATCTTATGCAATAAATAGAGGAATTACTTCTACTATAGCATTTCATGAAGAATTGCTAGCTAATAAAGATAAAATGGAATCAATTTATAATACTCTAGGGCTAGCTTGTGACTCTCAGGTTTATTCTTTTAAAGCATTTATTAGTGATATGCAGGAGAAGAATAGTGATGACTATGATATCTCTGATGGACTTATAGGATTTGGAGGCTACAATCCCGAACGTAAGATTTTGCTTAAAGATGAGATTAACATTTTAAATGAGAATCGGCATGATGCGGAAATGATGATTGATCTTGTTTGTGAATTTTCAAAAAAAAATAATGTTGATGAAGAGGTTATTTTTAAATTTAGAGAATTTTATCTGGAAAAGATTAATAACTTGGAACAAAGATGAGACTACATCGACCTAGCTGGGATAAAATTTGGATGCAATTTGCTCAGTCAATATCAACAAGATCCTGTGATCCGCGTCATCAGGTTGGGGCAATCATAGTGACAGATGATAATACTCAAGTCCTGGCTATCGGATACAATGGAGATCAAAAAGGAGGATCTAATGCAATAGAGTCATTGGAGCCCGGTCAGTCAGGCTTTATTCATGCTGAAATTAACGCTCTAATAAAGTGTGACTACAACAACCCTAAGAGAAAGATTATGTATGTAACACTTTCACCCTGTAAGATGTGTGCAAAGTCAATTGTAAATTCTGGTATTAGTGAGGTTATCTACTTTGAAGATTACAGATCTGATGAGGGAGTTCGACTTTTATCTGAATTGGGGATTCTTGTTAGAAAATTCTAAAACTTGTTAGATAATTAATATTGTCTTTAACTGACAGTTGTGATAATGAGAGTTAAAAAGAAAAAGCTTTTAGATTTGATTTCACTTCTTATTGAAGGAAATCAAGATGCTATTGAAGAGAAGCTTAGTGTATTTGCAGGTCCAAAGGATTCTAGAAGTATTATAATAAGTAACGGCTTAAAGATAAGACATACAGATTCTGGCCTTGTTTACACAGTTGATAGGGTTTTATTTACACCCGGTGGAAATCCAGAAATAAGATGCACTCGTCCTGGGTGGTCCATAGTTATTACAGCAGATGAATTCAAGGATTATGAGAGGCACTAATGTCATTTACCAATAAAGATCTTAAAGAAAACATAAGAAAGTCTTTAAGCTTTGATCAAGATAAAGAGCAGCTTGCTGAAGCCTACGTTGCCCAACAGAAACAGTTTAATCTTTCAACTGAGCTTTTAAGCCAGGCTAACAAAGATAATCATATTGAGCTTTATCAGAAGTACATTGAGAATTTTAATAGAATAAGTGCTGAGCTAGACACAGCAGATAGATCTGATGTTAATTCAAATAATTCTCAATATAGATCTCTTAAGATAGATGAGACATATAACATGAATGCTGCTTATCTTCATGAGCTCTATTTTGCTAACATTAGTGATCTTCACAGTGAGATAGCAATGGACTCTTTATCATATATGAGACTCTCTAGAGATTTTGGAACTTTTGATGCTTGGCAGAAGGACTTTATAGCGTGCTGCTCAGCATCCCGATGTGGCTGGGCTATGACATATCTAAATACATACACACAGAGCTATATGAATGTTCCAGTTGATCTTCATAGTCTTGAGGTTCCAGTCGGATGCTATCCGATCATTGTTATGGATGTATGGCAGCATGCATATTATAAAGACTATTTAAAGGATGTTAAGACATATACTTATGCAATGATGAAACAGCTAAATTGGCATGTCATAGAGTCAAGATTTAGAAAGGCTGAGAACGTCTTGTTGGCATTGAGGTAATGATGAAAGTCAATAGTCGTAAATTTAAAGGTCTTATCCTATCTGAGCTAAAGAGAATAATTTCTGAGCAAGATGTTGATATTGATACAGATGTTAGTGAAGATCAACCAGAGCCTACATTTTCATCAGCGGATGACCAGATAGATAGCTTTATTATTAAATTTGAAAATGAATCAATTAAAAGAGAGGGAGATGTCATTTCTGTCTCTCTAGATGAGTCTTTAGGATCACTCACACTTAGAGCTCTCCTAGAGCAGGAAGAAGCAGAGGAAGGGGCACCAGTAGAAGATGATGCAGATGTTGCTGTCGACGACGAATCAGAAGAGATGGGTTCATCTCCGTCGATAGAAGCAGAAGAGCTCCCTAAACCTGAAATTGATATTGATTCATTTAGTAAGAGAGTAGCGAGACTTGCTTTGAATTACGAGACACTTCTTAATATACCAGCAGTTATAATCAATAGAACAGTTGACTTTCTTAGAGAAAACTATGAAGAGTCAGACGTTGAAAGGCTTAAGCAAATTCTTGAAACTGAATATGACTTTGAGATAGACGGTAAAGAAAAGGAAACTCAAATTCCGTATGCTGTGGGGGCATGGGCTGGAGGCACAGGAGCAGGCGGTGCTTAATGAAAAAGCCCGAAGAAAAATATATCGACTTTGAAACAAAGAAGACACTTCATTTCAATATAACAAGAGAGTCTCATAGCAGCCTAAGAATAGCATGCTTTCAGCGAAGACTTTCTATGCAGGAGGTCTTTGAAGAGCTTGCAATTTTAGTATCTGAGGAGTCACCAGTTCTGATAAAGATTCTTGATGATCTTTCTGAAAAGAAACGTCAAAAAATTATTAAAAAATTATCGGAAACAGATGCAGAATCTTTGTTTAATATTATAGAAAAAGAAAACCCATTAGTGAGTTCTGAATGATAAATTGGCTTAAGAATATATTTAAAAGAGATTCTGTTACTAGAGTTAAAAATCTAGAGATACAGTGTCTTTACTTGCATACTAGACTTCACGATGTTGAAAAATTAATATCCAAGCAGTCTGAGATACTTGCTAACATTGCTCATGTGCAATCTGAGATATCTAATATTATCTGGTCGGAGGGAACTAGGTCAGGAGATGGGTCTTCTGAAAGTAAGTCAATGTTTTCACAAAAATTTACTATATCGAAAGATGATGATTTTTTAAACTAGGAATGAAAGATGAAGGTAGGAATTTTAGATAGAATATTAGAGAAGGCAATCTCTAGAAAGCTTCTTGTTTTTTGTACAGCAACCGGATTGATGGCATGGGACGGACTAGATTCTGAGACATGGGGAATGGTAGCAATAGTCTATATCGGAGGCCAGGCAGTTGTTGATACTATGAAAGCCTACCGGTTTGGTGATAGGGAATGACCCTATCAGCTTTTAAGCTGGCATTGAAAAAAGCAATAGCCTGGTGCAAGCACCATTGGAAGATTTTGCTTTTGATGGCTTGGTCTGTTGTTATATGGGTCGTAGCTAGAAGATCACTGAATAGTCATAAAAAAGCCCTAGATTTAACAATTAAAAGCTATAAAGCTGAGATCGACGCCATCCAGAGCACTCATGAGAAAGAAATAGAGAAAAGAAACAGGGCAATTGAAACTTATCGGGTTGTGATACAGGAAGCAGAAAAGGCATACTCTGAATCTCAAGAGGAGCTTGGAGTTCTAAAGAGAGAGAGGCTAAAGGATCTTGTTAATCAATATGCTGATGACCCCGAAAGCTTAAATAACATTATTGAATCTGAATTTGGATTTACCTATGTTAAGTAAGGCTTTTATTATATTGCTTCCGATTCTTTTTTCTCAGAACGTTCTTGCAGATGACGAGGTGGAGCAGCCCAAGTATGCTCACCTTGAAGTGGGAGAGACAGCTCCTTTTAATGGAACACTCTTTAATGGGCCTGCACTTTCTCAGATCTTGGTTGAAAGCCAGTACTCATTTGATGAGTGTGATTTAAGAGTTGAATTTGAGAAGAACTTGATTGCTGCTGATTATCAATTAAGACTAGACACATTGCAAGCCGGATATGATTCTCTAAGTGAGAGGCACGATCTTTTAATGTCCATTAAAAATGATGAGATTGAGACATACAGAAGTCTGGCTCTTGAAATGCCGAACAAAAATAATCAATGGTGGCTTGCCGGCGGTGTTGTCGTGGGTGTTGCCATAACAGTTTCAGCTGCGTGGGCTATGGGACAAGTTTCTGCTATATCAGCAAATTAAGAATTTGTCTTCATAATTAATCTTGAGGTCGAAGTTATGAAAGTAAAAGTAAAGAAATCTGCTTTAGTTGACTTTTTAAAAAGTAAGATTAATGAAGATATCAGCTCAGCTGAGCACAACACAGTTTTAGGAATTGATATAGAGGACGAGGGTCCTATTGAACCAGTTGAGATGATGGCAACACAGCTTGCAGTTGAAAGACCCCCAGTTGATGACCCTGAGTTTATTCCCGCTTCTATCTCTGAGCTAGCAAACTCTGCGTCTGCAATAGCCCAGGAGTGCCCAGGGCCTCAGCTTGAGTGGTTTTACAGAAAGCTTCATGAGCTACTTGATGTTGCTCTTGATAGGCAGGATGCAGCAGAAAGAGATGACTCTGTGCTTCATAGTGAAGAAGAGGAGCTTAAGGATCTTAAGAACGGCGACCTGGCCGAGACTATTGTAAGAAAGTTTCTTAGGGGAAAAATTTTACCAGAGGGTCTAAATACAGATCAGCAGGATCTTGTTAATCGGGCTTCAGCCAGGATGCAAAGCATAGAAGATGCAGGCATCATGGCACAGCGGCTAGCAGATTTTTCTGAATTTGAAGGCATGGATGAGTGGGAGATAAGTACAGAGCTCGAGGATGCCTTTACCTTTGGTGACACACCTCTTAGCCAGCCCAAAGCTGAGCCGAAAATTCAGCCAGAGCCAGAGCCACAGCCTGAAGAAGCAGAAGATGAAGATATTGATGACGACGGCTATGAAGACCCGCGTGGGCTTGAAGAGCCAATAACGAAGAGCACGAAAAAATCTAGGGCTATCGAGGATGCTACAGAATTCTTTTTAAAAAATAAGGACAAGTATGTTTTAGATCTATTTCAAATTAGGCTAGGGTCTGGAAGAGATGTTGTACCATTTGACGTCAGATTTGCTAAAAACTCGGATGAATCCGAGTCTGTAGTAGATGGTGTTATGCATGATCTTAAAAATACTGGAGCATTTGGAGACGATATTGATGATATAAGAGATCACTTAGAGAATTACGTCTTGTCATTCCTCAAGGATCCAGAGAAGGTATTACCACAAGATATACAAATTGGAGATGCTAACGCAATTGTCGATGCTCTTATTAAAAAGCATGGGGATGCTGATGATCTTGATAAGTTTCTCCAAGACGCAGAGGACGCTGCAGCTCAAGCAGAAGATTTTGGGTATACTCCATTTTACATCCGTCTCATAGCTTCAGACTATTATCTTACACGTGACGAACCTGTTGAAGACACAGATGAATATTTTGGTGAAGAGGGTGAGGAGCTTAGTGATGAAGAGGTGGCTGAGATTAGAAAGAAATTTAGAGAGGAATCTCGACAACAGGCGCTTGATCTTGAATTTAGTCCGGGATCTCTAGTATTGAGTAACAAAGCTCTGCGGGCTTTAATGGAAGAAATTGCTTCTGATATGGGAACCGGTCTCGGAAACGTCAGAAATGTCGTATATGACGATCTTAAGATGATGGGAATGGACATGGATATTCTTAAGAAGCGCATGCGCGCCGCGAAGCTTCCGGGAGGTAGAGAGGCAATTCCATCTGTATACGACCCACTTCTTGTTACAGCAGCAGAGGACATTATAGACAAATCATACGAATTGTTTAGATATAGTCTTGATAGGTATGTTGAAGCTCTTGATCCTGATGAGGCAGCTGAGTTTGCAAGTGTTTTCAGCAGGGCATATGAACCAGGAATTGAGGGATACATGAGATTGCAAGATATATCCGGCGGTGAAAAGATAGATGATCCTGAGAACTTTAGAAGGACGCGAAAGGCTTTTGAGGCAATTCAGATATTTTTAGATGAACTAGCTAAAGAGATGGTTCCAGACTCTCAAAAAGAAGCGAAAGAAGGCGGAATCAGAGCATTTATGCTTGATATTAAGGACTCTGGCGCACTGGAAGAGGATAGAAGAGATGACTTTGATGAATTCTTGGCAAGGAAAATTAAAAGATTTGACAGCTTTAAGAGGGATGAAGACTTCTTAATGTCAGCAATTGATACAGCACTTGCCAAGTCAGAAAAGCGTGCAGCAAGATACATTAAACAGCTAGAGAAAGAAAGGGTCGGCAGAGAGAAAAAACAGATGTCAGAACTTTCTCGATTAATTGATAGTGTTATTTAATAATATGAAAAGCTTACTAAATTTCATTGATGACAGATTTATTGAAGAGGGTGTAAATAGAGACCCAGGCACATCATCTGTCAGAGGTGTTCTTGGAAGTCTTGTTGAAAGTACAATGCCCCGAGGCTTGCCGATAGAAGTGGAGACATCTAAGTGGGTGACAAAGTCTAATCCAGAAAGGCTTGTTAGAAGATTTTCATTTGAAAGCTTCGACTCTCTAATGTTTTTTCTCAATGAGCTATTGGGATATCAAGAAGAAAAGATGCATCACGCTGATATAACTGTTTCTAATAGAGAGATTACAGTGTCTTCATACACACATGATATTGATAAGGTAACAGATCTAGATTTATCACTTTCTGGATTTTGCGATGAAATATATGAAGATTTACAGTTTATGAAACTATCAAGAAGACAGGCGCATGAAAGAGAAATCAACAGTCTTAGTTAGTGATTCTATATCTGAAAAAGTTGACTTTAATCAATTTTACGATGAAGATCACGAGACGCCTACAGCTATGTGCAGCATAGAAACTAAGCACTTCGCTATGTCATTTCCAGTTCTTGAGATTATTAAAACACCGGATACTTTAGAAATTTCATTTACACTAAATGTATCTCAGATTAATAGTATTATTCTTTTAAAAGATGCTGAAAAGATATGCTTAGATGTGGGAAATTCAAAGATAGTCTTTGAAAATTGCAAGATTAATTTATTTTCTTCTTCTGTTTATCAGGCTAGTGAGCATCTATGTAGGCTAATTGTTGAATCTGATAATATTTATAGCAAAGGAGCTTGAGTCAAATGAATTTTAAAAAGTTTATGAACGATATTTTAAAAAGAGAGACAGAGCATAAGACAGTTATGAAGGAAAGAATTCTGGAAGAAGAAGAGCTTCCTCAAAGAAGGTATAACAAGTTATATCGAGAACACTGGCAAAACTCTGTCTATTTTAGGAGAAAAAATGAGCGACATAAGAATTAATACATCAAGAGATCTTGAGAGCTTTCTTAGAATACTAGCTGAAGAGAGTGTTTCTAACGCTCACAGCGTTATAAAAGAAGATAGATCTCGTGACCCAGCACAAGATCGATATTCAAGAAAGTTGCAAAATAAAGAGATAAAGCATCTGTCCATGGTAGAACAGGAGGAAGAAGAACTAGAAGACCTTCCAGATCCACAGCGTCAAGAAGGTGAAGAACTACTGCAGCCAGGCTCTGAAGAGAGGGGAGCTGCTTCCGATGATTCTGATGATCCTGAAGAGGAAAAGACTGCTTCTAGGGCTGCAATACCAGATGATATCAATGATCTCAGACAGGGATATTCAGTTAAAGATCCAGATGTTAGACCAGAGCTTCAGGCCTATCTTGAAGCACTTGATGATATTGAGATTAAAATTCTTGATAAGTTTTTAGGTGCACTTTCTGGAATATTAAACAAGAGAATTAAGGCATCAGCAGCTTCAGATCCGAGTGAGGATTTAGATCTTGACTATGTTGAAAAATCTAAAGAAGGGGAAGGTCCTTCTGATGAGCCTGTTGGTGTTTCTGGCCCGGGTGATGCTCCTTCACCCTCACCGCCCGGAATGCCAATGATGGGACCTGGGGATGAAGAAGAAGAGTTTGAAGACGTATCTCCACCAGTTAGAGTTGGTTCACCTCAGCAGCTTGCAGAGATTAGAAGAAAAGTTAGAAAGCTTATGAAAATGTAAATTTACCTTTGTCATAATATGATTATCCTAAATATAATTTAATATAGGATTCAATATGACATCGGAAAATAAATTTAAAGATAAGTCTACAACATACAATATTTTGCTTCCTAACGGTGAATCCATGGAGCTCAAAGCTACTCCTGAATTTTTTGAAGTCGTAAGAAAGACAATGAATTTATCAATTTTTGAACCTGTAACTGACTCTCATATTAGAAGATTTATTTGGGAAAGTTGCAATGAAGCCTTTGACAAACATGAAGGAGCATCCTAATTAGTTAAAAGGTAATCTTGATATGAATCCTGGCAAATTAATTAGACAGCTCATTAGAGAGTCAATTGCTTCCATGACTGTTTCTCTGTCAGACGGCACAGAAGTTGAGTATGGATCTGAGTCCCACATACAAGAATACGATAGAATGATAGGAGATCTTCAGAATATCAAGAAGTCTCTAAGGTCTAGGAAGAATAAAGAGAGTAGAAAAGAAGCAGCTGGCCTACAGAATGCTATTGGGTCACTTCGTCATCTTAGAGCTAAGGCTCTTAGAGCTTATACAAAAAGAAATCTTTTAGATTGATCTATTTTTCATTTACATTCATGTAATTAGCCTTCTTTTATGGTATAATATACCAGGAGGTAACATTGAATGTAGGAATTTTTGCAGGTGGCTTTAAGCCGTTTCATGTCGGTCACTTTTCAAGGCTGTGTCAGTCTGTTAGAGAGTGTGATAAGACATACATTTTCTATGGTGTTTCGCCTAGAAAGAAGGGATCTGAAGTAACATTCTCTGAGAAGAATGCTCTTCAGGTATTTAATATTACAAAACGAGCAATCAATAAAAAATATGGTGACCGGGTCGAGGTCATCAAGTCTACAAATCCAGTCACATCTGTCTATGAGACAATTATTGAAAATCACGGTAGTAAAAATACTGTCAGACTATTTGGTAGAGAATCTGACCTTAAGAAATACTATAAGTCTTACATCGGAACTCAAAAAGAAAAAAAGTATTTTGGAAACATGCTTTCTGAGAACAGGCTGATCTTTATTGATGATGCTAGCCCGACAATTATTTCAGAATACTTTCCAGATAAAAGTAGCACGCAGCTGAGCCAGTTAATAGAACTTAGCGGAAGTCAGTTTAGAAAGAATATTGAAGATGCTAAGATTAATGATCTTTTTGACTCTTTGCCTCCAATTCTGTCGCTTAGGGACAAGATTGACATCTTGCTAGGTCTTAATCTTTCACTTTCAAATTCTAATACAGTTAGTCACATAGACCACCTTTATGAAATGATTGATCTAACAGTCAACGAATTTCATGATCTTATTAACGATGTTGCTAACGGCAGTGTCCAGGACATGCAAGAGAAAATGGATGGTCAAAATCTTACATTTACTTTCTACAATGACCAGATCCGATTCCTTACCAAGGGACCAAATATTACGCGTATTTTAAATTCTGCCAAGGGAAGGTCTGAGATCATTGAAGACTATGGTCACATGCCTGAAATAAGAGATGCTTTTCTTTGGGCAATGGACCTTATTGAGCCTGTGGCTTTAAGTTATTCTCATCTATTTAAAGGGGGTCTTGTCGTCGTTGAAGCAGCTCTTCTTCACCATAAGTCTTCTAATACAATTGCTTATGATAAAGATCAGATAAGGATTATTGGACCGAGCACGCCAATTGGAGGTGTTCTATACAACGAAGTCGGGTTTAAAGAGCTTTTTAAAGATTTAGAAATTAAGACCCAGGGTACAGTCTCAATGGTTCCTGTTATTGATAAGCTTGGAGAGTGTGATTCTCAGTTTTTACAATGTATACATGATGAGTTTAGAGATGCTGTCTTTAAAGATGACAAAACAATTCAGGATGTTCTTGTTTCACATGCTGTACAGCACATAAAAAGAGAAACAGCCTTAAATGACTGTCTGTTGTATCCAGGGGCACTTCGTCTTGTAACAGGTAGTAAATGTCATCTAACTAGGAAAATGTGTAACCAGATAGGCCCAGAGCAATGGAAAGTATATAAAGAGATTGAAGCAGATAGAAAGATTCACATGATGATAATTCGAGAGCCGATTGAGTCTTTATTGGTTAAGTTGCATAATAACATTCAATCCAGAATTACTAGAAATCTAAATTGCACTAATATTAATGAAATTAATTCCTTTATAGATAGAGACATTCATGATCTATCTTGTGAAGAAGAGAAGCAATGTATTCTCTTTATTAAGAATAGAATTGAAATGCTAGACCATACTGAAGGTATTGTGTTTAAATGGAGAGGAAGGTTGACTAAGCTGACTGGTCATTTTACCAGGCTAAACAGGGCACGCTGGATTGCCAGGAGAAATCAAAATTGAGTAACAATGTATTTAAGCATCTAGAAGTTGATTTAGTTACGAGGACATCTAAAAAAGACTGTAACCTAATTGTTAATAATCTAAAAGAGATTCTTGGAGCAAGGGTAATTCCATTTGGGTCTACATGTGAGTGGGAATGGTCTGGAGATGTCGATGCTGTCGTTGAGTGTAAAAATAAGATGATGCTATGGAATAAGCTTCGTAATAGCTTTAAAGAGGTTAAGAAGTGCGGCAGCCTTTTTTCAATCTTATACCATCACAAGCCCACAGGATTTGTTCAGGTTGATCTATTGCCTTCTTCAAATCCAGAGCATGATGCCTGGAGTCTCTCAGGCGGGCTGCCCGGTGGTGTCAAGGGAAAGTACAGGAACATGGCTCTTTGTTACCTTGCCAAGAAGATGAGCGCTGAGGCTGGGTTTAAGATTACGTTTGCATCTCCCGGGGGTCTTGGGCAACCAGGAAATAGAATTACAGATCCTCAGTCTATTTTGAACTATCTAAAAGTTCCCTGCGACCCAGAGACAGCAATGTCGCTAGAGGGAATTGTTGAATCTCTTGCTAGGGACAATCAGTCTGATCGTCTTGTAGGATTTGATAGCTATATTAGAGGGCCAAAGAATCAAACATCAGAGCAGATAGAGCGTGCAATTAAATATATAAATGCAATGATCTGAGATAATTAATCTAGAGGCCTGCATGAAAGTAAGTGAACTTTATCTACGCCAGCTTGTAAGAGATAGTCTTTTCAAAAGACTCGTCACTGAAGCTGATGCCGAAGAAGAAGATTTTGAGAGGGAGATGCCTGAAATACTCCCCCCGGAAATATATGAGCCTAGTGAGTCTGTTCAAGGCGAACCCGACGAGCCAGAGCCTGAAGAAGATTCTAGTGAGGCTGATAAGGTAGTTGTTAATCTATCTACAGCAGCAGGCATGGAGGTTGCAACAGCATTAATATCTGCAAATCCAGATAGAGTAAAATATGGTAGAAGGCTAGACAGAGTAGATAGGCTTTATCCTGTAAAGGATCCAGAAAATCCTGTGACGCAGGCTGAGTTTATTGAGATGATAAAGCGTGCTTTCAAGCCTGAAGCGGGTCACATCTGGACCATTTCAAAAAGAAGCGAGATGTTTGGGTTGCAAAATAAAAGCGGAAAATTTCCTATCACAGTATTTATTCCACACCCTGACCAAATTGCAAGTGCTAATCCTGGCGAAGCCATTCCGACCATGCTAACTCAGGGAAGGAACGAGGGTGATGAGTATGAGGAGGCTGCATACACTGAGTTTTCTGAAGCGTCTAAGGGAAGCAAAGTGTCTCCATTGGTTAAGTCTGTAATTGATGGAATATCAAAAGACAGAGTCAAGAGAGACCTTGACCCTATCGACATCGTGAAATGGAATGTTCGGAGTACAGGAACTGAGAGTACAAAGCTCCCTTTTACAGACGAGGTCAGGGATGTTGGAGAAACAATATCAGACATAACACTTGAGCGAGGAGATGATAAAGTCTATATCTCGCTTAAGAACAAGAAAGGGTCTACAATAGCTAACAGGGGCTATTCAGGAAAGTTTTCATTTAGTGATGATGATTCTGTTGTTTTTAATGTGGATGGCGGTGCAAAGAGGTCGCAGCCTGCTCTTAAGAAAATTGATGAATTTTTAAAAGCTCTCGGTGTCAACACAGGTATTGCTGCTAAAGGGTTCCAGGATTACGCTAAGTATAGCACATTAGATGATGAGCAAAAGCTTGATCTTGGTAGCGTTGACTATAAATTTAATACACAGCCCGAACTTTTAAAGCTCTTTAAAGACAAGCTGCAAGTAGATGAAGAGAAGGTTAATAATTTTCTTAGAGCCTCAGTTGGAATGGGATACTACTACGTTAGAGAAGTTTCACCAGGTAAAGCAAAAGTTATTCCGCTATTGACTAGAGAAGAGCTTGATGACTTTGTCGGTAAGATAGATGTTAACAGCCTTGAGATCTTATACCCAGAGGCAAACAATGATAGACAGTCGAAAGGTATAGAGCTTAAGGTTAAAACGAAGGGCAAGGAAGATAGACCGTATAAAGCTTTTAAAGTCAGAGTGAGAAATACAGATGGTGAGATTCTTCCCAATAAGATGCAAGTCGATGTTGTCAAAGAGGAGTTCATGAGAAAATGGGTCAAGAAATTCCTAAAAAAATAGAGGAGCAGCTTGAGATTGTTGCTTCCTACGCTGGTGATTGTGATGACTGGGTAACCATTAAGAAAGAAGTGATGCGTGCTCTCCCGCCCACCCTAAGAAAATTTTTTTCCACCAGGGATCCCAGGACAAAGGAGCAGTGGTTAAACCCATTTGAAATGAAGCTCATTGAAGCCTATCGAGATATAACTGATACAGTTCTTATTCTTAGAACGCTAGAAGAAAGAAGAGAATTATTTGGTCCACTTTGATTTAACTTTCTTAAGAATGTTATAATATTGATTGTTCACACACTTAGATGGAGTAATGACCATGAGTTCAAAGACAAGCTGGATCCCCGAGATCATGTATGAAGATGTAGACGAGGGCTCTTCCTCAATTCCCTTTGTCATGGTTCCTGAGGAAGAGGAGATGCCCACCCTACTTTACATATTTGAGAGTCGTCACACTGGAGAGTTTGAACCGGGACTTGATGGAGAGGAGGTTCCTGTTGTGCAGTGGGATCTTCACCAATATGCTGACATGATGATTTTAAAGGAAAGGGTAGATGAAGAGACGTATGATACAATTCGCGTCGCCCTGGGACTAGACCCTCTAGAAGATGCAGTCAGGAAGGGACAGGGAATCACTCAGGATGTTAGAAATAATCTAAATATCTGACGGTAATCTTAGGTAATTTTCTCACGGGTCGAATACTTAAAAATGATGGAGGAATATCCTTATGCGCTTTAATGCAAACAGGCTTGCTAGACTTGCAGGTCTTTCTAATGATTCAGGCTCAGGCGTTCTAAGAGAGGGACGCCAGCTACAAGAGCTTCAAAATAGCCGTGAAAGAGATGAGTACGGTGAAGACGGAGACTACGGCGATGAGATGCTTGCTGAGGACAGAGACGACGACGACGAGGTCCTTGAGATAAGTGAGACTATGCTTAGGGACGAGATTCGTCGCATGAGAGTGGCTCGACTTAATGAGAGCAGGACTAGGCAATCTGTGGCAAGAAAGACTTCTCGTCACAGAAGAAGACGTCAGGATAGCTCAGCGCTTCAAGAGGCAAAGCTTCGAAAGGAGATTAGAAGTCAGATCAGTGAGATCTTTGAAGATCTTCAGCTGACAAGCAAGTGGATCTACGGTAAGAATCTTCCCAGAAGAAGCTCACCTGGCAGGGTCACGATGGGTGCACCCGGAATTGGATTCAAAAACTTTAAGTAATAATCACATCACAATATCCATATAAAAGGGCCGGTAATTTACCGGCCCTTTTATTGTGTACACACAGATAATTTTGTTTATAATCTCTATAGGAGATTATGATTATGAGATATGACGTTGGGCAGGTTGTGTTCCTCCTCTCTAAAAAAGACATGAAAGTCTTCCCGGCTCAGGTCGTGGAAGAGATTATATCAAAGAAGATCGACGGTGAGAACGTTACCTACGTTGCACGTTTGCCAAACAAGGATCGATCTGAGGTTAGTCTTAGTGAGGTTAATGCGACTGTTTTTAAAGATGCAAAATCGCTCAAGGGACATATGATTAGGTCTGCGACAGAATCGATTACATCCCTTGTGTCTGCTGCTGAGCAGCTAGCTGAAAGATCTTTTGATGCTGTTGCCAAAGAAACTGATCAACCATTTGAGATAAAGGGAGAAGTTTCTGGTGACTTAGCAGAGGTTGACCTAGGGAATGGAATTAAGGCAAAGATCAATCTTAATGAGGTCCCGCCAGATATAGCGATCTAGTCGATCGTTTTATACGAACTGCTATTAACTGTTTGTCTTTTATTGATAGCTTTATGACAGGAGTGAATTATGGAAAAAGTACTTTCTGAACCAGAGATATTGATTCTTAGACAGACGGGAGCCATTAAGTCAGATGAGATTGCATTGAGAATAGGTGATCTTATCGTGGCCGAAAATGTTCTAACTAAGAAAAGAAGGATCTTAGAGTCTACACATCAGAGATTAGATGATGGAAAAACAAGAATTTTAAAGGGGTAACATGAGAGAGAATTGCAAGGTTGTTAAGTTTGATCTTGACTCGAGAGAGCAGCTTTTAGAAGGTGTGAACATTCTAGCTAATGCTGTCAAGATAACGATGGGTCCACGAGGAAGAAACGTCATTATTGAGAAAAAGAATAATCACCCAATACTGACAAAGGATGGAGTGACAGTAGCAAGAGCAATTAGCTTAAGAGATCCGTTTTTAAATCTAGGTGTTGAGGTGATCAAAGAGGCAGCATCAAGAACCGCTGATGTTGCTGGCGACGGTACCACGACTGCGACAGTCCTATCTCAGTCGATATTTTCTGAGGGATTGAAGATGCTAGCTGCTGGATATCCAGCAGCAGATATTAAGAAAGGTATTGATGATGCTGTTGAGATTGTCATCAATCGTCTAAAAAGCTCTGCTTCTCCTGTAACAAAAGACATTGAGATAGTTCAGGTTGCAACTATCTCAGCTAACGGTGAGTCTGCTATCGCTGACCTCATACTAGAGGCATTGAAAAAGGTTGGACCAGATGGCGTCATAACAGTCGAGGAGGCAAAGGGATTTAGCTCATCTCTTCTAACTGTTGAAGGGATGCAGATCGATAGAGGGTATCTATCACCTTACTTTGTTACAGATCAAGATAAGATGATTGCTGAGATGACTGAACCCTATATTTTACTTTGTAATAAAAAGATTAGCTCAATGAAGGAGATTACACCCATACTTGAGGAGTGTCTTGAGGCCCAGGCATCTCTCTTAGTAGTCGCTGATGACATCGAGGGAGATGCTATGCAGGGTCTTGTTGTCAATAAGGCAAGGGGAACTCTGAAAGTCTGTGCAATTAAGGCACCTGCATTCGGTGAGACACGACACGATATAATGGGAGACTTAGCAGCAATTCTTGGTTGCAAGGTATTTTCTATAGCAGACGGAGCTGACCTGTCTGAGGTGTCTCTTTGTGATCTTGGCAGATGCAAGAAAGCAATTGTTGGTCGATCGGGAACACTTCTCATAGACGGGCTAGGGGATACCGATCAGATCCAGGATCGAGTAGCCAGTCTTAGGTCTAGGCTAAAGGATCATAATTTAGATGAGAATGAATCTGAGATTATTAAGCTTAGGCTGTCAAAGCTATCCGGAGGAGTTGCTATTCTCAAGGTGGGAGGGGCAACAGAGTCAGAGCTTAGAGAGAGAAAGGATAGAGTTGACGATGCTTTAAGCGCAACTCAGTCTGCAATATCAGAGGGTGTCGTTCCCGGAGGGGGCGTCGCACTTGTTCGTGCAGCTAAGGATTTAAAGTGCCCATCTGACAGAAAGTTTACAGGATATGAGGTTGGGTTTGAGATCATAAAGAAATCGTGCTCATCTCCCCTAAAGCAGATTGTAAGTAACTCTGGCGGAACACCTGACGTTGTTTTAGAAAAGGTATCTAGAATTAAGGGTGATCGTGGATACAATGCGCTAGATGACGTATATGGTGACATGTATGATATGGGGATTATTGACCCGCTTAAGGTTGTAAGGGCTGCTTTAGAGAATGCTGCCTCAGCCGCTGGAATGCTTCTAACAGTAGGTTGCGCGATGGTTGAAGATGAGATATCTGAAGATTAGTTTGTTTTTATATTGAAAGTTTAACACAGCCTACTTAATTATAGAAGGGTGGCTTGCTAATGCTCACAGAGAATGAAAATCTTAGACTTAGACGTGATATTGAGAAGACAACATTGCGACTTATCATGGACCAGAATGCCCATGTTCCAGATACGCTGACTAGAATTAGAGTTCTTCCGACAGTGGCTGTCGTTGGTCAAAAAGAAAAGGTTCAGAGAACTGAGGCGCAAAATGCTGTTCTTGATGTTTACGTTAAGTTTTTACCAACATCTGGTAGTCTAATTAAGACGCTTATGTCTCTTGGAAAGATGATAAAGGGACTACCTGGTGTCAAGATTGTCCGAGTTCTTGCTGTTAACAATAGAAAGGTTCAGCGCAAAGGAAAGCCGATAGTAATATGAGCAAGTCAAAATACACAAAGCTTGTCGCTTCATATAGAACTGATCTTTCACTAGGCTTGCAGTGGGCACGTGCAAATAAGTCGATTACTGGACCGGCAGAGATTCAGAAGTCAGGTGACGTCTACTACGCGAGGGTGAAGCTAAAGAAAGGAAAGGCATTTCTAAAGAATCTCATAAGTGATAAGTTTGGTAGTTTTATAAAAGTTAAGTAGTTTCGTGTAAACTTAGGCTGTTTATGATACAATTAAAGGGTGCTAATTAAGGTACACAAAAAATAGATCAATAATTTTTGGGGTAATTACTCATGAATAATATCGATGAACTAGCCGTTATGGCTGAAGATAAGCTGACAGGCCTTTTTCTTAGAACACGCAGTGACATTAAGAGGGCTCGACGAAGAAATGACAAGAAGGCTGTTGCAGATTATGAGATCGATCTTTGCTATATTCAGCGTGAGATTGAGATTAGGCATGAAAGAAAGAAGGCCCATGCCCAATACACTTCTGTAAATCCAAGAAAGTTTAGTGCTTAATTAAAGCCTTTTCTTTTGTAACTGGGTGTCTATATTAATAGTACACTTGGTATATCATTTTTTGATTATTTCTATATGATCAAATACTTAAATCCAATCTTTTAAAGATAAATTATATTTTTTATTTTATGAAGATTTTCTTTTTCTATATCTTTAAAAAGGAAAAATAAATGCAATCAATAAGCACTTATTTCAAAGACGTCTCTAGAACTACACTATTAACAAGAGAGGAAGAGGTTTCCCTTTCTCAGAGAATTGAGCAAGGAGACGAAGAAGCCCGAAGGGTTATGATTGAGTCAAACCTTAGACTTGCAATTAGCATTGCTAAGAGGTACTATAAGAGTGGCTGCTCTTTGGAAGATCTAATTCAAGAGTCGAATATTGGACTTATGAAGGCTGTTGAAAAATTTGACTGGCGTCGTGGATTTAAATTCTCGACATACGCAAGCTGGTGGATCAGACAGTCTATCTGTCGTCACATTAGCACACACAGAAACACTGTCAGAGTTCCTTCGCACGCATCATCTCTAGCATCTAAGATTAGAAAATTGACTGCTGAATATGAGGATGAGTTTAACCAGAAACCGAGTAACTCGGAGATTGCAGAGATCCTTGGGATTACTGAAAAGATGGTCAAGGCAAGTATTGAATCAATGAAGCTTCAGTATATGACCTCTATTCACGCTACTGTTGGAAATGATGAAAATAGCAGACAGGTAATTGAGATGATCTCTGACGACACATACAAGACACCCGATGAGATAATGGATCACGAGAAGATGATGAATGTGATCAAGTCCTGTCTTAGCAAGCTTTCCTCTAGAGAGGAGCAGATTCTAAGGCTTAGATTTGGTATCACAGATGAGTTTAGCGATACTGAAGAGTTTGATGTTGATGAAGAAGAAATTTACACTGAGATAGGAGAATAGATCATGTCAATGCCATTAGGATTTAAATCAGAGCACGGTTATGCAACTGTTAGGTCAAACGAGGGTGGGCTGGGATATCGAGAGATTGCAGAGGCTATGACAGAAAGAGGGTTTAAGATGAATCACTCTACTGCTAGAAATGTATTCCTCGCAGCTATGGAAAAGATTGCATTTAATGTATGTAACTTTTATGATTGTGATACGGGCAATGATAATCTAAAGCGGGTTTCATCTGATCCTAGATTTCAATCAGGCGTCTTAGATGTCCTAAAGACAATTTAATAAGAATAAAATGAAATCTCTGGCCTTTATATTTGACTCACTCGAAAACTTGACACAGCAGACAATGCTTCTCGAGGCATGCGGCTGGGATGAAGATAGGGCTAATTCTCTATTTGAAAAAGCCTCTGAAGTAATGATTGAGATCTTCAACTCTGCTAGTTGTAAAAGCTGGGAAGATTTCAAGTATAGAATCGGTGAATCTCTTTCAGAAGATTTCAATACTGATGAGGTAATCACTATGTTAAAGATTGTGGATGGTATAGCAGAGAAAAGTCAGTTTATTCCTGATAGCTCATATGAAAACTAAAGCAATCTCACAAAACTCTAAGCACGGTAAGGGCAGGTCGGATCTTCCGGGATTTCTTGTTAAGCATGTTGATGACAACAGCTTCGGAATCCTAATCAGTCAAGACGATAATCACTCAGAGTTTTGGAAGGTTTTTTCATCAAATGGAATTGTTACCTGGTACAAGCCTAAGTGCGAAATACTTACTTAAGTAATGAAGCACCCATTATCTCAAAACGGTACGTTGCTAGATTTTGAAAGTGGTCGAATAATTTTATCATTCGAAAGAATTTCTATAGAATTTGCCATCGAGGAGTTTCTGGAGTTTTGTGAGCTTGTTGACGAAACGCGTCTTTCTGTTTTAAATGATCCTGACTTTGTAGTCGGAACTTACGATGATGAGAATGGCGAGAAAAAAGAAATTTTACTTATGAAGCCAGAAGATGAAGATTACAACTAGTCATAATACTTATAACTATGACTAGTATTAGGAGATCAAATGGGTACCGAGTATAAAAATCCTGGACCAAATTTTACACCAGCCTATCAGCTATCTGGTGTTCCCTTTGTTACATCGTCTGCCAGTGAGCATATTAATGCTACACCGGTGGAAATTACTTTTCCATATGTGACACGATTTTTTGACGTAACTAACTTGTCAACAAATCCGATGAGAATTGGATTTAGTGAAAATGGTATTAATGGAAGAGCAGAAGCTGAAGATAAGACAAATTTAAGAAATCACTATTTTATACTTTCTGGAACAACATCAACTGGGAGACTTGAGCTAAGATGTAAGAGCGTCTTCTTTAGGGCAGATATAAATGCAAATAAAGTTGGGTTTAGCCTGGTTGCTGGTCTTACGGGAATAGAGCAATTCCCGCCACTTACCGGTACGTTTCAGACTACAGCTAGCTTTAAGGGAATCGGTTAGATTCTTTTTTAAAAGAAGATAGGCCTAGGGTTTATAATTAATTCTATGGAACACTCTAAAAGCGACATTCAGAAGCAGCTAAGTTATCTTCTTCCTAAAGACAGCCTTGATCCGCTTGTCTGGTCAGAAGATGACAGTCTTCTTCCAGATGTTCGAGAATCTCTATTAAAAATAGCAGATGAGTTTATGGAATTTTTAGAGATCGATGTTCCATCTGAAGGGTTTATTCTTATTGGAAGCTTAGCAAATTATAACTACACTTCATTTAGTGATATAGACTTGCATGTGCTAATAGACTTCGAGGCTGTTGATGAAAATCAAGATCTTGTCAGAGAATACATGATGGCCAAGAAGTCTCTCTGGAATAATAGACACGATATAATGGTCAAGGGTCATGAAGTTGAACTATATCCTCAGAGTATTAGCTTAGAATATCATTCTACAGGTGCCTATGATATTCTCAAAGATGAGTGGATTAGTAAGCCGACTAAGATAGAAGCTGATGTAGATGTTCTTGCTGTAAAGAAAAAAGTAAAATCTTTAATGAATAAGATTGAGAAAGCTCTTGAATCTGATGATAGACTCGAAGATCTGGCAGTGCTTAAGTCAAAGATAAATAAGATGAGACAGTCTGGCCTTGAGAGATCTGGAGAGTTCTCTGTAGAAAATCTTGCATTTAAGATCTTAAGAAGAAACGGCTATATTGATAAGATATATAAAACTAGTCGAAGAGATTATGATAAATCTCTAAGTCTTCAGCAAGAGTCATTAATTAGAAATTATATTAAATTTCTTATTTTTTAATATAGATTTTATAAAAAATCATATTTTTTTATATAATCTTTTGAATCCAAAATATAGCTTAATTTAAATGAGCGAGGAAAGAATGTCAAAAAATCTATTAACACAAGAAGGCTACAATAGCCTATTCGAGAAGCTTAGAGTTCTTAAGTCCGTAGATAGAAAGAACGTTTCTAAGGAGATTGAGGTCGCCAGGGAGCATGGTGATATAAGCGAAAATGCCGAATACTCCTATGCAAAAGAAAAGCAAGCCCTTATTGAATCTAAGATCGCTAAAATAGAATCACACCTAGCAAACTCTGAAATTATAACAAAAAATATGATAAATACAGACGGTAGCATTGTTTTTGGCTGCTGGGCTCATTTGCTAAATCAAGACACTGATGAAAAGAGAGTTTATAGAATAGTTGGTGAAACTGAATCTGATATCAAAGGCGGAAAGATAAGCTATAAGACACCTTTTGCTAGAGAGATAATTGGCAGAAAAGCAGGTGATGAAGTTGAGTTTGTCACACCAAAGGGTGAGGAGCAATATTGGGAAGTTGTCAATGTCACTTATGAATAAAGGAATAATAAGATGAAAAAAGAAGAAATCAACCAGGTAATTAACTTAAGAGAATATGTCATTAAAAGCTATAACAGCCTTGATGGCGGAACCGCACCAGGAACTTCTATCATAAAGCAGGCTAAGGTTGCTATCACATATGAGACTTTAATTAAAATGATTGATGACATTTTGAAAGAGCACGTTAGCTTTTCATAAATTGAAATAAAAAAATCTTAAAAATTTCAACTCAAACCCTCCAAAGGTGCATATGTATTTTTGTGGGGGTTTACGATTAAGGGCCCCCAGGGGGCTTTTAAATTGTGATAAGATTACTTCTTCTCTTTCTGCTTTGCTCATGTGTTAATACCGATTATATGGTGGTCGGAGGTGGAACTGGAGAAACAGAGGTTATCACTATCTATGAAGAGGTTGAGGTTCCCATATACATTTATGAGGAAGTCCCAACAGATCCAGGCGAAATCTGGATAGATTCTTTTATACAGCCCATGTCTGTTGACGGCGTTGATATCCTTTGGGTCATTGATACCTCTGGGTCAATGAATAGATACGATGCAGAGCTGATGTCTGGAATTGAAGCTATGATGCTTGCTCTTCCCGATTCAGGCTGGCGACTTGCGATGATGTCAAATGACCCAGGAGCAGCCTCAATTGAATCACAGTTCCCTCTTGTTCCGGGAGATGATGTTGCAGATGCAGAGGCGATGTATCAAAACATGGGTCGAGGACATAGAGAAGAGGGATTTGATGCTTCTTACGAGTATATTGTAAATAATACCTATGCTCAAACCTGGCTGAGATATGACTCTGCCTTGCTGGTCGTGTTTGTATCAGATGAAGAAGAGCAAAGCGATGATCACTTTCCGGTAGTTGGTGACTATATAGACTGGTATTCTCAACAGAGAAATGGATCTTCCTTTTTATCAAGTATCATCAATGTAGACCCATCAGTCTCTCTTTGCAATACAAATGCATACAACAATGGTGACAGATACGAGGAGGCTACAAGCTATTTCGGAGGTCAGATTGTTGATATATGCTCTGAAGACTGGAGCGCTGGTGTTATAGATGCAGCCTCTAGGCTGGAGCCGTATGAATATCTTGAACTAACGTATGAGCCCATTGAAGAATCGATTAGGGTTTTCATAGATGGTTCTCTAGATTACGACTGGTACTATTCCTCGACAGATAACACAGTCTACTTTACTATTATGCCTGGTGGGAATGAGCTAGTTGAAATTGGATACAGATATTTTCCACCTTCAGAAAGCGGAGACACCGGTGATACGGGCATCTGAAATATTTTGGTCAGTAATTTTTACAACAAATCTTGTTGTTATGATTAATTGCATTATTCAAGATAAAGAGATGGGAATATTCCTCTCCGGGTTTGGGTTACTGATGTCGCTTTATATGACGACTAGAGAAAAGCAAGAATAGCATAATAGTGTAAAGCCTATCACGCATCTATATAATTAAAACACTTGGCCCATTGGTGTAGCTGGTAGACGCATGGGATTACTATAATAATGTGTTATACAAGTTTAGCTTTACTAGTATAATTATTTTAAATGCGGGCATGGTGTAATTGGTAGCCACAACGGGCTTAAAACCCGTTGATCGTATGATCGTCTCGGTTCGAATCCGGGTGCCCGTACCATTTAATAAGGTTCAATTATGGCTTACAGTAAATCAAAATGTAGTGACGAAGAGATCATTGAAGCCTGCCGTGCTGAACTCACGATGGCAAAAGCTGCAGTTAAATGTGATCTTCATTTTTCGACTTTTAAAAGAAGGGCTATTGGGCTTGGTGTCTATAGACCAAATCAGGGTGGTCAAAACACAAAAAAAGGGCCCTATAGCACACGAATTCCAACTGAAGAAATATTAAAAGGAAAACACCCATCATATCAAACTTATAAATTAAGATGTCGAATGATAGAAGAAAATATATTAGAGTATCTGTGTAACGAATGTGGCATTGATGAATATAACAGAAAGCCAATTTCACTTGAGCTAGATCACATTAATGGTATAAGACATGATCATAGATTAGAAAATTTACGATTATTATGTCCTAATTGTCATTCACAGACACCAACATATCGTTTTAAGATAGGTACTGCAAGGAATATAGATGATAATTAATAATAATTTTTATGTCATAGCGAGAAAAAGAAAACATCTCTCAAACTTGTCGATTATTCTAAATATTTATTCACATGCACCATCTTAGCTCTCTAGTCTCAGATTCTCATGAAATCTGGCACACGGGCTCGGGAAATCAGATACGGTTTGAACAGATAATGACTCACATAACATCTCATGCGCTGCTTGGTGGAAGAGTATTTATTGGAACAGATAGCATGTTAAGATCTGATTCTTGTGTGTTTGCTACAGCTATCTGTCTTCACGGAAGCACGGGACAGTCTGGCGGAAGATATTTTTTTAAAAGAGAGACACAAAAAGATAGAGACTATACTAATCTCAATTCTAGAATGCTAAAAGAAGTTCAAGAATCTATTGAGATGGCAGGAAAAATCGTCGATTGCTCACCAAGCGCAGACATTGAGATACACATTGATGTTGGAATTAGTGAAAGGTCTAAGACAAGAAATCTTGTTGAGTCTCTAAGGGGCTGGGCTGCAGCAGCAGGTTTTTCATGTAGAGTAAAGCCTTATGCCTGGGCATCTGCATCTGTTGCAGATAGACATACTAAGTGAGATATATATAAAGTAGCTGCTTCGTTAAAAGGAGAAAGAATGAGAAGGTCAGAGATAAAAAAGTTTATTAGAGAAATGTGCGGAGAGTCTGATCATTATACAGGAGAAGATTTGCATACACATATTAGAGATTCTCTTTCTAGCGGCGCTGCTCCTTTCGTTGATGTAAGTTGCTCAGATAGAAACGGATATGCTGTCGTCTGCGATGTTTTAGATGACCTTAGCAGGAGAGATTCTCGGTATAGTGTTGATATGGGATTTGAAGGATTTTTTGAAAATGAACTAGGAGAAGATGTTTTTTTTCTTTTTTCAATAGACGAAGTAGATCCATCATCTCTTGAGATTCATGACGTAGATGATGAAAGATACGAAGAGCAAATAGATGACTGCAGCTTAAATGAAAAGTTAAGTTTGAGAAGCATAACAAGAGACTTCCTTTTAGAAAAAATTGTTGACTAGTGTGAAATCACTCAATGTTATTGAGTAAATATTAAATTGATATAGATTCGTAGAGAGGTTTTTATGATTAGCACAGATGACTTTCTTAAGACAGTTATAGACAGAGCAGTCAAGAAGGTAATTTGCATGTCACTAGAGATTCCTGAAGATGATTTCAATCCAGGAAAAGCAGAATACTATGCTGTTTGGAAAAGAAAGATAGTAGGTGACAAATCGCTTTCTAGATTAAAGATACGGCGGGACAGGTACCAAGATTTTTATGATGTGCCTATGAATCTAATTGAAGACGAGGGTCTTCTTTGGGACGACGTCATAGAATATCTTATTGAACATAGATCTAAAAAGATCTCACCTAAAGATTTTATGCTAGAGAATAGATTGATCTATTCATAATTTTAAATATATTATTGACTTTCCTGATAGAGCAGCTTGAGAATCCCGCTATAGTCTCGCTGCATAGTCTAAGAGCGCGGGACTCTTTGTACTGTATCAGGACCCGCAGGGAGGCACGGGGTCACAGGTGTCTCACACTTAAGGGTATGTTTTGAGTAAAAAAAGAAATATAAAGGAAGGGCAGATCTATCTTGTTAGAACAGCAGCAAGCGTCAATGTTCTAAAGAAGATTATTAAAATAGATGATTTGGAAAAAGGATGGTACACAGGGTGTCTTGTTTCTGAAGAAGATAAGCAGGCCCTTATCAAGCAGCAAGTCGCTTATTTAAAACATGAGAAGCCGAGTGAATGTATATCCTGGATATCCGAATCAGATATAATAAAACGCGTGTATAATAAAAAAAATAGTGGTACAATAAAGGGTACAAAGCGAAAAACAAGAAGGCGTGTATATGATCCGAATTCTAGGAAAGATTCCAAATAGGATTACAGTCGCATGCAGCGGCGGTCCTGATTCAATGGCTATTGTTGATTTTTTGATTAAAGGTAGAAAGAATGTAACTGTCGCATACTTTAATCACGGAACAGATCACGGCTCTGAGGCTGCTGGGTTTGTTTTTGATTTCTGCAAAAAAAGAGATATCCCAATCATTTCAGGAAGTATGACAGCCCCAAAGACAAGTGATAAATCCTGGGAAGAGCACTGGCGAGATGAAAGATATAGATGGCTAAGCTGTATTGCAGGAGACGTCATAACAGGTCATCATCTCGATGATTCTGCTGAATGGTATCTGTTTACTTCTTTGCATGGAAACGCGAGATTGATTCCGTATAGAAGAGACAATGTAGTCAGGCCATTTTTGACAACTCCGAAGTTAGAGTTTATAAGCTGGTGCGATAGAAATAGTATTGAATATCTTAGGGATCCTTCTAATGAGAATGAGAAATTCATGAGATCTATTATTAGAAATAAAATAATGCCCCAATGCCTAAGAGTGAATCCTGGATTGAGAAAGGTCATTAAGAAAAAAATTACTACTGAATATAAAGAAAAATGGGAGAATAAAAATTGAAAATCAATAAGCTTATAGAGGGATTGTGCTTTGATGATGTTTTGCTGCTACCGCAGTATAGTGAGATCTTTTCTAGAAAAGAAACTGACACGTCAGTTCAAGTTAAGAATTTAGGTGATCTTGGGATCCCTGTTGTTTCGAGTCCAATGGATACAGTCACTGAGTCTTCAATGGCAACTGCAATGAGTCAGCTAGGCGGTCTAGGAATTATACACAGGTACAATACTATTAAGGACCAGTCGCTGATTGTTAAAAAGTCAATTGACAAAGGGGCAGATTTGGTTGGTGTGGCAGTTGGCGTTTCTGGTGACTATGTTGATCGGGCGCTGTCTGCTTGCAAGGCAGGAGCAAAGGTTATATGTGTTGACATTGCACATGGCCATCACGCTCTCATGCGATATGCTTTGAAAACCCTTCGGAACACGTTTGGCGATGATATTCATATCATGGCTGGAAATGTTGCTACTGCTGCTGCATTTAATGATCTTTCTGACTGGGGTGCTGATAGCATTCGTGTTGGTGTTGGTGGTGGGTCTATCTGCTCTACCAGAATTCAGACAGGTCACGGTGTTCCTACGTTGCAGTCTATTATTGATTGCTCCTATTCTGATAGGGACTCGCTGCTCATCGCTGATGGTGGTATTAAGAATTCTGGAGATATTGTTAAGTCGCTTGCTGCAGGCGCAGATCTTGTCATGCTCGGCTCTATGCTTGCTGGAACAACTGAAGCCCCTGGAGAGATTATCTATTTAGATGGGGGTAGGTGCAAGGCATATAGGGGAATGGCTAGTAAAGATGCTCAAATTGACTGGAGAGGGCATACAGCTTCAATTGAGGGAGTTTCCTCAACTGTCCCACTAAAAGGGCCAGTTAAAGATATCATTGGTGAGATTATAACTGGTGTTAGAAGCGGAATGTCCTATAGCGGGGCTAAGACACTTAGAGAGCTGACATTTAAATCTAGGTTCATCAGACAGACTTCAGCGGGGTCTGTTGAGAGCTCCACACATATTTTAAAAAATGGATGATGAAAAAGATGTTTCCCCTGGAGATCTTGTTGAGATAACTTGGTCAAACTTTGGAAAGGGGCTTGCTCTTGTCTTAGATGTTTTCTCTGCTAAGAATGTTAGCTCCGGTGAGATAAATTTTATAGGAAGGGCAATTTGCAGCGGGTCTATCATTAATTTTATGCCTGGCTGTCACGTCCATTTATTAGCAACATCTAGTGTAAACTAAGCTAATAAGAGATATACTAATGATCATGGGGAGTTAGCTCAATCGGTCAGAGCAACGGTCTCATAAACCGTAGGTTCTGGGTTCAAGCCCCAGGCTCCCTACCAATTATGTCATTAAGATGAAAAAAAAAGAAAAGATAGACCCTAGCTGGAAAGAAGTGCATTATCCAATCTGCGATGTGCCCTTGGCAGCTGATGAGCAGAAGCTAGTCTTAGAAGAGATGAGATATCTTTATAGTCTTGTAGAGCACTTTAATAATGAAATAGCCTCTCAAAGATACCGAAGTATGTCGATGACTGAAATCATAGAAGATCTCAATCTAGATCACAATAGCATCGTTATTGATCTTGGGACTTTTGTTGGCCAGCAGATAGAAGACCTTGCAGAGGCTAATGTTGAAGTTCACGCATTTGAGCCCCATCCAATATTTTCAAAATCTCTTGAAGAGAGGTTCTCTTCATATAAAAATGTCATCATAAATCCAATTGCAGCCGGTGCAGTTGATGGTGAGTTTGATCTCTTTTATCAGAGAGCTAGTGACGATTTTAATGGGGGAGCCTCACTTGTAATTCACAAGATGGATACACACATAGACTTTTTTAAAAAGGTTGAGAGGGGTCCCGAAGTCAGTCACAAGGTCAGGTGTGTTGATATTTCAGACTATATTTCTTCTCTTGATAGGCAGATTGACATTTTAAAGATAGATGTTGAAGGTTTTGAATACATTATACTTTCTCGACTAATCGAGACGGGAATGATTGATAAGGTAGACCGTATCTTTTTTGCCGATCACCGCGATGATTTTTTCGCAATAGAGTGGTTTAGAATTGCAATTAAGACTATTAGAGAGGCATCAAATACACCTAAAAATATTGAGAAAATATTTTCTAGGCATACAGCTCATATTGAAAAATAGCATTTTCTTTTTTATCATTTGGCTGTATAATATAATAATCGTTATGGAGAAATTTAATTAATGATCAACTTACATGGAAAAGATGGGGTTATGAACTTTCTCATCCGTCGTTACGGATATGAGTCATATCTAGAAATTGGTGGGCAACCTGCTTCTGAGAGAGCAACATACCATAAGGTTAAATGCAGAACAAAGGACTCTATTGATCCAGACCCAAATGCTGCAGCAACTGATCTTCCCAGTGGGATGACACACCATTTTATGATGTCTGATGAGTTCTTTGAAAAAAATGCTGGTAAGAAAAAGTTTGATCTTGTTTTTATTGATGGGTACCATGAGCATCAACAAGTTCTTAGAGATATCACTAATTCTTTAGAATGCTTGACAGAGAATGGAACAATTGTTCTCCACGACATGCTTCCTCCGACGAGAGATCTCGAGGCAATAAATAGAACTGGGACAGGCTGGCGCGCATTTGCAGACCTAAGAGCATCTCGAGAAGATCTCACCATGTTCACATGTCCGCCGCCGTGGGGAACAGAGGACGGACTAGGTGTTATTAGAAGAGGAAAGCAGGATATTTTTACCAAGGATGTTGAATATGACTATGATTTTTTTCTAGAGAATAGAAATCAATTAATGAATATTATTACGCCTACAGAATTTTTAGCGAATGTAGGTGTTATCGTTATTCAGTGTCCAGAGTGCAGCTCAAATATCATCCTTCAGTCAAATGAACAATAAGAATCGTAATATTTTAGATTAAGATTAAACAAATTTTAAAATAATGATAATTTACCAAGATGCTCTATAAAGAGCTAAGGAGAGAAAAAACATGCTACAAAAAGCTAAAGATCTTTGGGCAAGCTGGAAGGTTCAGCTTAGTTTTGTTGGAGGCGCACTTGTTGTTTCCGCTGTTTGGGGAACGTGCACATACGAGCCCCCAGAAGCTGATCTAGAGGTTTCTGCAACGACCACTGATAATCAGGACGGTACTGCCAATACAACATCAACAGAAGCTGATGGTGAGACCACTACGACCACTACGACATCTGACGGGACTGGGACCACAACCGGTAACAATACAACGACAGATGCCAATACCACCACAACTACTGGAGATAATACATCTGCTAATACCGGTGATACCACTACCACTACCACTACTACTACAACTGGTAATGGGACAACTGAGAGCACAGATAATTAGATAAAAAATGATCTCACCTCTTTTTAAAAAGAGGTGAGATTAAAAATCCCCCAAACCGCAGGGAGGCACGGGTTAACAGGTGCCTCATTTTTTATTTATCTTTTTCTTCTTTCTGTAAATAATTATGAATGGAAACAGCTAGTGAGAAAAAAGTGAGCAATATATCAGACCTTAGCCTCTTAATTAGAATGATGTTGCAAGAGCAGACAGAGAGAATACCCACTTCTAGAAGACAGGAGCGCACTGGGATCCCTGCTAAGCCCATTAGAACATACATACAATTTGTCAACCAGATAGTTAGAGGTAGTACTAAAAGACCGGTCGTGGTTTACGCATATAATGATAGAACTATGGCAGCCTTTTCAGATGACATTCAAAGAATTGCACAGTGGTCTGAAAGATTTGAACAACGAGGTATTGAGTTCTTTAAGATTAACACAGATTCAAGAAATCCAAGTGTAAGAAGGGCGTATGAAGACTATATCAATGAAACAGAGGTCAGGTATCAGCTACCAAAGATTCAAGTCTGGAGAGCCGGTCAGCCAGTTTTTATTGACTCTGGAAACATTTCAACATCTGCTACCCTAGAAGCCCTGCGCAGTCTAGTATACAATCAAGGAGATCCTCATCCTGATATCGACAATGTTGTATTTTCAAGATACGGTGATGACGGTGAACAGAGATGGAAGGCTGCTGAGGGATATATGTTTGATCCCAATGCCGACGACCTTAGTGTTATTCAGAAACCAGACCCTCAGAGACAAGTGAATGTTGAGGCTGATTTAGACTCTGATCTATCTACGAGCCCTGCCTCTGATCTATCTACGAGCCCTGGGACCCCTGAGGCCCCAGCCGTTACAAATATCTCATTCTCATATGATGATGGTAAAGCTGTTGTCAGTGTGATCACGAATGCTGCGGTCACTGAAGACAAGATCAGTTTTTACAGGCTAGAAAGACAATTAATTATTGATCTGGAAGGCACCACCCTCCCCGCAGACATAGCTCAGCTGGCAGGTGACGGTGAGCTGATCGATCGGATTGAGGCCGTGGATTTTGCAGATGGTGGGATATTTACTCGCGTGAGAATTTATTCTGGACGTGCAGAACCTATTCTACCTCCCCCAGAGGTCGCGGACGGGATAATCAGAGTCTCTGTTGATCCCATACTTTCTGATCGATGCATGACCGATCCACCTGAAGAGCAGTATTTTCAAACCGAGTATGAGGGTACCGAGGTAGTGCTTAGCTGGTCTCCCTCTGCTGGGTCTGCAAGCGGATGTGAAACAGCTGTGCGCTCCGATGGGTCAATAGCACACGCTAGGTATTTTTATTTTACAGAAACCAATCGTTTTGGCTACCGCGCACCAGGAGACACGGATATGATTATGCTTAGCTCGCGTGCTAGCCTGGAGTCCATAATGGACAATACAGTTCCCCGGGGCTATGCAGTACCCTGGGCAGATGACAGGGAAGAGATCTTGGGCTCAGCAAGGGCTTCTGCTAGCAGCGGTAGCGAGTCAGATCACTCACCAGATGTCATACGAATTGTAGCTGGCTATGATTATGAAACACTTAGCTCACCATCCCTTAGCTACGGAAGAGATAGCGGAGGCAAGTATATCAGACTTCCTAATGTTTCTGCTGGGAGTGACAGACAGGATGCACGGATGAGTACCGCCCTAGATGCGAACGGAGTGACCGACGCTCTCCACGATGCTGGTCACACAGACTACGCAGGAGAGCCTCATCCCCGGCTGGAACAAGGAGCCGCCGCGTATCCGAGAGCAAACCACATAAGAGTCTACAAGATAGAAGAATAAATCGTGTAAACCTAAGACTGGCTGTGGTATAATAACCAGGTAATTAAGAGGATGCACATGTCAAACAGCACAACTGTTAGATTCGGTGATCAAACTGCTTCTTTGCAAGATGTCACCTTTTACGTCTTTGATGAGAGCTCTAATCGAGCGCTAGAGTATTTTAGAACTCTTGAGTATCCTGAGGAGCTTGACGTTGCAGTTGACTGCGGTCATGCCTCTCGTGTCGCAGCTGAGGATGCCATTGAGGCATACACAGTCTTGCGTCGATCGCTGTTTATGATCGACTCAATGCTTCAGGCAGGTTACATCGAAGATGTTAGACTTCTAATCTCTGACACCTTGTCAGATGTTAAGATGAGAGAGCAGGAAAAAAGAGATACGCTAATCATTGATTAGGATATAGTTATGCGCCCTTAGCTCAGCTGGATAGAGCATCGGTCTTCTAAACCGAGGGTCGCAGGTTCGAGTCCTGCAGGGCGTACCATATATTCCCCCTTAGCTCAGCTGGTTAGAGCACCGGACTGTTAATCCGGGTGTCGTTGGTTCAAGTCCAACAGGGGGAGCCAAAAATTAAGGAAACAATTATGAGACTTTTTACTATGCTTGTCACAACACTTTTTTGTCTAGGTGTTGTTGACCTCATTGAAAATGGAATGGCAAGTGTGGAATTCAGAACAGATGGGGATGAGACCTATCACGCTGATATTCCTGTTGAACTTTTTCCATGTGAGATCAAAGAGGGAACTCCTTTCTATGCAGAGATCATCAATGGAGTGACTGAGATTCGTTGCGGAGAACCGCCGGAGTAGTATGATTAATGTGCCACCGTAGCTCAGTTGGTAGAGCAGCTGATTTGTAATCAGCCGGTCGGAGGTTCGAGTCCTCTCGGTGGCTCCATTGAGACTTAAATGCTAATTTGCCCACAAAGAAAGTTTATCTTTTTTAAGCCCCTAAAGTGTGCAGGGACATCAGTCGAGCATGCCCTGTATGCTGCCACAGGTCCAGATGCATTGTGCACAGGTAGCTCCTCTGGTAGCGGTGAGATTGAGTATGGCTCAAGAAATAATGAGCTCTTAGTTAACGGTCAACAGGCTATGCGATTTGTACAGCACACACCGCCGGGCCTTTTTTATTCTAGAGTCGCCGACCCTGACTGGTATTATGACTATGCTAACATTACAATTGTAAGAAATCCATGGGATGCCCTGGTTTCTTTTTACTGGTGGTGTGTGAGAAGAGCGGGCACAGCAGAGGAGTGGATAATAAAACCAGATGATTCGCCAGGTGATATGGTAAAAAAGTTTGAGACTGTAATGACAATGCCTGCGATATATTCGAATGATCTAATTGCTCATGAAATCGGGCTGGGTGCTTCTGTCTCTTCAGCTTTTATCTTTTTTCATACACTGAATAATCTATTTATTGATGACAGGATTGACTGTTACTTACATTTTGAAAGCTTAGAAAGAGACTTTAGTGATCTGTGCGCAGAGCTTCAAATTAATGATGCGAAATTGCACAAGCACAAGACCAGTCAGAGAAAGATGAAGTCTGATTATAGAAAGTATTACAATTCCTGGATGAGAAATATAGTTGCAGAAAAATTTTCCAGCTATATCAAAAAGTTCAACTATAGCTTTTAAATGTTCAAATGTCTTGAGATTCTATACTTATCATTGTACGAGGTTTGATGATGGCAGCAAAGACTGGAATAAGAGGAGAGCAGATAAAGGATGACTCTGTCACAGGTAGTGATATTGACGAAAGCACTCTTCGATATCCCGTAACATCCCTGTGGTCAGGAAATGATCCAGGAACAACATATACTGTAGCAGATGGAGATTATGTTATTTTGGTTAGCACGCGCCCCACAGCACAGGGTGGGATAGATAGCGCCATTACAATAACGATGCCAAGTGCGTCAACTGCAGGAAGAGTTGTTATAATAAAAGATGCAGGTGGGTATTCACAAACAAACGCGATTACAATTCAAAGAGACGGCTCTGATAACTTTGAAGGGAATCCGTCAACAACTTCAATACAGCACTCTAGTGATGCTGAATCAATAACATTGATATCAAATGGTAATAGTAGCTGGTATAAGATTTAAGAATTACCGCACTGGTGTACATTTTCAATTAGTGTGATATCATTGTTTAATGCTGGAGGGGCCCTATGCCAGGTGTACTATAAAGCCGAAATACTTGCACTTCAAAACGGTCGCGACTATCATGTTGCTGCAATTCTGCGTCGTGGAAAGAGAGTTGTCAAGATCGGTGAGAACACTGACAAGACACATCCTCGGTTTAAGCGACAGTACTCTGATGGGTCATGGGCATCTCACATGCATGCAGAAATGAATGTTCTTAGATTTGCACTACCTGGAGATGAGATCGAAGTTCTTCGATTTAGAAAGTGTGATCATGTTAGAACAATGGCAAGACCTTGCAGTCTTTGTATTGACCAAATGAGAAAAGCAGGAATTAAACGTGTCAGGTTTACTAACTGGAAAGGTGAGTGGGAAATAATTGACCTCTAGTGATAAAGATGATTTTAAATTTAAAGCAGGAGATCTTGTCTGGATTACAGAGCCAGATGACAATCTAGAGGCAGGTGTTGTTATCAATGGCTACGTGATCTCTGAATATCCCTTTGACGGATACGGTAGAAGTCATGATATGATAAAGTACAGGGTCATGTCTGCAAAGGGTGTTCTTTCTGTTTACGAGGATAGCTTATGTAGCCTATCAGATATAAGAGATGGTAAAAGAAAAGGAAATAGTTGTAGAAATGGACGAAGCTCGTATCTCTATTTTGAAATCACTTAGCGCATCTGTTGAGATTATCAAGAGAGAGTGCGATGAGATTTTATCTAAAATAGAGAAAGAGGGAATCAGTGCAAATTACTCTGTAAACTCTTCGCTTAAGTCAAATTGTGCAAAGGCAACTAGGCATTGTATGGAGCTGTATTATTTAAAAAGGTGGAGAAACAAAATTGAAAAAAACAAGAAAAAGCAAAAAAGGAAAGAGAAAAAAGATGCAGTGGGAAGTTAGAGAATTTAAGGGGGAAAGGATGCCGTGGCGAGTCTGTCTTGTTGGGACAAAGGAAGATGTGATCTACGGAGCTTCTTTTAACAAGAATATTGCACAAATTACAGCTAAAAGATTAAATAATTCTGAGAATGCTGTAGATTTAGATGAAGATAGTGGAGATTAGATGTTTAAGGTTGGTGATCGTGTTGCACCTTTTGACAACATGACAATGAAAGGGACAGTCGTAGACATGAAAAAGCAAGGAAGTGATCAGTGGATGGTCGGAGGTGCGATGCAGCACATATTTATAATCAAGGTAGTCCTAGATGATGATCAAGGAGAGGTTGAGTTTAGGGCTGATAGATTAAGGCGGCTTGAATAAGAGATGGCGAAGCAGATTGGAACTACAATACCTGATATAAAAAATGAGACAATTAAATCTTTTGACAGGCAAGAAGACGGAACATATAGAATGACAACTAAGCTAGTCACAAGGAACAGGGGAACTGGAAAGATTCAAACTGTATCTGAAGAAACTCTGGATGACGTCTATAAAATTACAAGGGAATCAGATTTTGACGAGGAGCTTGAATTTTTAGATCCTGATGGGAAAGCTTCTAGCATTAGATTTAAAAAAATTCTTTCATAAAAATAATAAATCATAGTTCAGATTGAAAAAAGAGACCTTAGGTCTCTTTTTTTTTTATGTTTTCATAATTATATCCGACATGGATATCATAAAAAAGATCTTTCCAGTCGTTTGGCTGGTTTTTATTTTTATTAATATTGGGTTGTGCTGTTTCTGGTTTCTATGGGGAGATACAGGAATGATTCTATGGCATTTGCTTATGGGATTTCTATGTCACATTGGATATATTAGATCAAATTCAAATGAAAATTAGTAAATCTATTCTTATACTGTTTATCTTTCTATTTCATCTTCCAGCAGGGGTGACATCAAAAGAAGCCCTGTCTGATACTTCTGTGTCTGAGCTTAGTGGTGAAGAAGACCTAGAGTCAGTCTCAAGAAGGGGACAGGTCATCGGCTATTGGTCACGACCGCCAAGTGTAAGAATCTGCGATGGTGCTCCTGTTACTATGACACGAGTTAATCAGGCAGTTGAATTTTGGCGACGGCTAGGGTATGAATTTGGTTCAATCGTAAGAGATAGCTCTGCTGACTGTTCTTTTACAAGAATTGAAGGAAGCATAATGATAGGCCTTCCAGATCAAAACTTTGTTGAACCTAACCTTGCTATGACAAGGACTCTAACATCTGATGTAACTAAAGAGATTGTAATGGCTAAAATATCAATAAAGTCTGAATCTGCCACGACTGAGAGAGTTCTCGAGCATGAATTCGGTCATGCTCTAGGCTGGCGACATTTTAATAGAAGATATCATATAATGAACGGAGAGCTTCAGCGAGGAGGCTGGACAGTAACAGGCTTAAGAAGGTCGGAGCTTATTGAAAAGCTACAGGAATCGTTTCCAGATGAAACGTCTGGTTTGATAAATTTAACAGTTGAAGTTTGTGAAGAATGACTGCAGGGATGATAGTTAATAGATGCAGGTGGGAAAAATGACAATAACAAAAACTCAAGCATTAAAAAAAATTATCAAAGAAGAGCTTAAAGACATTCTGTCAAATGACTCAGCGGCTGATGTTAAGGCAGTTGAAGATGCATTTGCTGGGGGAGACAATCTATCAAGTCCAGTTGATCATCTCAAGGCTCAAGGGATCAAAGAGACTAGAGTTAAAAGTGCTCGTGCCTTGAGAAAAATAATAGCCCAAGAGCTTAATAGACTAAATCGAATTTAGATTTGATCTAAGTTTTGAGCGAATATTTGCCTAACTTTTCCTCTAAAGAATATTTCATAAACATCGTAGGCAAACCATTCTGGATCTCTGATTATCTTGTTTGGCCTCCCAACATATCTTAGAATAAGAACTATATCGTCATGCATTATGATTGAACTTTTTCCTGTAAAGTCATCTAAAGACGGATAGGAATCTAGGTTAATTTTAGAAAATACTGAAAATCCGTCTGCATCGCTGGGATAGATCAGTGCAAATCCGTCTTTTGTACAGGTGAGATTTTCAACTTTAACAATGGCTAGATCAGATGATTTAAAGAATTTTTTCTTTTTCATATCGATATGTCTATAAGATTGCCAAACTGACTTTAGCGATAATAATTAGTATTGTGTGAGAAAATCAATGCTTATTTCTGAAATACAACTTAGACATCTGATCCGAGAATCTTTAACAAAAACAGATAAGGATGAGATAGCGAGAATTGCTAGAAGAGAAATGAGAGATCTTTTCAAGGATGAGTATATGAAAAAGATGGAGAAAGAGATTGAGTCTGTCTTGAAGTCAAAGAACTATGAAAAGGACATCGTTGATCTTGTTAAAAAGGTAATGATCAAGGTTTACAAGGAGCTATCTTTTAACCAGCCGCACATAATTAGACAAGTCCGGGTCTAAGAAATGTGAGTCCAGTTGATAAATACGGAATAAGCGTAGGTGACCTGGTAAGGTTTTGCATTGACTCAAAGACCCTACCACCCAAGATCATACCAAAAGAAAACCCTATAGGCATTGTTCTTGACATCTTTCGTATAAAAATTGGATCTGATCCAAAGACTCAAAGCTTCTTGGATCTAGCAAGGGTAAGATGGAACTGCCCAAAATGGAATTCTAAAAAAGGATCATCTGAGGAGCACCCCGGAGACCTAGTTCTAGTTCAGTCCTTAGAGAGTATATCTAAAGACTGTGATACATATTAACATGGGGGTTCGATATGCGTGATTCAAAGAGAAGAAGAAGGGTATATCATGAAAAGAAAAAAATCCGAGACGCTATAAAGATTTCGAATGATGTTTCACGTAAAGCTAGAGAAATTTCAATCTATAGTCTGATTCTTGGATTTATAAATATTTGTTTCATCATGTACTTGATGGTCAACAGCTTGTAAACTGGATTTCTTTTGAGTTATAAATTAAAGGGGTAAAGATAAAATGAGTAAAAGAAGTGAAGATGAAAAATCTAAGAGCAATAGTGCACCAGCTAAAAGAGTTACACTAAAACAGCTTCAGTCTAAGTTAGTCGAATTACAAATTCAGTCAGAGACTCAGAGCAGGACACTTAAGCATAAAGTAGATGTTCTCATTGATAAGATTAATCTTATCAATATTAGCCTTTCTGCAATTAGACCAAAAAAGAAAGTCTCTTTGGTTGATAGATTCTCTATATTTTCTTCAAGATATAATCTTAGACTTCTGGTATCTGCATCATTGTGTCTTAGCATGGCTGCTTTCGGTATTTTTTGGCTGTTTAACAGCATGTAAGCGTGTAACTTTGATGCCCTTGTTATACAATTAAAGGGTGGAGAAGAAATGAAAATTCCCAAGAGGTATAAGAAACAAGCAAAGCAGCAGATTAAAAGCTCTGCTCGATCATCTGAGATTAAAAAACCTAAAATGGTCTGGTCTGTGAAGAAGGGTGATCTTGTTTCTGTTAATGATTCTAGTTACGGCATTGTTGTCGAGATTAATAGGAATCACTTCTTGGTTCTTTCTTCATCTGGGACAAGCTGGCACCACGGTAAAAGGGTTCTAAAGGTCCAAACTTTTTCCACTTTCCCATAATACGTGCAAGTATGATACTGTTTTGGTATAATGATAATGTTCCACATTAAAGGAGAATATGATGGACATCAAAACCTTTGTTAGCGTTGTTTCTAAGCTACCGCCAGACGTCGCTGTTCTAGTTCGAGGACCAACTGGTGTTGGAAAGTCACAGATCTTTAGGCAGGTCGCTGATCAAGTTCTTCTTGCTGACGGTAGCGAAGGTCTTGAGGTCATTGATAGGCGCTTGGCCCAGATGACTGAGGGAGATATTATCGGTCTTCCAGAGCTTGTTGACGGTGTTACACGTTTCGCTCCAGTTGATTGGCTTCTCAGAGCGTGTCGTGAGCCCGTTGTCCTTTTCCTTGATGAGCTTAATCGGGCAACGATGGAGGTTCAGCAATGTGCATTCCAGCTTGTTCTTGACAGAGAGCTCAACGGTCATCATCTTCATCCAGAGACGAGGATTTATGCTGCTGTTAATGCTGGATCTGAGTATCAGGTTAATGAGATGGGTCCTGCACTTCAGCGTAGATTTTGGACAGTTGATCTAGAGCCTACAAAAGAAGACTGGATCCAGTGGGCTACAGGAGATAGAAATATGGACTCTGTAGTTGTTGATTTTATTAGAAATCATGGTGCTCATCTTCGTCATACTGGTCAGATTGATCCAGGAAAGGTTTATCCGAATCCAGCTAGCTGGGATCGACTTGAGAGAAGCATGGTTCATGCTGGAATGTCACCCACGTCTATCGCAGGAAAGACAACTCCGAGCGGATTCTATGCTCTCTGTCTTGGGTTTGTTGGAGTCGAAGCAGCAATTTCATTCCAGTCGTTCGTACGAGATTACGAGATGCAGGTCAGTGCTGAGGATATCTTGAATACCTATGATGATTTTGCAGACGATATCAAGAAGCTTACTACAGATAAGCACAACTCTCTAATTGAGAAGCTTATTGATCATTGCAAGGATAATGACTGGAATCCGATTCAAGCTAAGAATGCATCTGACTTCGTTAAGACGTTGCCTGGTGAGATGGTGGTGTCTTTCTTTAATTCAGTAATGGAGACCAATCACGTACCCAACATCAAGTCAGTCCATAAGTTCATTGGGAAGCTCGTAGTTGACATTGTCACTCTGTCACAAAAGGTCTAGATGGGCATCAAAAACCCGCTATGCGTGTAGCATAGCGGGTTTTGTATTATAATATAACCAGGAGGTATCAATGAAAGATTCAACTTCAAGTGACATTCCGGCATTCCACGCCTCTGATGAGGAAGCAGAGAAATTTAATCTAGATCCTCATCTAGTTAATCTTCTACTTCACGAACCCTTCTTTAGCCATCTTCTTCGACGAATGTCCAAGGAGAAGACTGATGCTATTAGTACAGCAGGGGTCATTGTAAAGGATGAGTCTCTTTTCATGCTTTGGAATCCAAAGTTTCTGGCTTCTCTTGAATCTATTGAAGTCAGGGGCTTGCTTAAGCATGAGTGCTATCATCTAGTATTCAATCATTGCACGGGTAGAAGGCAAGAGCCTCCCCTGCTTTGGAACTGGGCTACAGATCTTGCAATCAATTCTTTAATTCCCTCTAGAGAGCTTCCAAAGATGGGACTTGTTCCAGGTCGTCCAATCGATCTGACACATATTACAGATCCAGACCAGATTGAAAAGTGGAAGAAGCTATCTTCTTTTATTGAAGGTCTGCCTCTCAAGAAAGCATCTGAGTGGTATATGGAAATGATCAAGAGCAACAAAGAAGTCTCTAAGATGATTGAAGAGTCTGCTGCTGGTGGGATGATTCCCTTTGACGATCATGAAGGGTGGGGACAGCTTAGTGACGAAGAGAGGCAGATCCTCGAGGGAAAGATTAAGAGTGCTCTCTCTGAAGCAGTTAAGAAATGTGATAGGACTGGTCAGTGGGGATCTGTCTCTGCTTCAACCCAGTCTGAGCTAAGACAAATGGTTTCAGACTCTATCGACTGGAAGCGCGTTCTTCATAGCTTCTGTGGCAGATCTCAGCGTATGAATAAGGCAAGGACACACAAGAAGATTAATAGAAAGTATCCTTATATTCACCCTGGAACCAAAAAGGGCCACAGTGCAAACCTCGCAGTCTTCATTGATCAGTCAGGTTCTGTTAGCAATAGCGACCTTGAACTTTTCTTTGGTGCTCTAAACTCATTTGGTAGAATCACATCTTTCACCATCTTTCCCTTTGATACATCAGTAGATGAAAAAGGGTCAGTGAGGTGGAAGAGGGGAAAGAAGTTTCCGCCGAAGCGGACAAGATACGGAGGTACAAGCTTTCACGCTGTTGAAAGCTACATTAAGAAGAAAGGTGCTGAGTTTGATGGTCACATCATTCTAACAGACGGAGAGGCGTCAGATCCAGGTATCTCTGTTCAAAGAAGGTGCTGGGTTTTGCTTCCTGGGCAAAAGCTTCTCTTCAATCCACATCCCAGTGATTCGATTGTAGAAATGAAACAGGATACTTAGCATCCCGTGTAAACTAAATAATATTGTTTTATAATGATAATGTCAATCACGACAATTAATCCAATTAAATTGGGGGAAATATAACATGCGTCTTAATACCCGTGTTGATGAAATCGCTGTTGGAACTAATATCCTTGATGTTGAGGTGCCTCAAAAGCTCCGGCGCAGGGTTCGTTCTGGCCTTACATACTTTGATGATGCACTTGGAGGTCTTGGATTTACTCCCTCTGCTGTTACTCTTTTTACTGGGACTCCTGGAGCCGGTAAGACAACTATGATGCTTGAGCTAGCAAATTCGTTGACGGGACACGGTAGCACAGTTCTGTTTAACACGGCTGAAGAGTCTCTCTACCAGCTTAAGATGACTGTTGAGCGTCTCAAGCTCCGGCACGGCTTCATTGCTGGTCAAGAGGCAATGGTTCCCAAGCTTCTTGAGAATTGTGACAAGCTTCGAGCTCAAAATCCAGACAGCCCATTCTTCTTGATCATTGATAGCCTGCAATGCCTCAATGATGGCAAGTACGGAGAGCACAACACGAACTCTCGAACCACGCAGCGGGCGTTGTGCATGATTACTGACTACTGCAAGGAGAACTTTTGCAATGCCATCGTCATTGGGCAGGTCACAAAAAGTGGACAGATGGCAGGTGCCAATGTCCTTAAGCACATGGTTGACTCTATGATGTCTCTAGACGTCGAGAGGAAGGATGAAGACCTGATGGGGTGTCGCGTTCTTACTACTGAGAAAAATCGGTTTGGAGGAGCTGGGCACATCTTCTTCCTTGCTCTACGAGAAAAGGGCTTCACTGAGATGAGTCGAGTTTCTATCGGATAGAAATATGCTAAACAGCCCGGACTTCCCGGGCTGTTTTTGTATTTGTCATATGAAAATCTCGACAATCTTTGGTATAATCATATAATGAAGGATGAAATAGAACCATGCCAGGGTGATCTAGTCTTGAGAAATGGAGAAACAGGGATTGTAATTAGACTCGGGGTTAGGAAAGTCTTCGATGTTGAGCTGGGTGAGTATTCAATTAATGAAGCTCAAGTTACAAGCTCGGTAGGGACAGCCTGGTGGCCAATAGAAGAATGCAAAGTTATCACTTACAATAAAGATGGAGAGAAATAAAATGACTTATCTAGATAAAGAAATGACCAGAAAAGCTCTGAAGAACATGATGGGATTTCATCAAAATCTATGTGCTCAATTTTCTGACTGGGGAATGGACTTTAGATCTAATCTTGGAAGAAGGAATGTTGTCATGTCACAAGCACAAGAGCATTTCTTTGCGAGGGAGCTATCTAAGTCGTTTAGGGATGTTGAATCAGATGGTAGAACAGGAAAGGCAGATATAGTCATCGGTGAGATATCGAAAGAGCTGGAGTGCAAGATGACATCCGGATCAGGGCAGTACAGGGCTTTCGCCCTTCAGACAGACTACGCCACACTAGAAAATAAAGAGTCGCTAGACTATCTATACGTTCTTGCTGATGAGAAGTTTAAGCAGTTTGCTGTTCTTCATTTTGAGAACCTTACACCTGACGATTTTCATCTTCCCGCAAGTGGGTCACGCGGGAAAGCAAGAATGAAAAAAGAAAAAGCGATGAAGAGATGTAGGGTGCTTTGGGGATCTGCACTATGTCGAAATCATTCAATGATAGACTCTATTGAGAAAAAAATAAGGAAATCTGTATCTGACTTAGACATCAGGGTCTTAGAGATTAGTGGAAGAATATCCGCATGCTCGGACAGGGCTGTGAAGAAAAAACAAAATCTTATAAGAATGCTAGACAGAGAGACATCTAGGTATGAGAAAAAGATTAAAAAACTTTCTAAAAAAAGAGATTATTGGAAGACAATCACCCCTCAGTTTACATTTAATCTGGAGCCTCTGTCTTGAAAGATGAACATCCGAGAAGGCAAATCAACCTAGACATTATAGCGTCTAGCTTGTCGCTTTCTTTTGTCGCCACTAGCATGATCGGTGTTCATTTAATAAAAGAAAATATAAAATTAGCTAGGAAAAAAACAAGTGACAGAAGAAAAGAAATCAAACATAAATTTCGAAAAGCCTATCGAGCAAAGGGAGGAGTTGTTACATTTCTTCGAAGAGGAGCAGCAGCAATTAGATGTTCCTGATTTTGATGAGGAGATTGTCTGTGAGAATCCGTTTGTCTGATTTATCATAAAAAAGGCCCTAAGGGCCTTTTCATTATCTATTTTATGTCTATTTATTATATAGGAGATGCTAAATGGTAACACAGGAAGGTTCTCAGCTAAGTGATCAGGTTCTCGAAGAGATCGTCAGCGAGATGTTGATGGAGGAAGCCGAGCCCGGTTACATTCTTAGCGGTAGCGGCTGTGGGTGGTTTCTTGATCCTATGGCAAAGGAGATGGTCAGGCTGGAACGAGGAATTGAGCTGGTGCCTGTTACAGCAGATCCTGATGAGAGAGATCGAATACTTGTTAGAACACACACACGGTTTCTTCTAATTCCAGCTTCTGAGCTACAAGAGATTGGGTGGAATTAAAAAGGTAATGTTCTTAGACGCAGAGTGATATTGCCTTCGTCGCTAGATATTTATTTCAGATGGCGTTTGGATGAAGATTTCTAATAAAACATTACGTGAAATGATACTGGCTGAGATAAGTAGCCAGATCCTTTTAGAGCAAGGTATGACAGGCATTCATAGCATGCCGAATTACGCAATTCCTCAAGGGCTCTCCGCCCAGCTTCAAGGGGGTACATCTGGTGCTCTATCCAGGCTTGCTAGCTCTAATCCGCTCAGAGCAGCAGGAAAAGCGCTTGGCGCTCAGATAGTCTACGCTGTTGGTGAGACACTCATTGAGCTTAGTGTTCAGAACTGGCTCGCCGAATATCGATTTCGTGTGATGATGGAGTCGTATCAAGCAGCTCTTAAGAGAATAATTACAAGAGCCTATGCTGCAACCGGGGAGACAGAACGCTACTGCGCATTGAGGTTTCCACGTACTCAGGGTGTCTATACAAACGAAGTGCTGGTAGATGCTCATGGGAGAGAGCATGAAATTGAGGGTGCTGCCCAGACAAGAGAATTTACTGATGTGATTGTGGCGGCTCCTGAGCAATATTCTGATCCTAGCTTGATTGATTCATTTAAAGTTATTGATACAAGCACAGCCGAGACTCTTCCTCTCGAAAGTGCCCTTGGTCGCACAATTGCAACTAACATGTATGCTAGCTCTGGTGAACCTGTTGTTATTATTACACAAGATCTTGCAGGGCAGATTCGTTACGATCCAGATACTGGAAGGCCAGTGGAGTCGACTACAGCAGTTAGCTGCCCAGATTCAGATCTATTTGATAGGGTGGATGATTCTGGGAGGCTAGTTGCTGCTGACCTGTGCTGGCCTGGTTTTAAGGCGATTATAGGTGATATATCTGCACAGGGAAGCGATGTCTATAACGGTGCGCTTAGAGATATATGGAATGAGGAGACAGATGTTGGACCCATTGCAAGCTCATATGCACCCTTTGAAAGAGAGACATTTACATCTGTTTTTAACTTGCCCTGGGGCGGTCCGGATGTATATCAGATCTGGAATCAGGAAATGATTGATCAGTGGGATTACTTCTTTGAGAGGGTTAAGCAGCAGATGAGCCAGGATGTGGGCTATGGGGCTGACTTAGAGCATGAGCTTTTCTTAGGCTTTGACCTTGGAGAGCCTCCAGGCGGATGGGCACCGGGCTGCAGAGAAGTGCCTGGGTATCAAGAAGGTATCCAGGTTCCATATAAGGTAGACATCCAGGACATTGAAAACTATCCAGGGGATCCAGCTGAAGGCGGTGTTAGCCCAGCTGAGGCAGCTGCCCAAGGTCTTGAAACAAGCTGTCCCACACTAATTCGATGGGATGGAAACAGGATTTACTATAATTTTGAAGAGTGGAGAAGCGCACCCGATTGCTCTTGGGCCCTGAGGGACACAGTTGTGCTTAGCCCGCATGACGGAAGAACGGGCATCAGTCAAATTGAATCAGCGCTAAATAGTGCCCTCGGTGATGGAGTATTCCAAGGTGTCCAGGTTGTCAAGTCACCAGAAGACAGACTGCAGGCTTCGGAAGCTGAGCTCCTAAGAAATGAGCAGGCAAGTTCATTCTTGCGTTCTTATAGTAATTTTGCGCTAGTCACATTTAGAAATGATTTAGCAGGTGATTTTTCAGTCCGGGGCTTAGGGACTGGGTCACAGGCATCAGCTAGTGAGAAGATGCTGGCAAGAATCCAGATGGGAATTAATCGGTGGCTCATATCAATCTTTATAAACCCGCAGCTTCCAGTTCAGTCTGCATCTGAAGAGACAGAACTCTCCACTAGAGCGTGGGTCGCCCAGATGGAAGAGATTTCGCTTGGGCCAAATGAGGTGGGGCAGTGGGGATCCCACACAGACTCGGTCGGCTCTGCAATCACCATGGCAATCAGAGGCGCAAACAGTCTTCTTGCTGACGGTGACTATGAAGATCAAGGTCTTTTACCTGTATTTAGGGACGAGATCCTGCAGAGAAATACTGTTATAGCTGGGATGGAAGCACAAGAAGATGAGCCTGGATCAGCTGAGTCCTTTATCTTGCCTCCTGACATAGAGTATAGACTGCTGGGTGTAAACAGAGACCCACAACATTCCGAAGCGGGATACTTTGCCTATGTTGCCCTAAAGGCTAGAAGAGAGTGGGGTGACTTTGATGGTGATGGTAGAATCACAGCAATTGATAGGTTTTATGACCCAGACTCTGGTGAGACTATAGGTACAGAACAGCAAGAGATAGAGCGGGTCGGTGATGATGACACAATTGATGAGTGGAACAAGTTACAAGAACATAAGCTAAACAGGCTAATTGAGCAGAATGAATCTACTACAGCAAGACTTGCATTTGAAGAGATGAAGGAGGCTGTTCTCTCTAGTCTTGAGGCAATTCCGAATCTGGATCTAGATTATGAATTTGTTCCGATGACAATCGAGGGGACAGTGCTAGAGCCATCTGGACAGATGACAAGTGCCTGGACTACAGAGAACTGGGACATTCAAAATATTCTCAGAGGACATGCACCGGTTCTTAGGATCTGGATGCGGCTGCACGAGGGCAGCATAGAGTCCTTCGAAGCAGAAGCTGAGGAAGAGATTGAAGCAGCCATGGGGACATACGGATGAGAGGCAGCCAGAGAAACGTGGTTATTGCTGAAACCAGACTAAGGATGTTAATAAGGGCTAGTCTACAGAAGCTGCTAGAAGCTGAACAGAGCAGCTCCAGCAAGCCCCCAGAGGAGGGTGGCTCAGAATATTCACAAAGCTCAGGGCAGAGCTCCGACGACACGCAGTACATAGGGACAGGCGAAATGCCCTCGACAGAGGACCCGTGCCACACAGCAGGGGCCACGGTCAGCTCATTGCATAGTCAGATTGAGAATCTTCCAAAGCCAGGGGCTGATGACTATAACTCAGTAACTGCAGCTGATCTGCAAAGACAGCTTCAAGACGCCCAGAAGAATCAGGCTGAAAAGTGCAGCTGATAGATATAATTAAAGATTGGCAGGGATTAAAATGAAAATCACGCGTAGACAGTTAAGAAGACTGATAAAAGAAGAGATAGAAGCATCTCTCCTAGAGCAGGACACCAGGCCTCCGCATCGAAGGCAAGGTGGTGCTAAAGGTGACTCCAGACAGCGCGGCAGTCATCCAGGTGGTGTCGAAGGAGGAGGGCGACCGGAGAGAAGACAGCCGGGTTCCGGAGGGGATCCAGGTGCTGGAGGTCAGGCTGGCGGACACCTGGCAGGCCCAGCTGCCGGAGCAAGCATTAAGATCACATCTAGCGGCTGGGATGGTGAATGGACAGTGACTCCCTGCCTGCCACTGTCTGCATATGCGATTGATCCGAGCCTGCTCCCATTCCGGACCTCCGTAGACAATTATCATGCGGGAACTGGGATTTCAGATCACATAGAACGGGACTTTCCGACCACAGTTACAGATATGACCAAATACTCGATCGTACCAGTGGGAAGCTGGGGGATGATGTCTGAGTCATTTCGCAGGGAGGAACTCTCTGCCCGCATTCTGGAAGAGTCTTCCGTCCCCAAGTCTATTAACATCATAGACCTAGAAACGGGCAAGCAGGCGAAAGGAAGGATGTACAGAGATCTGTCTCTGTCATTTACTGAATGCCCATTTACAGCTGTAGTTCCAGAGGAGGATTAAAATGAAAATCACACGTAGACAATTAAGAAGACTGATAAAAGAAGAGATGAGTCTCATGATGATGGATCCAATGGACCGTCATGACCATCACCGCAGCGGCGGCTGCGGTGATGAAAGAAAGACAGGTAAGAAGTGCTCTAGCTGCGCGGCGAAGAAGCCCTGCGGCTGCGGTGGTGACATGTCAGACATCAGAGGTCTAGACAGTGAAATGCCTGATGATCTTTACGGAATGGAAGACGAGGGTAGCGCTTGGGCCAGTGGTGATGTTGTTCACGAACCGATGTCTGGAGATGAGGCCTTTGGTGCTGGGTTTGCCATGGGACAGGAAGAGCGGGATGCTTTCAGCTATACAGGTGATGTGTCTGATCTAGGAGAAGATGAGGCTATAGGTATCGGATACCATGCTGGCCTGATGGGGTTAGACGATGCACCTCACGGACATGACATGGCAGTTCCGCATCCGCAAAGCTATGACGCTGTGATGGAGTTTCTTAGATCAAACCCAGAGCTTGTTGAGATGGCTGTCGAGGAGCTCATGGGAATGACAGGGTCCACCTGTCAGGTTTCAACCAGGATGGCAATTGCAGACTATCTAGTTGAGAGTCTCTGATGTTGAGCAAATTTCTTAAGTGGCTAGACTGGCGCGGTGTTCCACTGCGAGACTTCGTTATGGTATCCATTGCCTTTGGGGCTTTAACAGGCTTAGTCGTTTGTGGTTTAATTGCACTAGCAGGCGGTGGATGAATGTAGCATGTCTGAAGGTAAGTGGCTAAAATCTCTAAATGATGTTAATCTTGAAGGCCTCTACCTTAGGACAGCGCAAGCGACAGCATCTCTTCCCGAAGGGATAGTCGTCTATTGTATTGTAGATGAGGGACATCAGTTTAGGGTCAGAACAGACAAGGTCTATTGCGGAGTGCAGGAGTTTATCTTTGACACTGACATGAAACACTACTTTGAGATTTACGTTTAGATTTTAGGCAGAGTGAGAATACCTATAATTATCGGGGGACAGGTAGATGAAAATCACTAGAAGGCAACTAAGAAGGCTTATTAGAGAACAGCTAGAGATGCTATCTCAGCCTTTGTCGAAATCAGATGAGTTTGTTACCGGATCTGACGTCTTGGCTGGATATATAGTTGTGAGTGCCGCTCATGATGGCATGCCCGTCGGGTACGCTCCGATTGTTCGAACCGATGGTCCAGACCGCCCGTTTCTCGTTCGGACAACAGATACAAGCTGGATCTTACCTCACAGCATGGTAAAAGCATTATACCCACAAGTGGAGGACGCATTTAACTGGGTTGACTCGAAAGGAGACTGGCGAGATCTCGGCCCTGGATCTCGTGGAACAGTTGGAAACTTTTCATGGGAGTGGGTAGAGGATGAGCCCACTATAAGTCCCAACGATCATAATCTAATATAGATCTCATTAGACAGTAAATATCAAAATTTTCTAAATACATATATAAGAAGCCTCACACAAGAGAAGGAAAGGGCGATGAAAATAACAAGAAACCAACTTAGAAGACTGATCAAGGAGGAGCTTGGTCACCTCCTTGAGCAGGTAGCACCTGTAGAGCCCGGGGCTATGACCTACAATGATTGGTATCAAAGCATGCTGGGGCATGATGACTGGCATAAAATGGTAGGGGTCGGCATTGGTCATAATCCAGGTCAAGCTAAAGATCAAGCAGTGCAGCATGCGACCCGGAGAATCGAGGGAGCCGGCTTGGTCGCTGGCATGAATCCAGCCGAAGTGATCGGTGAGCGCGATCCAGCACTCTTCAATGATGATGAAGATGACAGAGTGGCAGTCGCTGTCACCCTGGGCTATGTCGACGAAGAGATGATCATCTCCACCAGGCGTCCCTGGTGGAGATGATCATCCAGTACGACGGATGAACCAGTGAAAATTACCCGTAGACAGCTAAGAAGACTTATCAAGGAAGAGCTGGTAAGACTAGTAGAGCAGCAGGTTCCTCAAGTTGAACCTGTTCCAGTTACAATGGGTATGTATTGTGTAAAAGAAGGGGACACACTGTCTGCAATCACAGCCCAGTATTCACCACAGGATGTAGACTGGCAGATGAATCACGATCTTAATCCAGAAATTTCTGATCCAGATATGATACATCCAGGGCAGCAAGTTGAAATATACTTGAACCCAGACATACCTGCTGATGAGTGGCTTAGTATTTCGGTGTGTGATCCGGATTCTGATTTCACTGGCTGGCACTACCGCCCGGATGGAATGGTCGCATTTACACCAGCTCATGATGAAGTTATACCTTCACCCAATCTTAATCTTCCTGCGATGCGAAGATAGAATAGGCACAATGAAGATCACACGTAGACACCTAAGAAGACTTATCAAGGAAGAGCTGAGTCATCTTCTTGAGGTAGATTCTGAAAAGATAGCAGCTCTAACTACTGCCCTTGCTGATCTTGATAAGGAAAAGATTACTGTTAGTCAGGCAGAAGAGCTTGAAGCAGACATAGATGCGATGCAACAAGATGTTGAGGCGTCAGGGTAGCACCCACACATCTGCTGCTGGGACCAGTGATGGGTCGTCAGCTGCAACGCACTTGCATCTCTGATTTGTTACCGACTCCATCTTAGTTCCTTGTGTGCTACATGCCTGTTCGCACTTCGTGATTGTCTCACTGTCAAGCTGGCACTTAGATAGCAGAATCCCCATGGCTATTGTGCAACATATATAGAGGACAGCTTTTGCCACGCCGCTCGCTATGGCACCAATTGCTGCTGTTTCCTCTCTGAGAGACGGGATCTCTTTTCTCTGCCGCTGGTTGTCAATATCATCTAGGTCTGTTCTTTTGTACATTAGCTTCTCTCATCTTAACGTACCTTCCTGTTCGCTCATCGTAAACGAGCCTCCAAGATGAGATATAAGCTATGTCAGCCTCTCTTACTTTCTGGCGATCGACGGGTTTTCTGTCTTTGCCAAATATATCTTCATTTTCGTTTAGTAGCTTTTCTAGATTCTTTCTCATCCTCGCGTCTTTTATCTCCTGAAGAGTGAAATAGATTCCAAAGGCGCATGATAATATGATCATCAAAAGAATTATTGTTTTCATTTATCCCCCATACGTTAAATACATATGTTCATCTCTGGCGTGCAAGAAACTAATTTGTGTTATATAATGTATTCGGAGGTTACAAACCATGGCACAATTTGCGATATTCTTTGCTTTGGGTGTTTTGCACACCGTCTGCTTTTTGATTATCACAAACAGAGGAAACCGGTTGCGGATGACTCAAGACAAGACTGTGAAGACCCGCCAGAAAGATAAGAAAGAATCACACATCACTAAGCCCGCAACGGGAGAGGTTGACCTTTATGTTTGAGAATGATCTTACTAAGAAGCTTCAAGAAGAGGTTAAGTCCAAGTCTCAGAGAATCCGGACCCTAAAGAGCGAAAATGTCGCTAGGGCAGCAGAGCAGTTCACATCCCTAGATGGCTGCTCTCGCTGCAGGGGTCGAGGCTGGATCGTTACTTGGGACACACTAGACTGTATCCACGGTAGCTATGCCCAGTACAGCTCATGCCCTGAGGAGGCATGTACTCGAGAGACGCGGAGTAGGTCAGGATTGTCTCCTGTTAGAACTAAGTACGATAGATATAATTCCGGATCAACTTGGGTGCCTAAGTACACTGAGGTGGAAGAGAAAGAGCTGAAGCAGCTTCAAGATAGAGTTCGAATCGCGCAGGGGGAAATTATCGCTGAGACAGCTCGGTGGACACCAAGTCGTGACAAGATTGTTAAGGTTGTTAGGGGCACCGGTCCCAAAAAGTATCGTGCTCCCATGGGACTTGAAGGGCTTGTTGTCAAGTCCTTTGTAAACGACTATGGAACTCAGAAGTTTATCATCCTTGACAGTGATGGTAATCAGCACTGGGTCAAGGCAAAGGAGATTGATGTTGTTGACCCAGATCCTGATGTTGAAAGCTGGGGCGCCGTTAGTAGGGCACACCGTGAAAGCAATGGTGTTCCAGTAATTGTTACAGTAAAGAGGAAGTCTGCAAAGGCTGCCTTGATTCGAACAGTACAGGGTGTAGAGTTTTGGTGTCCGATAAGCACAACACCTGACTTGAGTGATTCACAAGCGGGTCAGACTTTAAGCATCATCCTACCAATCTGGCTGGCAAAAAAGAATAAAATTATCTCTTAGATTCTTGTACACTATGCCTGGTTTGGTTAAAATATAGGGTCTGAAATGAATAGTTTCAGCTGTGTTAATCAACTACTAAGGAGATAAGTTAACATGAATTACAACAAGACCAAGTCAACGCGCCGATTTACTTTCGGAATCAACCGTAACACCACTGCTAAGAAGGCAGGATCCAACACTGTCACCATCGCAACAAACCCAGAGTCGGGTCGATATAGCTACGGTGGAACTTCTGTCACAATGACAGTTAGAGAGGCGAAGGCTTTCAAGAGCTTCCTCGACGCTGAGCTCAGCAGCATTGACTCAGATGATTCTACTGTAATCGTCTGATTTTCTAGGTTATCTTGTCTTGATGCACCCTTTGGGTGCATCATTTTTTTTATTCATTAGATGCAGATTTTATTGTTTCTGATTCCCGAGAATAGATAGTAATAAGGGTCTGGAGAAAACTCATGAAAATTACACGTGGAAGACTTAAGAGATTAATAGCTGAAGCAGTTCAAGATATAAGAGAGCAGGAAGAAGAAGAAGGCGGCGAAGAAGAAGGCGGCGACGAAGGCGGTGACGTCTTGGTCGATCTTTCTGCTGACGAGCCTCTTGATGTTGATGTTGTTGATGTCGAAGCTGCCGAGGAGGAAGCTCCCGGTATGACATCACTTGACATAGATGCTATGACTGGAAGAGAGGTCTATAACGCTCTTCTTACAATGATGCAAGACGCCGGTGGGTCCTCAATGGGTATTGAAGATCTTGAGGGAGCAGTGATGTCTGAGACTGATCGGCTACGAAGAAAGGGTCGTAGCACCAAAGCCAGGACATCCAGAAGAATACCCGGGATGTGGTGGGGATAGACTTTTTAAGTTTAAGCAACCTCTTTCTGGAGAAGTGTAGTGAGATGGCTTAAGAATCTAGTAGTCCAGCCCTGGATAAATCACCCACACGCAACTGGTGAGACATACTGGCAGCATCTTCTTTATGCCCTTTGGGCATCACTGAAGGTGACCTTGGCTGGACTGATGCTCCTAGTTCACGCTTTTTTTCCTTTTCTGTTTGTGACGACAGGAAGTAAGATTCTTTGTAAGGTAGTTGACAAGATCCGGATTAGAAACGGTGGTAGAGAATGAAGCTGCAAAGAAGAGAGCTGAGAAGACTGATACTTGAGGAGTGCGGGTGCACGTCTGACGGTTCACTTCCGCCCTATCTAGAGTCGGCTGATTCACCCATTGAGGGAGTCGGCATATTTTCTGTCACAGAGATTCCTGCTCACACAGATATGGGTCCAGCTCACATCTACATGGATGACGGTAGAATTGACATCACTCAGTTAGGGAGGCATCACAATCACTCTGACTCACCTAGCTGCTATAGTGAGTGGGTTAATGATGAGAGACATATTTTCCCACACCGTGATCTATCTCCGGGTGAGGAGATCACTGTCGATTATACAATGCAGCCTGATCTTGAGCAGCCCAAGGCGGGATGGAGATAGAAGATGATAATTACTAGAAGAGACCTAATACGACTTATAAGATCTGAGATAAACGGCTCACTCAAAGAAAACTTAGCAGGAGGTATGATTGGCAATATCTGGGCAATGGCGAGGGTCACTAGTCCAGATGACGAAACTGCTGATCTCTATTCTCAGTCTGTCTCATGCATTAATGGAAGCACAGTATGTAATCTCCAGGATCCAGACGGTGACGGCGTATATTCGTGGCATAAGAAGACAAATGATGTCGACACAGGAGATGAACCTGATGATCCAGAAGGTGAAGAAGCGACTCCTGACACAGATGAACCTGATGATCCAGACACTGCTGAACCTGAGGCTCAGGGCCAGAGTGAGTGGGTAGAATGCACCGAAGCAGAGCAGGCGGAATTAAATAGACTCCATCCTCGACACGTGAAATCAGTAGCGATCGCGACTGCAATTAGAATGTTAAACGCAGCAAAGAAAGAACACATAGAAGACAATTCCGAAGCGATTCCTGATAATGTTCTCGATGATATTGCTGATATCATCAGGCCCCACGGGGAAAATGCAATAGTCACTGCGATAGAAGGGGAAAAGGAGAAGACTGCAGATTCTCAGATGGACGTGCTATTCAGCAGGCGCGGGACAGTGTATGACCTGCAAAGAATTAGAGATAGTCTAGGCTAAGGAAAATGATTAATTTAGAAATAGGAATGTATTGGTATGAAGATAAGAAAATCTAGACTACAGCAAATCATCAGAGAGGAGCTGTCAAGGAAACTTAGTAAAGGCTCAGATGTAAGAGAAAGTGCAGGTGTTCTTGTTATGAAAAACAGGCAACTTGATGAAGCTGCTGTTCTCGTCTTAGGGGGTGCTATAATCACAGCTGAGATGATTGCTGCAGCACTTGGTATTTCCCTAGCTGTTGTTGGAACAGCGTGGCTTATTGATATGGCTAGTGAGCTTGGCTGGGATTACTATCCTAGTGAGGCTGAAGCCAGAGAGGCTATAAGTCAAGGGATGCCACGGGTCAATCCAGATCTCAGGCTGCCCGCTTCTTCAGGTTACAGACCCACTGAGGCTGAGCTGCAAGCTCAGCTAGCCCTAAGTGCAACAGCCCAAAGACTCTCGGCAGAAGCAGAACAGGGATCTGATATTTCTCCGTTAGGGCCGCCCAGACAAAGTGAAGAGCCCGGACCACAACGACGTCTCCCACCTTTGGAATCCATTGAATGGGACGACACCGAGGATGAAAGGCTTAGAGGGTTCAATGAGTATTGGTCCTTTGCTGTTAGATCGTCTGGCTTTGTGACACACTATTACCTAAACATGTCTGATTTTTCTACAGGCCCATATGAGCTATATGATGTTCTAGACACAGCTAGCCCGGAGTCAGATGAGTCATATTTTACTGATCTTGACCTTGGGGTGGGAGTGCTACCTGGCCAGGGAGAGTCAGAGCTAGAGGTCTCTCATTCAGCTATCGAGCGGCTTATGGATAAGGCTATTGCCTATGCTGAAACTGCTTGGCAATCTCGAGTAACTCCGTTTACAGCTGATTCTGAGATATGCTATGCTCAATTAAACGTGACTGGGATGTATGAACGTGAGCTAAGATCAATACATCGGATTCCAGACGACTACACGACTCTAGGCCCAGTAATGGGCCTTTCAGATCCTACAATGAGAGATAGCTGCGAGTGGGCTTTGCTCATGACAGCTCATGATGATGAAGGGGTGTGGGGAACTCAGATCCCCATTGTGTCGGAAGATGGTGCTTATATGGGAGAGTATCTTATTGTTATGGATGAGGTGAGAGTAGCTCTATCAGAAGGAAGATGTGACAACTGCATCTCTGATATTGCCGGATAGCTTTGTAGAATCTTTATTCTTACTGGGCATCCATGTGTAAATAGCTTGTGATTGTGGTATAATAAGGCATAGAGAGATAAATGTCTGCAAAGTTATGTCTTACCTTCTTGCTGTTTACACTTCTGCACATCGGCGTGTGGTTTAGTACAAATACACAATTGATATCTGACGAGTGGAAACAGCGCAGCTTTTGGATCATGCTATCCCTGGCAATTCCAACTTCGCTGCTAGCATACTATGGAACAAAAGTCGGATACTCTGCTCTAGGCGACAGTGCTTGGTCTGTGAGGTTTATCGGATTCGGAACCTCTTATCTTATCTTTCCTCTATTAACCTGGCAGTTGCTAGGTGAGTCGATGTTTACTTTGAAGACTATGCTATGCATCTTTCTATCTATGGTCATAGTCTTCATTCAGGTTAAGATGTAACCCCAGAGAAACAGGAGAATGTAGCACATGGAACATGTTTGGCTTTTTGAGAAGTGGCAAGGATTGCCGCTTAGGGATGTGAGACAGCAGCTTTTGAATCATGCTGAGACCCTGAAGACGTTTGGTGATATGAGTGTGAGAGAGCTCTGCTGTCTGGCCAAGGGAGACTGGATACCAATTGGACTCTATGTCTTTATTAGCGGGGATAGGATTGTATATGCCGGTAAGACGCACGGCCGGTCTTTCCAGGAGAGGATGCTTAGTCATCTAGATCATCGAATGCCGATTCCTGGGTCACCTCATTTAGCACAGCTTGTACAGTCAATCTCAAAGAGAGACAGTATTTCAGCTGAAGAGGCTGTTCAAAAAGTTATGAACATGAAGGTGGTCTGGATGCCTGTTCCGGACCTTGGACGAGGCAAGCAATATCACAAGAAGCTTATCGCAAGCGTGGAAAGGCAACTGCTTTGGCACCGATGCCTAGATCCTATGTATAACTCTCCTCGTGTCAAGAGAAATGATCATTACTCACTCAAGGGTGAGAGGTATCAGCTTGAAGAAGGATTTGAGCTAGGAAGCTTTTAAGTTGAAACAAGACTGTGATCCGATTATAGACCACTTTGTTGATGAGGAGATTCTTGTCAAGCTCGGAGATCTTGTTAGGATAAATGAAAGCTATCACGCTGATCATCACAATATGATCGGGACTGTTATAGATGTCCACTGTGGTGTTAAGGAGACTGTGCCACCAGGGATAACAGTCATGTGGTGTGATTCAACAATTGAATGTCTTTGGTTTGACGTGGTGGAAATTATAAGAAACTAGATTCTCTGGCAGCTAGATATGTATTAGAGCTGGAGAAAGGTCATGAGAAAGATAACTCGTCAGGAGCTTAGAGCCATCATAAGAGGGCACCTTGGCTCTATCAAAGAGGCAGCAAAAGATTCTGTGCCCTTTGGCAGTGGCATGGAGCAGCTCGAGCTTGAGCCAGATCAAAAGGAAATTGTTGGACACACGTGACTAACACACGTTCGGAGGAAGGGTTCCTCCTTAAATGAAGTTGGTGAAGTTGTCTGGCATAGCCTAACAGAATCTGGAAGGATAGATGTTTATGATGTGTGGTGGCCAGATAGCGGGTATCATGAGATGAACATCTCCGGAGAAGTTCTTGAAGCTGTAACGTCAAAGCAGCACGAGCATGTGACGAGAGATGCTGACGAAGATAGATAGATTATTTTTCTATGTACATTTTAAGATGATGTCATAAGATTTAATCACATGGAGGAATCTTGAAAAGAAGACGAGATCCTGAGCGAATGGCTCGAAAAAATGAAGTAGCAGAAGTCAATCGTGCTTCTAGAGAATCAAGGACGCCTGAACAGCAATTAGCTATTCTTGATACTAGGCTGGGCACTGAAATGGGTGCTAGGAGAGAGAGAAGTCGACTGATAGATGAAATTGAGAATCGGCTTAATGCAAAAAAGAAGCTTAAGAGCGATCCCAGCGTCACACAGAATTCTCCGAAAAAGAGATCTGATAGAAGAAAAGAAAAGGCTCGGCGACATTCTGAGAGGCAGAAGAGAAACAGTCAATGACATCGGGACTAGTCTGCTCTTACATTATCGTTTTTGTGGTGGGTCTTTTTCTTGGAATACACTTAGAGGGAAGAGCTAGGATGTATTTTATCAAAAAGAAGAAATAGTAAAATCGAGATATCATTCGTGCAAGCTAAAAACCGGTATGGTATAATGGAGACATCAAGGAGGTTTGATGCAACAGATTTATCTAGATAGGGACCAATGTAGCCAATTTCAAGTTGAGTATTTCGAGAAAGATTCAGTTTCCCTAAGAGCAGATGTCATTCTATCATCTAAGTTTAGTGGGTATGACGATGTTCATACTTCTTTTCTTCAAGAATTTCGAAGTCGAACGATACTACTGACACGTGCTAGAGATGACTCTCCGGGGTGGTACACAGTTATTAACACACTAGGGAGAGATCAATGATGTGGACAGTAATCTATCATAATGATGACCTCAGCATTTCGGCTGTAGAGTTTAATGGTCCGATGGACGCTCAGGCTGCTATGCTTGCAGTGTCTAAGACAATTAACGGCGCAGTTATAGCAATGGTAAAGGGGCTTCACAAGGTTTGGGAACCTGAACAGGGCTGGGTGAATGACAACACACCACCTTGTAGGACAGATGTACAGCAGCATGACCTCTACGAAATCTAGAGAGTCTAATAGTGAAGATGCATAAAGAAAAATATGAAGATCTTCTTCTTCGATTTGCAAAAGAGCTTCATGATGTTGGTGTGACAGAAGATATGAAGAAGATCGTAGAAGCGCAGTATACTAGAACACAAAATCTTGCCAGCTCCCACATTGAAGAAGTGACTGACAGATTTTGCTATCGTCATGATGGATATATGATTGAGGCTGTTCGAACAGTCAGTCTTACTGTGAAGAAGATGAAATAAATGAAGTCATTGAAAGCTGGAGATCGAGTTGTAGTTAGGTCATCACTAGGCGACCAGACGGCAACTGTAATAAATATATTCTGGAGAGCTGTAGCAGGTACCTGTGTTTCGTATATCCACAGTATAGAAGTAATATACGAAAATGGGATGAAGGCAAGCGTCGTTCCTGAAAGAGTTGAAATATTGAAGTAGGCGGTTTAGTGTCTTTGATGTCCTAATTAATGAATGAGTGGCATCACTAGGACATGGAAAATAAAGAAATAAAGCTAGCTATCGTAGGAGACCTTGTTGTAAAGAGCAAGGGAATAAGTGTGGGTACAAGGGGAATAGTTACTAATGTGATCGTTAATTTCACAGGAACAACAATCTATGAAGTTAATACGCCCATGGGATTACTTAGCTGGTATTCACGTCATGTCAGGATTATAAGATGAAATGCGGTGAGCTAGTAGCGTTTGTTGAAGAATTGAATCCCAGAAAAAACTCATCTGATTGCGGAATCTTTAGGTGGAAAAGCGGAATCTTAGTGAAGAAAGATGAAGAGTTGAAAAAAGCCACTATTCTATGTGAAGGATCGCTGGTTATAGTTCCACTAGAGTCGATATACATTAGGTCTTTTGATTCACTTTCTAAAGACACATTCACATTTTGAAATTATAAAATTAAGAAGATGTGTATTAAGATTAGCTAAATCTTAAATACTGGGAGACAGGATAAATGGCTAATCTCTTTTTTGCTGGAGAAAAGGCAACAAAAGAAGAAGCGAAGAAGTCGCTGATGGAGCACATTGAAAAGAACTGGACTGGGACATTCTATGCTGACTTCCACACCGATGGCGGTGGCGTCTTAATTCGGGCGATCATTGAGGTAGAGCATCCAGGTGAAGAACTAGACCAAGAATTTAGAGGGAAATTTCCTGCTAAGTGGCTTGGCTGGCGCCTGGTTCTTCTCAAAGTGACACCCGGGTATATCGACGCTTTTATCAAATGAATGTGGGTGACTTAGTAAGCTTTGATCTTCCCTATATTACAGGTATGGTCCCTGATAGAGGAGTAATCCTGTCTATTAATAGGGATCTTAGCTACACTGATGAGGAGATCAAGGTCATGACTAACAGCGGCCTGATGGTCTACATCTCAGATCTAGACTTCAAATTCTACTGTGTTGAGGTGATCAGTGCGTGCGGGTGACATGGTTCGATTCAGGTATAGCGGAATGCTTGTTCACGACTTTCCTAATGATGTTCCATGGCATCTGGGTCTCTTGATAGAGTACCACACATGGGAAAAGGTTGCGACTGTCATGCACAATGGAAAACTTCTCAGAATCAGAGCAGCTGATGTCACGAAAGCTGGAAAGAGAGATTTTGTAAAGTGAGTGATCAGGCTTGGTTTCTTTACGTTGTTGAGTGTGCTGATGCATCACTTTACACAGGGATCACAACAGATCTGAATAGAAGAATCGATGAGCACAATAGGCTATCAAGGGGTGCTAAATATACAAGAAGCCGAAGACCTGTTAGGCTTATCTACTCAAAGAGGTTTAGTGATCGATCTGCTGCCTCAAGTGCTGAGGCGAAATTTAAGAGACTGGCTAGAAGAAAAAAGCTAGAGGTGATTAGTGAAGATAGGTGATATCGTAAAAATGAAAGGTCCTGACGGAGAAGTTGGTCTTGTCGTTGAACTGGACAATCAGACAGGATTTACCAGAGTCGTTTGGCAAGACGGGGTAAGCCTGTGTGCTACGTCACACCTGATTCTAATTGAATACATCACACACAAACCTAAGACAGAATCTTCTATATTTTCTTAATATGTAATTCTAAGACATATATGTGAAGATGATCCAATGAATATCTTTGAAGACATCGAAGACCTTAAAGGCTTTCTAGATCTTGAAAGCGAGAAAATCCCTATCTATGTTACAAGTGGTGGCTTTGATCCGATGCATGTCGGGCACCTCAGGTGTATTCTCGAGACAGGAAAGATGGCTGATCAAGATGGTGGATTTGTTGTCATCATTCTAAACGGTGATGGATTTTTGCAGAGAAAGAAAGGCGCCGTCTTTATGCCAGAGAGAGAAAGAGCAGAGATCATATCTGGCATCCGGGGTGTCGATGCCGTCCTAATTTGGGATGACGGGTCACAGACAGTTGTTGGTGCGCTCGAGCAGATCGAACCTGACTATTTTACCAAGGGAGGAGACCGCGCAGCCCCTGAGGACATTCCAGAGTGGGGGATCTGCCAGGAGGTCGGCTGCAAGGTCATATTCAATGTCGGTGGCGGTAAGGTCCAAAGTTCATCTTGGCTTATAAGCGCTGCTAAAAAAGACTCAAGCTAGTGCATATTTATAGGTGAGGGCTAAGCATGAAGATCACTAGTGAGCAGCTAAGAAGAGTTATAAAAGAAGAGCTCAAGATTCTCAGTGAAGATGAGGGCACAACTTTTGACAGAGCTGGAATTACATTTCCCATTGATCGGCCCGGGACAGTAGAGTCAGAGAGATATGCCGACATATCGCGGATCTCAGACTGGATTCACGTAGCTCTGCGCACAGCTGATAGAATGGAAACTACTGTTCAAGACATTAAAGAGGTATTACTACCACTATATCAATCCAGGGAGGAGTATGAGGAGTTGCGGTTGCAAATATTTGACAGCGTCGGCGCTCAGCGTGCTGTTGTAGCTCAGCAGCTTAGCCCAAGAATATCCCAGGTCAAAATAGGGCTAGAGGCCGCAACTGTAGCCCTTGAAAGCATGCAAAGTGAAGTCGCAGTCTTAGAAGAGATTATTCTTCAAGCAGCCCCCGCGGAGATACAGTCGCTCGAGGAAAGAGTTGCAGGGATTCTTGACCCACTCAGAGGGGATGTAATCGAGACAGAAGAGGAATCATTGGTTCCAGTAGAGCAGGTTGAACCAGGAGATGCTAGGCGGGCTGAGCGTCAGCGACGTCGTCAACGACGTCGTCAACGGAGACGAGAGCAGTGAAGACAACCAGGAGACAGCTAAGACGTCTTATCAGTGAGGAGATTCGTCTCTACTTAAGCGAGGCTTTTTCTCAAGATAAAGAAGATGAAGCAAGAGAAAAGATTGTTCAAGCTGTTGAGCTAGCCCTGGGGGGATTTAAGAGAAGGACCTTTCTAAATCCCAAGGAAGTGATGGCTTTAGAGAACGGCCTAATGTCTGTTGGATTAAATCCAGATGATTTCAACATAGACCCAGGTCACCAATTACCTCGTGGGCGAGCTAACAGACAAGGCCAGCCGTGCACAGTTGCTATATATCTAGATAGACACGCATATCACTTTGAGTTTGATAGAAAGCTTGGAATAAGGGAAGTTGACAGAACATGAAAATAACAAGAAAACAGCCAAGAAGACTGATAAAAGAATCCACCTACGAAGAGATCGCAAGAATTCGTGACAGCGGAGACTACGAATGGATGGATATGGAATACGAAGTAGTAGACTTAATGGAGTCTATGCAGACATTCCCAGCGAAAGATGTTATTGATATAATGTATTCCGCACTTGATGCTGAAAATAGAAGTGACGTGGGCTTCTGGCACATGATGTTGAGTGATGGAGGTCATCTTTACGAAGCATTAGATGCATTGAAGGATGAAGAACGGAGACTGGCAGGAGATGGAGAGCTGAGTGATGCTGAAGCAGTTCAGCTCCATGCCCTTGCTGATGAAGCAATTGAAGATGCTCTGACAGAACAGACGACAAAGATCACACGCAGACAATTAAGAAGTCTAATCAAAGAAGAGATGGGCCGACTTATCAACGAGCAGGATTATGACGAATCAAACCTCTATACACACGCTGATGGGCAAGAGCTTGTTAACAGGCTTAGAGTCGTTAATCCCAGACTGGCAAGAAAATATGAAGAGAGTCTCGATACACTTTTCGACAACGGAGACAAGACTGGTCTTTCTATGCGTGTTCGGCAAATGCTCTATGATCTCGAGGCAGATACAATCATAGATGATGTAGATGAATTTCAACCAGGGTTTTCTGAGTACGGATCTGGACATGGGGCTGAGCTCGGCGGTGGGATGACTTCACAAGACTACTATTCTACTTTAAGGCAGCAGTGGAAAGAAGAAACAGGAGACGGAGAGCTTTCACCCGACGAGGCAGCGCGCCTTCGGGCCCTGACAGCCGACGCAATCGCTGATGCAGAGTCAGATAAACCAGCCCCTCTAGTGATGCCAGACCCAGCTACCGGAATATCTCTCGGTCTTGATCAACAGGCATTCGGATCCTCAGGAGATCCTGAAATGGAAGCTGAGGTGGGACTTGCTCTTGCTCTGGACACTGGCGAGCCAGGAGAGATCGAGGCAGCTGTCAAGAAACTAGAGGATCTAGGCTATTCCCCGCAAGAGATCTCCGACATGGGCGGATAGTAAACAGTCTATTACGTGTAAACTAGACACTCCTGTGGTACAATAAATGTATTAAGGAGGAATGATGCTAGCGTTTGTTATGGACGTCCTAACTGTTGCAGTTGGCGTCCATGTTTATTTTATGGCTAAAGACTGGCGTGATCGCCGACGATATCGATAGGAGAAGAGATGCTTACAGATAAGCAGATTCAAGAACAGCTTACAACACTTCGTTTAAATTTCGACCCTGAGTCCCCGTTCAAGGGAATGATTGATCTCTATAGTGATGGAGGTCTAATGACATTGGGTACTGATGAGCAGTGGCAGGTTCACGATGCAATGAGTGACGATCTGAAAGGGATGGTCTTTGGAGAGAGTGATGAGATTTCCTCTCACTGAAACTCAAGCCGTCATCCTCGTTAAGCTCATCAACAAAGAGAAGATTCTCAGGCGTGATATGATGATCCTAGACATGGTCATCCTCACTCAAGTTGGCGCCATTAGAATGCGCAAAGAAGGGCTCACGATCACGAAGGCCGGCAAGCTCCGGTTCGTCAAGTGGGCTCGCAAACAAGGAATGGTGAAATAAATGGTTGATCTATCTAAGACATCTCCTGGTGATCTCGTATGGTTCAAGGTCTGGTGGCAGGCCCGACCTCTCTACGGTGAGGTTCTAAAGCTCATTCCAGACGAGGAAGCAATTGAGGTTCTAACCCCGCTTGACGGATACCGCACTGTCTGGATCAAGAACGCATTCTTCGAGGAGAAGAAGGCCAGGAAATCAGAGTATCAAAAGTACGGTAGCGTGTAATAAGCGCTAAGCTGTGGTATAATATAAGTGTCAAGGAGGAAATATGACTTTTACCCGTAAGCAATACCTGGCAGGCGAATGCACTCACGACCAGTACTACGATCAGCTTGTCACGGAGGAATTGAAGAATACAGTTCTTCGTTCCATTCCTGAGAAGCAGATCATGTGGAGCAGGGATGAGAGCTTCAATGACATTCCTCTTCGATCCTGGGACTGGCTGGCAAAGTTTAACCCAGTTGAACCAAAGAAGTTCAAAGAACTAGGAGATTTCAGCACACTGGCTGGTCAGGTCTGTGCACTGAAGGCTGCAGCTCGTCAGATTCGTGAGGAGTCTGAGGGTCGCCCAGTCGCAACCTATCTGTAGAGACAATCAATGTTTGAAGACAACCCATATTCCCTGTATGACAAGCCTGGACAGAAAGAGGCTACAGCGGATATCAATGCGTTTATGGACAGTGTTCAGAGAGAAGTAGCTGCACATCAGGAGAACCTCAGCGCGCTTTGGAAAGAGCTTCGGGAGCTGGCTGATAAGTATAGCTCTCTGGGTGCGGCTGACACAGAGTCACGCTACGCCATTGAGTTTGAGTTTCGAAAGCGGACAGAAATCAATGAAAGTCGGTGATGTAGTTAAGGAACGCTGTAGCGGCCAAGTCGGGCTTGTTATTGAGAGACACAGTCGAGCGGAACTGGAGGGTAGCCCTAACAGTGACTTCACAGTTAGCTATCAATATAAAGTGCTGTTTGGCACAGAGACAGTGTTCGTTCGAAATACTAGGTCAGTTGAGGTGATAAGTGAAGCTCGGTGACGTTATATACGATTCTCACTACGGACAGAACGGTATGGTCGTTGAGGTGTCTGAGTGCGGTGTATTCTGCACTGTTCTCTACTCTGACGGTATTTCTGAAAGGGGCATTCGGGCTAATGAGCCTGGAATTGAGGTGATTAGTGACTGACAAAGAGATTATTCGTGAGGCATTCTTCGCACTGTCGGGCTTTCGAAGCCCGTCACTAACAAAGAAGCAGCAAGAGCAGGAACTGGAAAGATGTTGGAAGGTGCTAGCAGAAGCTGTATACGGGAGTGGAGAAGAAAATGAAACTCGGTGACTGCATAGTTATTTTTTCTTTTGTGTTTGTTGGGATTCCGCTCATTGGACTGCTGACAGCTTTTGTCGAGATTCTTATGGGTGTACTGTGAAAGTCGGTGACTTGGTAAGATGGAAGGGTCACAGCAAGATACCTGGTATTGTCTTGGCAACAAAGCAGACGAAGGGGGCATTTAGACGAACTGCTGTGCTTGCGTATATTCCCGAATGCCCAGAACCAGAATGGTTTTTGAAAAGCGAGCTGGAGTTGGTAAAATGAAAGCCTATGACGGTTTTGCAATTCTTATTCTGTCTGGTTGCTTAGTTCAAGAGAAAGATACGGGACATGAGAACGATTTCCCAATTGAGTCTGTGAGCTGCACTCACCCTGATTCGGATTACGAAGCTGTTGTTGAAGTCGCTGTCGAAGATAGCTATGAATGGGAAGATATCCATTTCCAGATTCATCAATACGAAGAGACATGGGACACACTTCTGTGGAAGCCTGGTGATGAAGACACAGCTTGGTATACAAGAATGCAGATTATGGAGCTCGACTGTCGGGCTGGATATGATTATGACTTTCTATATGTAGAGGGTGATTTGTGAAACCTGGTGAACGCATGAATCCAGGTGACCTAGTTAGGGTAATCCATGAGGATGATCAACAGTTCACTTGTGAGACGGCGTCGTACGTCTGGCATGAGTTCATGGGGAAGTTCGGAATGATCGTCTCAATGGCAAAGCGGCTTCATATCCCAGCTGCCAAGGTTCTTATCAAGGGAGCTGTGGCTGAGTTTGATCTTGATGAGCTGGAGACATTATGACTATTTGTGAAACCTATGCAAGTCGGTGACTTGGTGAGATGCACCTGGCAGCCTCGGTCATCCGGGCATGTCAAGGGAATTGGGTGCCTTGGGCCACCACCACTCATCAAGGGAGAGTACGGAATTATTGTTAACCAGCGGCTTGATATTAACCATCATACAATATTGTTTCCAAGGTTTGGATATGAGCATACACTTTCTCCAAACGCGTTTGAGGTGATCAGTGAAAGCCGGTGATTTGGTAAGATTTAAGAATATTGGTGGACCAGCTAAGGCATGGGGGTCATATGGGCTCATCACAAGAATCCACCATCATCGTCATGTAATAGGGCGGATCTACCTTCTCACAAGATTTGGGCTGGCTACAGTTCCATTTTCTAAGAGAAGTAGATATCTTGAGGTCGTAAAGTGAAAAGCTTTAGAAGTGAGGAAATGTGAGCTGTCTTAGTTCTCTTTTTTGGATGGATCCAGTGATCATCTTAGTGTCATCTATTTCTGTTTTTTTCGCTCTAAGTTGGTTTTTGGAAAAGATTGCTGATAAGCTTGGAATAAAGGATGAAGAAGATTGAAGGTTGGTGACTTGGTTCGATATAGGGCTGGTAAGGGCTTCGGTCCGATTGCGATTGTTGTCGATGAAAGTCCATCAATCTCTGACTTTCATCGACGAATCAGAGTGATGTGGCTCGGAAACAAGAAACCCGTTGCTTCTCATGCATTTTCAGTCAATGGAAAGAGGGTTAGTACTTGGGTTCATCCAAAAAAGTTTGAGGTGATCAGTGAAAGTCGGTGACTTGGTGAGGCACAAACGTTCAGAATGTGGAATGACAGGAATCATTGTGGAAGTTCATGTTAACAAAACTCCCATCGTCCTGTGGGGCGATGGTCGACGTGGTCAATGCATCCCAGCATATCTTGAGGTGATCAGTGAAGCTTGGTGACTTGGTGACTATGCCTGGTACGTGGATTAGAAACATGGACGATGGCAACGGATTGGGAATGGTGGTAGAATTGCCTTTTGTCGGTCCTAACGGAGAAACGCAACAAACTCCGCGAGTCGGCATATTGTGGTCGGATGGAGAAGGAATTGACTGGGAGCCTGAAACATGGCTGGAGGTAATCAGTGAAAGTCGGTGATCTAATTAGACACACGAAGACAGGTTGGACAGCGATGATTCTTAAATTGCCTCGATCTACTTCGGATGCGGGAATGATGACGGTACTCACTTTCGAAGGTGAGGGTCAGTGGAGAATGTCTTCATGCGAGGTGATCAGTGAAAGTCATTAGACCGGGATCTCACGCGAGAGTCGGAGACTACATTCGAGAAGGTTGGGATACTGAGACAAGAAGTATTCAGCCTCCATACAACTATGGCATTGTCATTAAGACAGAGACGCGCACTTTGGGACCTTACACGCAAGAGCAGATCGATGAATCGCCAATTAGGAAGATTTATTTTCTAACTAATGGTGGAAAGATAATGGCGAGGTATGCGGTGCACATAGAGGTAATCAGTGAAAGTCGGTGATCTGGTACGGGTAATGAGTCGAGAGGGTAATATCGGACTAATCGTAAAGATTGAAGAGTATTATCTTATGGCTCAAAAAGCTAAGCATGCACTTCTTCACACTGGAGAGAGTTTTCGTCTTCACGAGCTGGAGGTGGTTTAATGAAAGCTGGTGACCTAGTCTTCTGGGGTTTATTCGGTATGATGATAGAGGTATGCTTTACTGCGCTAAGAAGCTTGATTATAGATAAGAAGCTTAATTTAGTTGGACACACTTCTGTGTGGATGTTTCCCATATATGCCTTAGGACTTTCTTATGGTTTCGATTTTGTGTTGTGGTTAATTAAAAATGACGTGATTCGGTATCTCACGTACCCCTTGTGGATTTGGGGAGTCGAGCTTGCAGTAGGGATTCCAGCTTCAAGAATGGGAATTTTACTGTGGAACTATGATTATCTTCCTAAGCAGCTGCATTGGAAAGGAATAATCAGCTTTGCTCACTACCCGCTGTGGGCAGGTTTTGGTATATTGGTGGAGATGATTAAATGAAAGTAGGTGATGTTGTTCGCATACCAGCAGGAGCTAGGGATGCCTTTAGAATGAGATCTGATGTCGGAATGATTGTTGGAAAGATTCCCAGAAAGGATAAGTACCCAGACGATCTCGAGGTTTTGGTCGATGGTATTATCCATGCCCTAGGGTTTCAGATAAAGGTTGATCCGCTTTTTAAGGTGATTAGTGAAGCTGGGTGATCTGGTCCAGATACAAAGCTGGTGTCGAAGCAAGGGTAGAATGGCACATGTTGTGGAAACATTCTGGTGGGATACTTCTCGAGTAAGGATTCAATTTCTTGATAAAGCAGGACTATCTCAAAAGCCCTCTGATGCAGCAGTATCTAATTTAATAGTGCTTCAGGCAGTAGAGTGAAAGCCGGAGATCTAGTTTATGATGACAGCATTGGACTTATTGGTATTATCATCGGTGTTTCGACTGTGGGATATCGAGGATCGGAAATGTACGATGTCTTATTTCAACCTGTCTTCTCAGGTGAGATATTCATTGCTGAAGTGTTCTCTAAAGATCTGACGATTATCGGTGAGACATAAGTTTCGTGCAGCCTTGAATTAGCTGTGGTATAATAAGAACATACAAAACAAGGAGAAAAACAATGCCACTTTCAGCAAATGAACTAATGCTAGATGCTAAGATGCTCAATCTCGAAGAGATGCTTGAGCTCAACAGCTTCCTCGTCAGTCAAATCAAGAAAGAACAGAAACGTCAAGCACGTCAGAACAAAGCTAGCCTCTCTGTCGGAGACGCAGTTAGGTTCTCAGACAATGACGGTCTCGTCACCCACGGCAAGGTTACGAAGATCATGCGTACAAAGGCCCTGGTTGACGTTGGCCCTTGTGTCTGGCGTGTCCCAATGCATCACCTGACCAAGGTTAAGATGCCTACCGGGTTTGCTGTATAATGGCGACGCTTCTAGAAAGACTTCGAAACCACGACTGGTTCTACGCATACTCTGACGATCACCGTGTGTGGAAGCGCGGTGAGCAGCGTACCAAGGAGCTCTACAGCGAGCTCGTCAAGAGGGAGTGTCCATACAATATGGGTGACATTCGTATGACAGTTCAAAAGATGATTCTTGAAGACTTCACAGAGGTTGAGACTAATCGATGGTATCGAGACCCTGAGAAGACTCGATATGTGGCACCTGCACAGAGATCTGAGCTTATTGAGAGATCACGTGCTGAAGAGGTTCTGAGGTGGATTGATTCAAATGAAAATCGGTGATCTTGTAAGATATAAGTACCCCGATGTCATGGACCCGTGTGTTGGTCTTCTTATTAAGATTGACAAGAAGGCTAAGCGAGGATATCATCAGTACGGAGTGATGTGGGACTTTCTTCATGGCAGGATCGGTTGGCAAAAAAAGAGTGAGATCGAGGTGATAGATGAAAGTCGGTGACCTGGTGATGATTGAAGCCAGGAACAAGAAGCAAACGCTAAGGCCTCCATACTATGGAAAGACTGGAATCATTGTCGGTCATAATCCTGGTCCGCTTGGCAGCCCTGAGTGGGTTGTTGTTGTCGATAGGAAGGTTAGACAGATTAGTTATCTCTATCTGAAGGTTGTAAATGAAAGTCGGTGATTTGATAAAGTGCCCAAACAGGCGTCCAGTTCGACAGGGACTCATTATCGAGACTGGTGTGTATGTTGGCAGAAAAGATATTAAGGTTTTGTGGAGCAATGGTTCGATTTGGACTGAGCGGAGCAAAGATATGGAGACTATCAATGAAAGTCGGTGATCTTGTCAGGGTCTTTGAAAAAAGAGCTTGTGGCGGGGTTTCAAATGGAGCCATCGGCTTGGTCTTAGAAGAAGACAATAGCCAAATAACAACTCCACGATGGAAGATCATGTGGCTATCAGGAAACGAGATGACGGGTAGGCTTAAGACTAGTCGAATGAAAGAAAGTGTAACTTATGGACATGGACTAGAGGTGATCAGTGAAAGCCGGTGATCTTGTGAAGCTCAAAGTGGGTGAAGAGCCTCGAAATAAAAGAGAAATAGGCACAGTCATACAGATTGATGCGTACATTACATCTGTAGGAATGGAACCGATGGCAGAGGTCCTGTGGAATACGGGAGAGACTGGGTGGATATTATCTAATAGAGTTGAGGTGCTAAGTGAAAGCAGGTGATTTGGTAAGGCTCAGGAAGTCTCATCCAGCTGTACAGCGCTGGCGGAAAAGCTATCGGAGGCTCGGGCACCCCTTCATTGGGAAGTGGGCAGACGCGGCTGTTCCCCTGCTTGTTCTCGAAGAGTGTGACCACTCTATTGACCGGTGGAGGGTAATCGGTCCAGGCGGCGCGCTTGCATCTTTTGACGGATTTTTGCTCATTCGATACGGAGCGCGAAATGAAAGTCGGTGATGTGGTCCAGTTTCTACAAGAAAGGTTTAAAAGATCTCATATTGATCAGTGCGGAATATGGGATTGTAAAATCGGAATTCTAGTTAAATACGAAGGCTCTGATTCAATGACATCAGTCTTTTGCGATGGTAAGCTTTTTCAGATTCATGAAAGTAGAATTGAATATCTGGACCAGGAGTTTCAGTTAGATGAAGGCTGGTGATCTTGTTTACGCAATTTACGACCTTGAGCGAGGGCTCAGTACAGTTGGTATAGTCCTGGAAGTGGAAAAAGATAATGTAAAAGTGCTGTGGTCATCGCCATCGAATCCAATGGGATGGTGGCGAAAGAATCAGCTGGAGATTATGCATGAAGGTAGGTAATCGAGTCCTAAAAGATCAAGTCCTAAATCATAAAGACGCTGAAGGAATAGTTACTAAGATCACGAAGGAACATACAATTATTCAGTGGGATAATATAAACGGCGAATGGCACTACAGAAGTGATCAGCTAAAAGATATAAAGGTCTTAGATGGAGGACACAAAAAATGAAAGTAGTCTTGTTTGATGCGATGAATCTGATACACAGATCAAGAAACTCATTTAGTAAAGGTGAGCATCCTCTGACATATAGCTTCTTTAGATGTTTTAAGCCGCTAGTAGAAAAGTTTAACGCTGATCTAGCATATTTTGTTCTAGAGGGAAATCCATTACACAGGTCTGGGGAATATTCAGAATACAAGTCAAATCGTCCAGCACAGCCAAGTTCATTTTGGAGACAGTGTGGGGAGATCCTTGAGACAATGAAGAGCTTACCGATAGTTCAGATTAGGCATCCAGACTATGAGTGTGATGATGTCATAGCCAATCTCGCTAAATATCATTGCGACTCTGGAAATGAAGTCATTATTGTTTCTTTCGATTCAGACTTTATTCAGGTGTTTGACAATATGAATCCAGATCTAGTGAAAATATATCACCCAATCAAGAAGGTCTTTATTGAGAATCCAGACTACATCTATCTCGACTGGAAGGCACTGAGGGGTGATGTGAGTGACAATATTCCAGGTATAAAGGGCGTAGGAGATAAGACAGCGACAAAGATTATCAATGACCAAGCACTTATGGAAAAGACTCTAGCTGATCCACAGAAGAAAATGATATTTGATAGAAACAGGTCGCTGATCCAGTTTCACTGGTTTGACGATCTGTCAAATGATCTTCAAGATTCGGGATCAGAGGTCGTCTATCCTAATATATCTTTTGATGAAGTAAGGTCTAGCTTTGCTGGAATGAACTTTGATAGCATGTTGTCAGATAGGTATTGGACCAAGTTTGTGGCTGCCTTTGAGTCTCTTGTAGCAGGTACTGTTAATGATAAATGTCGGTGATCTAGTCATTGTTAAGAATGATCTGTCTGTCTGGTATGACAAGGCTGTTGGTGTGATTGTTGAGATCATTGGAGACCGAGATCAAAGAACTGCAGTAGCCCGGGTTCTTCTTGAAGACGGAGCTTTGGGTGTAGCCTATCTAAGAAATTGTGAAAAGATAGAAGACGCTGATAAAATCTAGAACACAGTTTTGTGTAGCTTTGGCAGTGCAGTGGTATAATGGTAATGTCACCAACTAAGGAAGACAATATGCTTACTTACCGACTCATTCACGCACTCCTCGACGACGAGGATGGCATTTCAGGGGAGGCGTACGATGCGCTTCTCAATTGGTTGTGTTGCCACAAGGACGGCAGCCCAGAGCTTGCTGAGCGGATCACCGATGCTGCCAAGGCAGCAAACGGTCGCTGGTACATCCCTGAAGGGGCTGATCTCAGGCTCTCTGACCCCGGTCGGATGGGGGTGAAGTGATGCGAGAAAAGATTCCCACAACGTATCTCAACGCGCTAGCGCTTAAGACACGAACTGCTAACGGTCTCAACTATGTCTTCGAGGCCTATGATCTCCAGGTCGTCGCACTTCAAGATATTCCGGGTAAGCCGCATCTTGAGCGTATCATCGTTGGTGACTGGAGCGGAGATCGACGAGGCACCCTCGTCTATGACCATCGGGCTGGATGCCCGGTTACGTGTAGCTAAGCCTAAGCCATGGTATAATAGAGACATAAGGAGGGACAATGAGAAGTGCAGTTGCTGATTATCTATTGAACCTGAAGCCGTACGAGCTTGTCGACATCGCGGTTGACTACCTTGGGTGGGACAGTGACGATGTGACTGTGGAGGTCGCATGGCAGTGGGTGGCTGGCCTTTCTGATGTAGAGGTCGCAATTATTTATAATGAAATGGAAGGTGCATAATGCCAGACGTAGAGAAATATCTAAACACACCCAACCTTGGCCGAGATGACGAAAACAAGCACAGCTGGAAGCTGGGTGATATTGTCCATACTGCCGGGTCTTATGTCACGGCCAACGGTTACAACTACTGTGGCTATGAACAGTTCGACATCCCAGTCGGATCTCGTGCACGGATCATCGGCATCAAGCAGACTGATCTAAACGCGGCACACAACAATGGCATCGGCGATGTCTACATCGACTTTGAGCTTCTGGATCACTCTAATCCTGATGGGACACCTGTCACCTGTGGCAACCGTCACTCCTTCTCGATGGCTGAGGCTTGTCGTGAGTTCTCACTCTGCCCTGACGGCAGTGGAGACCCCGGATACGTTCGAGGCTCCGGCCAGCGGAATGAAGGCCTTTGGGTGAGCATAGAAGCTAAGCGCATCGAAGATCATCCGGAGCGCGGATACGCTCGGTTCCAGCATCGAAAAGTGGTTGACCCTTCTCAATACGTGTAACAGCGTTTCTGATGTGGTATAATGGTAACACCTACTAAGGAGGCAACATGGTTTACGGAACTTCTTACTTCCCGACACGAGGAGACGCTTACAAGTACTACAGGGCACAAGGTGTCTTCTCCTTTCAGGTTGATAATAAGATCACGGACGGAGAGATCAATATTGGAAAGCCTCCTGGATATCTGGGGCACAATGCCCGAGCCATCCTGCAGAATGATCAGGGCGGGTCGAAGCGGTGGTTCATCGCAGAAGATATCCGTGCTGGATAGTGAAAATAAGGGAGACATATAATATGAGAAAACCACGGAAGGATACGATTCGAAATCTCTACCGAGATGGGATCATCCAGTACTTTGGATGCGGAGACAAGGACCTCGACCGCGATCTAATCAAGTCTACAAAGAAGGACGTCCACATCGCCGGGAAGGCTCCAGGGCAGTGGGTCAGTGATGAGGGGATCCTCGAGATCTACTGTGAGAGTGGAATCCCTAATGCATCTGACATCCACGAGATACCTCCGATGCCAGAACTTGGGATTATGAAAGGAAGCTGTCATTACAATAGTGATAGCTGGTGTAAGCTTGATAAGTGGGTCAATCTCGGACTCAAGGCACGTGGATATAGTGAGCGTGTCCATCACGAGCCCTACAACGGTGGTGTGATTGGAGTCTTCTGGGACTATTAAAGAATAGAAAACTGAACCCCGTGCTAGATAGTTATTCTCATAGGAGTGCTACCTAGTATGCGGTTCACTAGTGTTCAACTTAGAAAGGTCATTAGACGTATTCTCACTGAGTCAATAGATGACGAAGACGGAGAGCTCGACACAAAAGAAGCAGAACAGCTTAGATATTTAACGAGAAAGGTAATTGATGATGCCACAGATTCTCCGCGCGGACACAAGCAAAAAGATAAGCGTGTTCTCTATCACATCAATCGTTTACGACCAGCTAGACCCCAACCGAAGATGACTTACTGGCAAGAGTGGGATCCTGATAAGATCGACCGCGAAGGAGATAAGGGCGATTACGTGAACGTTCCGGGATCTGATGGCTGGAAAAGACACTGGCTAGACAGCCCTGTCAAATCTGGTGTTTTTCTCACACCAAACCCTCTAGACATTGCAATGAAGCATGGACGATCAGGTCACGTTTATGCGTACAGAGTTCCGCAGTGGGTTATAGCAAAATCTGGTGGGCTGCATCGTTATGACACTGGGTCGGAGGTTCTTATTCCTGAAGATGTGTGGAACGAAGCAGGGGAAGAGATCGAGTTCATGGGTAAGAGCATGGACAAGGAAGAGTTGTGGGACAAGATGGACAGTGCTCAGTTCGGCAGGGGCCACCACAGGAAAGCAAAGAAGCCGGCTTGGATGACTGACGAAGAATTGAAGCAGTGGCAAGTCAGTCAAGACAAATTTAATCTTGGAGGATTAAGAGCAACCAGCTACCCTGAAAGCGCGATTCAGCTTATGAAACCCGAAGATAGAGAGAGAGCTGTCGCAGCCATTATGGCAAAGAAAGAATTCGAGGAGCCGCAGCGAATAGAAAAGGGGCCTAGAGATAAAAAGGGAATTGTGATTCCTTCCTTCGGCTGGGGCCTGGACAAGAAAGATGAGGAGCTTTTAGCTTTGCTGAAGAAGCGTATGAATGAAGAAGCCTTGCGAGTGTGCATAAGAGAGATGGTGGAAGATGGTTACGGAGAGTTCAACTCTACAGATGCGCAAGAGCTAGCAGCGCTTGTTGACAAAGCAATATCTGATGCTCAAGACATGATTCAAAGTGCAGGTGTGATAATAGTAGATAGAGATCAAGACACATCAGATCCCTATATCCTATGCCTCAGAGCATACAACAACTGGGGCTTTCCAAAGGGTAGAGCTGAGCCCGGCGAGGACAAAGAGCAGACAGCTTCTAGAGAGACGCTAGAAGAAACTGGGCTAGAGGCTGACATAGACTGGTCCCTTACAGGTGAGCAAGCACCCTCAGTAACCTATGGCAGCGGAAAAAAGAAAAAGACAGCTTCCTATTTCATGGCAGATAGACTCAGTGAGAAACAGCCTTCTTTGCCTGTCAATCCAGAGCTTGGGCACGCTGAGCATGACGAGTGGCGGTGGGTCCCAGCATCACAGTTATATGATATCATGCCTAAAAGACTGGGGCCCGTGATTAAATACATTCAACAATCTCTCGGGTCCCAGCTGTGATTATCACAGAGATGATGTTGCGAAGTCTTGTTAGAGAGTCTCTGATTCTTGAGGGCCCAAGAGATCAGGTAATATTCAAGGCCATCTTCATGGCAGGCTGTCCTGGTGCCGGTAAGGGGACAGTGATTGAGGCTATCTTTGGAAGAGGCACCGGAACAACACATCAAGGTCTAAGGATCGTGAATCCAGATCAGCTTTATGAATATCTACTTTCAGCGGCGGACATGCCTCTTTCCGCTCCGGACCTTCCCAAGGATGATCCTTCACTTTCTGCATATAGATCAGCAGCAGGAAAGTTGCAACATCGTGCAGGAATGAAGATGACCGGAGGTTCTAAGGGCGTAGCTCCTGGTCATGTCGGGCTAGATGTTACTTCTTATGGGTACAAACCCGGGAAGACTTCTCGAGGACCATCACAGATTGAGACATATATTCAAGGTAGAAAAGGCTTAATCATCGACGGAACTGCTCGCAATTACGAAAAGATAGAAAGAGAAAAACAGATACTTGAAGAGCTGGGATATGACGTAATGATGGTAGCAGTTGTAACTCCAGAGCCTGTTGCTCAGGAGAGAAATGCCAAAAGAGCGCTTGATCCTAAGAAGCGATCTATTTATCCAGGTGCTGTTAGGGGAGCCTGCAACGCACTTAACTTGAATTTAGGAAAAGAATGGGAGAGAGATCCAGCCCAGCCCGATGGTCTAAAAAGAGACAGCCAGGGAAACTTTATCGTAGTGCAGGGTACCAACAGATACAGGGATCTGTTTGGTGATAACTACATAGAGATTGATAATACTAAGCCCGAAGAGGAGGCAGTTACCGATGATGATGTGAGCGTGATAGAGGGCTTCATCTCATCTCCCCTATCAGCAACTGCGCAGCAGTGGGTCTCTAACGCCCTAGGCTCGTCTCCCGTTTCAGGGGAAGAACCAGAAGAGCTTACATCTGATGATGCAGATCAGCTCTCAGCCCTGGTCGACAAGGCAGTTGGTGATGCACTAGGTGATGAAGAAGATGATGACACTTTAGGTGACGAGGAATATGTATAGATGACAATTATGATTTACTGGGATTTAAGATGAAGATAACTAAAAGACAGCTAAGAAGACTAATCAAAGAAGAGCTAAGCAGAGCTCTCTTAGAGCAGGCAGAAGAAGAAGCTGGGACTGACTGGAGCGGCTGGCAGGACCCAGTCGAACCAGGTCCAGCGCCTTGGCGTGCCGGAGATCCTGAAGAAGCGAGAGAGATGATTGATGCATTTTCTGAGTCTGAGTTTCAGGCAGCTGAGTCAGCCGGACAGCAAGACCCAGATGTGGTCTACAACATTGTTCAGGGTAACACAGACCTAGAGAGAGCTGTTCAAGGATTCTCTACGGGGAATCCGGTTCTCCAGGATAGTACGTCTTTACCTGGTAGATATGCCAGAGCTTTTCTCGTCATGACTCCTGATGAGGTGATTGGCCTTGCTCGAATTATAAAGCGTCGTGCTAGAAGAAAAGATGCCGTCGTTTCACCTGTCCCGTGGGAGGACGAAGCAGCGCCCGAAGCGGACGAAGCAGCGCCCGAAGCGAAGGTCGACGGACAGACTGAGCTAGCTCAGGACTTCGATGGGTTTAATCTTTCACATTCAACACCTCACTTTCCAATTGACATAATCGACTTTGGTGATCTTTACTACTATCGACCCCCTGATAGGGCTCAGTTTGCTGATGAACTAATCAGCCTTATGAGAAGAGTTAAAGGTTTCATCAGCAGCAGAGCTCGAGCTGACAGACAGGAAGAAAGAAGAATGTCCAGGTTTGGTCGACAATATGATCGCAGATTGGATCGGGCTTCGGAGCCTGACAGCTAGACAGCTAGGGAGAGGATCATGCAGATCACACGTAGGCATCTAAGAAGACTGATTAGAGAAGTTGTTCTTGCTGAGAAGGGAAGCTCTGCTCCCGACGATGTTGAACCTGGCGGCGTTACTACCACCACCCAGAAATCTTCAGATACTGTTCAAGCTCGGACCTCAGCCCTGGGATCACCCATATCTACACTTGATGTGGAGGAGTCAAGGGTTTCTCTGGAAGGACTTCTCACGCCTTCCGAGTACATCGACCAGGTTAATTCCCAGGAAAGAGCTGGAAATAGAAGAGGCTGGCCTGAATGCTGTACTTCAACTTTAAAGCTGTATGTCGCAGGAAGTGATCGAGGTCTCATAACAAGTGAAATAGGTCTAGGCCTTCTAAACATAATCGCGAGCAGTCTTCGCTCTGAGCTGTATACGTTTCAAGGGATTGAACATCTTGAAATTGATCCCACTGGGGAAGAAGCAGTCAGTGTTGTATATCAAGATCCTGAAACTGTTAGCTTCATACTTAGTGACCCAGCAAACTTTAATCGTCAAAAGTCTAAGATTAGATCACTTCTTCCGGATCTTGAAGAGCAGATCATCGACTTCTTAGAGCATTCAGCAGGTGCATATCGAAGAGTTAGCTCTCCTGGGCGACTAAGACGTCATCGATTGGATCTCAAGCTTGTTGTTACGATTGACCACCAAGCAGACGCTTACGGAGATGACTTTTGAAATGAAAATCACACGTAGAAAGCTAGGACAGATAATTAGGAAGACACTCCTTGAGGCACCTAGATCATCGATGCCTACTGCTCCCGGTGCAAGAGACAGAGAGGTCATGCTCGGCTATCCAGGAGAGATATTTGACTGGAATAGTTGCATAAATAAGATATACTTCGAGCCCTGGTTTGATGAGCCAGAATGGTCAGAGGAGTCTCATCTTAGTGGTGTAAAGCCTTCAGATCTTGTGGTGCATGCAGGAGACGGTAGCTCTGCTAGCTTGGATGGAGATGGATTAGCTGATCAGAGTGTCTTCGTCGCCGGGTCTGGGTATGCTCCGGAGCCTCGCTGCTGGATTAAAAGAAGCGGTGACAAGATTACAATGGGATGGTCATATATTCCAGAGTACAGCTACAGAGAGTTCAAGAGTGACTTTCTGCCATCAGGGGAATCCACCGTCGATAGTGAGTTTGACAAGTATCCTGTGCTGAATAGATGGTCTGTCGTTCTCACTGTTGCCTCTGATGCCGATGGAGAGTACATTCTTGATTATATCCAGTACGTAGGTGATCAGGGTTCTAGTCACTGGGAAGGATCACTATGGCAGGACGATGACTGTGAAGATGACTGTTGCTTGAGCACAATTTGTGATGACGTGCGCTGGGGCAGCGGATACACAAAATACAGCGGTTGCGAAGCTTGTGCTGAAGAAGCAGATGACTGCCCAGGTGAGCTGCCGGACGGTATGATAGACCGAGAAATTCTGAGAAGATAGGCGGCAATAAATGAAGATATCAAAGATCCAGCTAAGGCAGATCATCAAGGAAGAGCTCGTTCGTAAGCTCGATGAATCATCATCAGCAGCCGATATTCTAGCTCAGATTGACGCCGATCGAGCTGCTGCCAAGGAGGCCTCTGGAGGACTGGAGCTTTACGGAAACTGTGGAATGATGGCAATAGCTGTTGTCAGGGAAGCAGAGAGAAGAGGCGCTCAGGATGCACGCATTGTCATGGTTCATGATGCGCATGACGTCGGCGAGGACGTCCTAATCGGAGAGTATGATATCGGACATGTTGTTGCTCTCATTAACGGTCGATACTTCGATGACAGGGGCGAGATATCTGAGGATCAGATTACAGTTATTGATGGAGAAGATCTTCTTGATCCACGCATGTCTGAGGTCTTTACAGTTGAAACATTCACTCTAGAGCCAGCCATCGAGGGAGAGCAGACACCCCTCGAAAGTGCCATTGAGCGTAATACAGCATTTGATAGATGCCCATCAGACTTTAGAGAGAGAGCTAGCTCGATAGTGGATCAAGCGATGGGTGCAGCTGAGCTCACACCCGGGGAAGCAGAAGAGCTTGAGTCATTAGTGGCTGATGCTGTTGCCGATGCACTTGACATAGACATTGGCTAGTCTATCAAATAGTTATATAAGAGCTTTATATAAGAGCTGAGGAAGAAATGAAGATCACACGCAGAAAACTAAGAAGGCTTATTCAAGAAGTCCTCACTGAATCGACGTCAGAAGAAGACATGGTGTCATTTGTCGTGAAGCGTTTCATTGGCCCCGGTGAACATAGCATGCCCATGGTCAATTTTGATAACGCATTTGAGGACTTTGAGGTTCGATTCGGGCTTCAGTATCCAGACAGCTTGTTTAAGATTCACGACATTTTGCTGGAAGAGGAAGCTGATGGTATGGCTGACAAGCTGGTCCAGGAATATCCGCTTGACTTTAAAGCAAGAGATGAGCTCGAGTCTGGAGACGGTGAGCTCAGTGAGCCAGAAGCTCGAGAGCTTAAAGCGCTCGTAGGTGACGCAATCGCGGATGCAATTGATGATTCAGCATCAGATCTTCGTGACATAGTCCATGCAAGGCTTGGCCAGATCTATGAGGAGGATGTCTCCAGGGATGAACTCAATGGCTGGCTAGAAAGACAGAATAACATAAAAGACGAAGAGGATCCTGAGTGGACACTTGTTGAGCCCGGAAAGTCATATTCTGGCTGGTGGGGAACTGATACTCTCGACGACTCGAGCTGGTATGTGGATGGTCCAGAAGATGCGGTCGTGGTAGCAGAAGGCGTGAGTGAGGGAACAGCTACTTCTGAGATGCCTCAAGCGTGGCGGCAGATACTTGGTAACATACTGGATTAAGATATAAAAACACAGAGATAAAGAATAGTTATATAGTAAGATTCTTATACAGGAGAACAGTGACTATGCGAATAACAAGAAGGGATCTAAGAAGAATCATACTTGAGGAGAAGCAGAGGCTGATTCTTGAGTCTGACGAGAAAAGACAGTCAGAGATGCGCCAGTTCGCAGAGAGCAGAGGCGGAGCCAGGGTCAGAAGCGAGGGCAAAAAGATCAAGGAATCATCCGAGGCGATTCAGCGGCTTGCAGCAGAGCAGACAGGAGACATGAGAGAGACTCTCTATAGGATGTCTGAGTTTGTTAGGAAGGTCGGTGAGTCCTACGGAAGCATCGGTCTGCTAGACGAGGGTGATTCAGTAGGAGACACCCTGCCATCACTCAAAGAGCTGAAAGCCTTAGCAAAGTCAATGAAGAGACTTGAATAGAAGATAACATGAAGATCACACCCAGGCACCTAAGAAGACTTATCAAGGAAGAGCTTTCAAGAGCTCTAACTGAAGGCCGAATTCCAGACTTGGGCCCGTTTGACTCAGAGGAAGAGGCTGAGGATTCTTTGGAGAGGCGGATCAGGACGCCCATGAGTGCGCTAAGCGGACAGGGCTTGAGCAAAGATGATTTCAGGTACGAAAAAAGAGAAGACGGCTTCTATGTAGTTCATGACGACGAAGGCAGTGTTGGAGACGGCAAGCTAAGTGACTCCGAAGCCAGAGACTTAGAAGGCCTTGTCGGTGACGCAACAGCAGATGCACTTAGTGATGGTGGAGATGAGTCAAGCTCTTCAGGCCTAGAAAAGAAAGCTGACTTCTTTGCTAAGAATATTGGAAAGCAAGTAAGAGGCTCCGGCTCTCCTGGTGGCACTATTGAAGGTCCTCCGCTAATGGGTTCAGACGGTCGATACAGTGTTCCAATTAGTAGCCTCTATGGGGAGCCAGATTACGTCTCAATTGAAAATCTAGAAATTATAAATCCCCAGCATTCTGGAGAAACCATGAGAGAACATGTAATGAAGATCACACGTAGACAATTAAGAAGACTCATAAAGGAAGAGCTATCAGCTGTACTGGAAGTTACAGATGCATACGATCGGCCTGCAGGCGGGGAGTCTTCTAAAGAAGAATTGCAAACAGGTTGCTTGAAAAGAGGTGGGACCTGGAAAAATCCTGGCACTCCTGGCTATGATGTGTACAGAGGTAAGAAAGGCTATTGCATTGAAGGTGAGGTTGGAGACGGTGAGCTAAGTAAGCCAGAATCCGAAAAGCTTCTTGCTCTTGTCGGTGACGCAACAGCAGATGCTCTTAGTGACAGCGGAGATGAGTCCAAGTTGATAGATCACTGGGACCCAGAGGGACAGGAGATTCTAGATGAGCTGGAGATTAGTGTCTCTCAAAAGTCGATGGATCAAGTCAGCGCACGCCTGAAAGAGCTCTGGCCAAAGCTAAGCAGCGACTTTCAGGCTGAAATCATTCGCATGTACGCAAGTGAATATCCTGTGCTAACAGATCTATTTAAACAATCACGCTCAGAATTCTTACAAGGTCATGGAATCTGGGGTTAGCCTATAAAGACACAGAGAGAAAAAGATGAAGATAACACGTAGACAACTAAGAAAAATTATTAAGGAAGAGCTTCAAGTCCTGCTAGAGGTTCACCCTGGTCACGGAGACGCGGATGGCGACGACATCAAAGACTTTGCTGACGCTGATCCATACGGAGGCGGGACTGTAGACCTTGACGATCCAGGCATGGGTGTCCATGAATTTGAAGAGGAGATGTCAGCAGATCCATTTGATGATCCTGACATAGACCCAGGAATGATAGGAAGACCTAGAGAATCTGATCCCATGCCCAGACGTCACGGTGATATTTCTCACGGCTACGAGTCGAGATGGGAACCAAAGAAGCATGCTGAGTGGGAAGCTGAGAGAGCATCGATTAGCCCACCGGGTTCAACGTACCGGATACCTGGTCACCTAAGAAAGCCAGGCAAGAAGCTTAGACGTAGATAGCCTATAAAAGAACAAAGACAACAAATGAAAATCACACGTAAACAGCTAAGAAGAATCATAAAGGAAGAGCTTGCCAGAGCTTTAACTGAAGACAGCGCTGGAGACGGTGAGCTTAGTGATTCAGAAGCCAGAGATCTCGAAGCCCTTGTCGGTGACGCAATAACTGATGCTCGTAGTGATGGTGGTGAGGTGTCAGAATTCACAATTACAGACATCAGTGTGAGCGATGACCCATGGAGAAGTGAGGCTTCAAGGCTCCGTGGTGGACCCGAGATAAATGATTGGAATATTGAGATCAATGATGAATCGGTATATGTGGCTGGCGTTCGTGGGAATTTGAGCCTGGAAGCTACAGCAAATCAGGTTGCCAGGGGTATTGCTGATGAGCTCGGCTATGACGAGGATGTGGAAGATCGATTATCAGAATATCTGCGACAGGACAAGGACTTTAGTGATACCTGGGAATCCTGGAGAGACTGATCTCGAGCGCGGTTAAACTATAAAAGCCCAGAGTGATATACTTGTAAGTGAACAGAGGCAAGGAATGAAACTACACTCTTCAGCGATAAAAGAACTAATCAGAATATTCGAAACACACGGTGGTCACAAGCACAACGCTATTGTATTCGAGAGAATATCTGATCTTGATCTATCACTTTATAATCAGAGATCTACGGGTAGAGACATCATCGTTCTCACTAAAGAGCTAGAGAATAGAAGTAGAGAATAGCTCTCCGTATCTCACCTAATCGCCTATCTCAGATAGTCTCAGTTAGATAGTAAAACTGTATAGCTGCTAAATATGTATATAGGAACCGCAAGGTAGAGATAGAACTATGCGCATAACTAGAAGACAGCTAAGAAGAATCATAAAGGAAGAGCTCAGCAGGGTTCTGATGAGAGAAGCTACACTAAGAACAGAGCCATACAAGCCAGGCGACGATTATGATCACATGGGCTGGGGACCTATTGGTGATTACGCTGGAAGTGTTCTTGTCTTACCACCGGATGATGACAGCCCTGTGGTAGCTGGCTCTCGGATGTCCCAGATGACTGGTGTTGGGGTGTTCTATTATGGAACACCCCAATGGGTTCTTAGCTTTTGTGAGACACAAGAATACAACAGCTGTTGGAAAATCGTGATAAATGAGTCCATGGCACAGGAGTTTGTTGATGATCCAACAGCTGCTATGAGAAAGTACTGGGACAAGGGTATTAATCATGCTACAGGTCACAAGCTTGGTGAGCATAAATCACCCGCTCCCGACTGAGCGCGGTCAATCTATAAAAACACAGAGGGAACAGATGAAGATCACAAAGCGACAGCTAAGAAGAATCATAAAAGAAGAGCTAAGTAGAGCTTTGCTTAAAGAAGAAGATGAAGCAGTCGAGGAAGAAGAGATCACTTGGGAGGTTGTTCATGTCTTTGAGAGCCCGTGTGAGGATGACACAGATGTTCTGCAAGCAGCATGTGACGAGGGCGATACAGATGCATGCACAATGCTTAGCCGCCTGCCTGACTGGCTTCTGGTTAGCCCGGGCGAGATAAGATGTAAGGGCCTCATCGCTGTAGAGATGGTGTATGAAACCTCCGACGACTCATGGGAGACACTCTTTGCTGTAGGTGATGAGGAGACATCCGAAGATGTTCTTGAAACAATGTCTTCTCTAGAGCCTGGAGAAATGGTCAGCGACCTCGAGGTTACGAGTTGGGATAGCGGTGGTGCGACACTATCAAGCGACGATTCAGCCAGTTCGGCATCTGAAGGGGAAGAGTACGAAAATCCATGGGAGGATCCTGATGTCCATCACATCATGGGCGACAATCAGTTATGCACAACGACATATCACTACTACTCCGATACACGTAAGCCTCCGAAGGTTGTTAAGGATGAGGACTGTATGAGAAGAAAAGATTCATAACCCATAAAAGAACAGAGACAACAAATGAAGATATCACGTCGACAGTTAAGAAGAATCATAAAGGAAGAGCTGAGTAGAGCTTTGCTTAAAGAACAGGAGCAGGACGGTACGGGTTTCCCGAATCCCGAGCGCGACCCTCCGGAGGGCGAAATCCATCTGGGACGATACGGAGTGCAGCCCGAGTCCGAGGTGTTCTCGCTACCCAGGACTGCGGCGCCTCTCATGCCTAGCGGCGGTCCTGTTTTTCGGATGGGTGAATTTGAAGTGAGGACAGATAGCTCATTTACCGATGAGGATCTGGATCAGATCAGGCGATTCCTTGTAGAGATGAAGAAGATGATTGCGTCCGCAGGTCGCTACGAGGGCGGGGGTCAATTCTGGATGGATGGAAAAGACCTGTCCATGGTGAGTCGTCCTCATGAGGGTGGACTGGTATTCGAGCATCCTGGGGACAGGATGCAAAAGGCTGCAAAGCGGCTCTGGAAAGATCTGGAGCTACCGCGCAATGGGAAGCTTGTAATTATCTACAGCCCGGGTCCTCGGTGATCTAGCATCGAGCGCGGTCAAACAATAAAAGCACAGAGGGAACTAAGAGCACAGGGGATAACACCTACAGGGGGAACAAGACACACGTACACTCCTCCTTCAGATCCTCATCAGCCACTGATAAGTTTCCATAGATGAGAAATACCTATATAAGAACCTCCATGGAGAGAACAGGACATGAAGATAACACGCAGACAACTAAGAAGAATCATTCAGGAAGAGCTAAGTAGAGCTTTGCTTAAAGAAGAGGATGAGATTCGACTTTCAAAAGACTTCAAGGATGCTGTGATCGAAGACGCTGCTGTTGGCTCAGTCCTTGTTTTTCGAAGTGCACCCCAGTTTAAAAAAGAATCAGATGGGTGGCATGGCCTGGCTGCTTACTCTGAAGAAGATCTTCTCGGAATGATGCAGAAACCAGATGAAGTTACTGCTAAGCTAAACGCCTGGGAAAATCATGGGACATGGGAATCCGCCCCTAATGACCCAGTAAGGATTCCAAAGCGGATGATAAAGCCTGAGAATGTGGCTGGAAAAGACTCTATTGATTTTAAGCGTGCTCCCGAAGAGGGTATGTGGATCGAGGTAGGTGCAACTGGGGATCGTGATATAATCGCATGGCTCCGTCAAATCGCTGATGGTGGTGGTGCAATGCACCTCTTCTACATCGAGTGATCTAGCATCGAGCACCCGAGTCTACAGATCCATCTAGCGCCCAGCCACATGGATGTGATCGAGCACCCAGCTCTCATCTAGCGCCCGTGACACGTGGCTACGTCGACAAGCATCGAGTGCCCGGCAACCTATCGAGCGCTGGGCTGATCTAGCACCCGAATTCCTGGTATCGAGTGCCCGGGTTTATTTTCATCTAGCGCTAGGGTAGTTGGTACTTAGCCCCCTTGCCCGCCCCTTTTGTGTCATTTTGTGTCATAAAGTGTCACGCAGTGGTCACAACAGGTCTAAACGTGTAAAAAAAGCATCCCCATGGTATAATAAAGTGGTAAGGAGGTGTCAATGGCACACGCACTCAAACAGGGAGACATCATGTACTCCTCGTGGGGTTACAACCAGACCAACATCACATTCTATCGGGTCACACGAGCCACGGCGACCACCGTGATGCTCGAGCGGCTTCGCAACAGGCTCGTCGAACGCATGAATGTGATGGATCTGGTCGCTCCCAGCGATGAGTCGAACGGCGAGGTTGGCCGTCGCAAGGT